TAGTATTCTAAAGTTGGTTCAGTTGCTGCGTCATTCCATTTATTACCCCATACATAGATGTAAGGTGGTGAAGTTGGATTAGGTCTCCATGCGAAATCTATTTCTGCACCTTCAATTAATACTTTCCAATTTGTCATATCAGGTAATAGTTCTACTATTTCTGACATATATTTGCGTTCTGTTGCTCCTTCTACGTGATATTCTAGGACAGGATCAAGTGTAACATCGCAATATTTGTTCCCCCATACATATATATAAGGTGGGCTTGTTGGGTTTGGTCGCCAACTATAATCAAATTTATTCTTGTTAACTTTAGCCAATTCAACCCATTTATCATACTGCGGTAATAATTCAACAGGTTCAGGCATATATTTTCGTTCAGTTGCGCCTTCTACATAATATTCTAGTACAGGTTCAATAGAAGCATCAAAAAATTTATGTCCCCATACATAAATAAAGGGAGGTTCACGTGGATCAGGTCGCCAACTATAATCAAACTTAGTCTCATCAATAGGCAACAACACTTTCCATTTCGACATATCAGGTAATAATTCTACTATTTCTGAAATGTATTTTCGTTCAGTTGCACCTTCTACAATATATTCTAACGCAGGTTCTATTTCAACAGGTGCGTACTTATGTCCCCATGTATAAATGTATGGTAATTCTGTTGGGTTAGGTCTCCATGTTAAATCAAATTTTTTCTTATTAATCGATAAAAGTTCGTTCCAACATTTAGCAGGTTTTAATATAATATCATCGCCCATATATTTGTGTTCGGTGGCATTAGGCGTTCTATATTCAACGGTTGGTTTAATTGTGCCACTTACCCATTTATTACCCCATATATAGATATAGGGTGGGTCATGAGGGTGTGGAACCCATTGTGGATCAAGTTGTAAATCTTCAATATCTTCGTGTATGACCCAATGATTTTGATCATTCACTAATTTAAAACGAAAATCATTGATATATTTTCTTTCAGTAGCTTCAGGTTGGTGATATTCAACCGTAGGCATTTCTTCAGCATTAAGATATTGATTGCCCCACACATAAATATATGGTGGTTCATAAGGATGTGGGTACCATTTTAATAAAGTTGAATCAATATTTACTTCATGTAAAATTTTCCAATGTTCAGGTAAACTTACAATCGTAGCAACGATAGTCGTTACATATTTTCGTTCTTTTGCGTTTTTACATACATATTCAACTGTAGGCATATCAGCAACATATTGATTACCAAATGTCCAAATATAAGGTGGTTCAAATTCATCAGGATGCCAACTAAAATCAAATTCTATTTTAAATTTCTTATTAACAACCCAATTTTTCTTACTAGGTAAATGAATTGCAATTTGAGTTGATTGAAATTTATAACCTTCATGGTTGGGTACAATAAATTTTGGTCCACCACTACGCTGCCATTGTGTACCGAATACATGAATATATGGACGATCATATTTGTCAGGTCGCCAACTAAAATTAAACTTAGTTGTATCTAAATTATCGGGAATTTCCCAATAACCTTGCTCCCACAATGCTTCCCTACGATCTAATTCTGTTTGCTCAATATACATGACAATATTTACTACCATTATGGCAATTCTATAAATATCTTATTATGAATCTTCACAAAACCCCAGGCAAACCCATCCGCACCTATGATGAAACAGGACAATGGCGTGATTGGAGCACAGATGAACTCGTTGGCGCAAAACTAAATTACTTACAAGGATGGAAATGCGGAGCAGGTGTTGATAGCCTATTTATTGATATGGACGGGTTTATATGGACTGCTAGCTGCCGTGTAGGTGGTCAACTAGGTAGTGTATGGGATACTTTTGAAGTACCTAATCAATGGATAGATTGTACCAAAAACGTTTGTTCATGTGGTGCAGATCTTTTTATACCAAAAGCACAAGATGAAAAGAAAATCATATTGTTACGTCAAAGTCAAGAATTAGATACTTTAATGGATAGGCAAAACAATCAGATTACCAATTTTGTAGCAATGGAGCGTACACACGCTAGTAACCAAAAACAAATATATTGGGAAATTGGCAGACGTTGTAATTACGATTGTTCTTATTGTTGGCCTTGGATTCATAACAATACCGATCCACATAAACCATTAGAAGATTTAATTCGAGCAACTAACTTACTTGAAGAAAAATTTATGCATGGTGAAAGCGTAAATTTTATCATTAGTGGCGGCGAACCAACTGTTAATAAAGATTTTCTAGATTGGTTACGATATCTTAACGCATTTGGTCATCATATTAGTTTACATAGTAATGGATCACGTAAACCTGATTATTATCGTGAAGTTATACATTATGGTGATTTAAACTTATCAGTACATTTTGAGTTTTATGATCGAGCAAAATTTGTTAAAGTGGTAGAAGCTGTAACAGATGAAAAATATAAAAATAACAATTATAATGTAGGGCATCTTGAAGTAAAGTTTATGATGCCTCCACAATATGTTGAAGAATCGCTTTCATTAGAGGCAGAGTTAAAACAAATACCACACTTTACAGATTTTTGTACATGGGCTTTTGTTCCTATTCGTGGTGGTATGAGTAATAAATTTTCTAAACCCGAAGATGATAGTGGTGCTGAAATTATGGAAGGATATGCACCTGAGCATTATGTGCTTTTTGGTGATCGTAAATGATTCCAATATATCCTGATCGACCTAATACATTATGTAATTATGCGTGGGATTACTTAATGTTTTATATTAGCGAACCAAGTTTCACTTACTGTTGTCGAACATCAAGGAAAAGAATTACTCCTGAATTATATCAAGCATTTGGTAGTGAATTATTTTCTAATTTACCTGAGCATATTGACCGTAGAAAGAGTTTACTTAATAATGAGCAGCATAGTGATTGTCATACGTGTTGGAGTTTAGAAAATAATGGGTTTAAAAGTGCACGTAATGATATAAACTTTGAAGGCTACATGGAACGTAATATGGGTATTATACCTAAATCTAAGAGTGACTTAGTGAACAATCCACAATTACAGTTATCCACATATGCAAATATAATAGAAATTGTTTTAAACAATACATGTGATGCTAAATGCACTTATTGTAGTGAACATTATAGCACACAATGGTATGCAGAAAAGAAAAAATACAACATACCAATGACAAGGGAAAGTAGTCAACTTGGCGAACGTGATCCAAAAGCTGAATATTACTTTTGGAAATGGTACGAAGAAGTTGGCATGCAAAAACTATTTCGTTTTGGATTTATTGGTGGTGAACCATTAATAACTGATTTGATTTATGAATGTTTTGACAAATTAATAGAAATTCATGAAAAAAATCCAAGAATAGAGTCTGTTCGTAATATGGGTAATGGCGATTATTTAGATAAAGTTGAGTTATGTATTACTACTAATCTTAATACTCCTGAATCGTATTTTAAAAAGTTCTTAGAATATTTGCCTAGATTACAACAGCATTTTAACATTATCATTCAAGTAAGCAGCGAAAATGTTGGAGAAGAATTAGAGTATATCAGGTATGGTGTTAAATGGAATCGATTTAAAAATAATTTAGAAAAGTTGTTTAGTTTACCTGATTTAGTTACTATTTCGTTTATGCCATGTTTAAATTTACTTGGATTGCCATCTTTATACAAGTATGTTGAATATTTTAAACAATGTAATGAAAATTATTATCCATTTTCTATTCATCGCAATATTGTAACTTGGCCCAAAGAACAAAGCCCAATGTCTGCACCAAAAGAATTTGCAAGATATTTAGATAAACCAATCGAAATATTTGAAGAATTAATTAATGACCCAAAATATAAAAAAGCCAAACCTCATCACAATTGGGAAGTATTTAGAGATTTCTTAATCCAAACACGTGAAGCGATTGAAAATAATCCTCCGATGGATAATATGCAAGATAAAGGTGAAGAAGTGCTGATATTTTTTGAAGAATTAGATCGAAGAAGAAATACGAATTTTATAAAAACATTTCCTGAATTTAAAGAGTGGGTTTTATAATAACTAGCTCATTTCGCAATTGTGGAACAATATCAGCGATTTTTTTATCACGCAATTTTTCAAGTGTTTTGGTTCTATGTACCCATTGATTATGTAATTCATTACCTAAATAACCATTTTTTAAATAATCAATAACAGGTGAATATAAATCATTATAATTTAAATGAGTGTAATATTCTATTAATGCTGAGAGCGTTTCAGGTTGCAAAACTAAAGCAGATTGATTTTCAGGACGTAAAACAAAATGTTTAAAGTTCGGTCTTTTAGGTATATGTTCTTTTTGTGGATATAATGTGAGGATATTGTTTTGCCACCATTGTCTTAACTCTTCAAGATTAAAAATATTATAAACAGAAATTGCACAGCTTAAGGAAAAATGATTTAAATTTTTTAGTTTACTAAATCTAATCAAAGTTTTTGTTACATTGTCAATATCACTTGTATATTGCGTATTAGGTGCAAACCTAATCCAAGTATTTAAGTCACCAATACCATCGATACTACAAACAAAAATAACACTTTTAGCTTGTTCAACTAATTCTAAAATAGGTTCATTAATCACAGTACAATTTGTTGTAATCATAATATTGACATTATGTAGTTGATTAATTTCTTTTAATTTTTGCAATACAAGTAAATTTTCTTTATTTAAAAATGGTTCACCACCCTTAAGCCATAAAGTCATTAAGTTAGACAAATCAATATTATCTAATAATTTAGTAGCAATTTCTCTATTAATAGGTTCAATTTTATGTTTACCATCTTTATTCCAACCATTCTTATTAGATAACTCTATCCAAGCACTACTCCAATCTTCATTACACATTGCACAAGCTAAGTTACACGTATTAGTACTACTATATTCTAAATATAAAATTTTTTCAGTTTCATCATAAGGGATAGCATTATAAACATTTAATCTTACACTTGTTTTAGTTTTATCTTCACGATTTTTACAAAAACGACAACTTGGGTGCCATCTACCTTCGAGCATATGTTTCTTAACATCTTGCATAAAATTGCTTGATCTTATTTCTTGAATAGTTTGCTCATTTAAATTACCACATGGATCTTTATAATCCCATGCACAGCAAGGATTTACACTTTTATTTGGATTAATAGTTAAACTATTAAATGGTGCGCTACATAATACTTTTTTCATAACATTCTCGGTATAGTATTTAAGGCAATTTCATAAAATTCAGAAAATGTTTCTCTAAATATTTCGTTTCTATTTTCATCAATGGTTCTATTGTATTCTAAAAATTTAATCCATTGTTTGTGATCATATGAAGTTGAATTCATAAAATCAATAATGTTTTTTATACTTGCGCTTTGTTTATGATATTTTACATTGGAATTATTAAAATTTAATAATTTATTTGTAATTATTTTTTTAATACTATCAGGTAAGTTTGTTATATTGGAATGTAAGGGATGATGCAATAAATTTAATACAAATTCAAAGTTTAAGTAAGATAATTGTTCAATAATTTCATCAAGATAATATATATTGTACATACTAATAGTTAGATATAGATAAAAACGACCATCTACATTATATAATTCAGAAAGAAGTTTAAAGTTTTCTAAGTTACTAATTACTTCATCATATATTGCATTCTTACGTTGGTATTCAAAACGTTTACCTATATCATCTATACTAAAATTTACAACAACAAAATCAAATTGTTTCCATTTTATAACTAAGTCATCACTAAAATGTGTTCCATTTGTGTTATAACATAAATTTTGATCCTTTGATGATCCGCTATTAATCATAATATCTAATATTTGATCATGTTCCTGTTGCATCAATGGTTCGCCACCATAAAACTCTATGCGTAAAATACCATCAGCCCATGATGTTAATATTTTTACATTTTCTTCATTAGTTAATAATTTTTCTTTGGCATTTTCCGCCCATACTACCATAGCACGTTTATCAGCCCAACCCAAATCTTTATAATCTTTAATCCATTGTGTGCTTGACCATGGACCACATATTCTACATCTTAAATTACATAAATTACTTAATTTTAAATCTAGATTGGTTGGTTGCCCCGAAAATGCTCTTTTAAAATGTCTTTTAATATCATATCTTGAATCAGGATTTTGTAACCAATTTTTGTTATAAATCTGTCGCAAACTAATAATATTGCTTTTTTCCTCATTCCAACATACTTTACATTTTTCAGGTTTTTCATTACGCATAAAATCATCACGTAATTTATTCATTTCTTCACTATTAAATAATTGTACCACTGTTGAATTATGTAATGTTACTTTAGAATCATCTAACTTAAAAGCATCGTATTTACAACATGGACGACTAGTTCCTTCTGCTGTGATTTCCATATTAGTAAATGGAGCAACACAAAAATTACTAGGCAAGAATTTATGATAATCATTATCAAAGTTCTTTTTTATTCCCCAATCATACTCGGCATCAATATGTTCAAATAATCTATCCTCTTCGATTGCTTTTTCGTATTCATCCCAATTCATAATAGTTTTTTGCACTCTTCTAAAAATGATATCATTTCAGGGAAAGTTTCTTCATAATTTAAATTACGTCTTTGGCGCATCTTTTCAACATTCAACGCAAACTCTTTCCTAGCATCATCACTTTTTTCAGGATTCTCGATACCCTTTTTTACCGTATATAAAAAGCTAATATAATGATCCCATCGACCAAATAAGTTATACGTGCCAGGTGTCACCTTCGCACTTTTTAATTCATTCATCATAATATCAATAGTTTCTATAACATACTTTGAATATTCTACAGGCAAAATGTATGGACTTAACCAATGTGGATGACTGACTTGATTTTGACGTAAATGTATTCTACGATTAGTCCTGTTTTGTAAATCAATAATCCACCTAAAGAAGTTTGGCAAATCTGATATACATAATGCATTTAATGCTATTTGTAAATTAAAAATTATACGTTTTTGGTCAGGGTCAATTAAGTTAATAAACTCAATATAATTTTCTATATTGTTAGTCATGATTTCCCAATCTGTGCCTGTTCTAATATATTCTGCACGTTGTCCAATACTTTCACAACTGACATTAAAATCTAAAGTAAACTGTTCCACACCAACAATTCTCATCGTAGTATCTAACCAACGATCATAAAACTTCTTTGGTGTATTAAAATTAGTAACAATAGAAAAATCAATATTTTTTTGTTCTGTCTTATGATCCTCGTAAAACTCACAAATACGATCAGTATAGCTATAAAATTTATCAATAATTAATGGTTCACCACCGATAAAGTTAATACAGTAAGTGTTCCATCCACTTTCGTTTTCAAACCAATCCCACCAAAATGTTTCATAAACTGTATCTTTGATCTTTGGTAGTTCAGTCTCCATTTCTTCAGGTTTAATTTCACCATACTTTAATCGTTCTGCCGCCCATTGTGAACTATAATGATGATGACAGTACAAACACTTTAAGTCACATATGTTACCCAAACTAATTTCAATCATGTTAGTATGTGGTAATCTAGATAACATCTCAAATTCATCAGAGGTAAGATTATATAGTTTTTCTTTTAATTCATCACGTGATAATGTAGGCCAAAGTTTTTTTGATTGCACAAAATTGACAAAACGATCCCATCCTGTTCTTGGACTTTTTGCACCGCTATCTTCAATATCCCAACATACTGAACAGGCATCATTACGAATACCACGTAACATGTCTTTACGCACATTTACAATAGGTGGGAAATGTGTAAACAATCCACGCTCTAGTCGCCAATCTTCAGGTAATATTTTATGACTTTTACTACGACAACAATTTCTTAATTCATTACGTGAAATGTTTAATACACTATAATCCCATGCAAATTGGCATACAGTATCTTTAATATCACCTTCACGTTTAATCTCAATGACTTGATTCATAAGTTTTATTTAGTTTAAGCCTAGTACCTCGCTCCATTTTGGGAAAGTATCCACAAAATCCTGATTCCTAAAATTGTCTAATATTTCAAGTTCATCAAGAAATTTTTGCCATTCTCCTATTTTTTCGGGTAAATTTAAAAAGTTTAAAATATCAGGAAAATTTTCTAATCTTTCTTGTAATTGTGCTTTAACAAAATGAGGTAAATTTCTTATGTTGTATTTTTCGTTTTTGTGTAATATATTGTAATGAACAAATAAATGCTTACTTTTTGCCCACGCAGCATATTCAGGTAAGTAGTATACATTAAAATTACTTACGGTACAAAATAATATTACTTCTATATTGGGATGTTTATCTCGTAAATTGATAAACTTATCTACATTTTTAAGTATTACATTCCAATTACTAGGAAAACGATGATATTCTTGTCTTTCCTCTAAATCATCTATACTTAAACATATCGTTGTTTTTTTAAATTGTTTAAGAAAATTTATTAAAGTTTCGTTCCAATGTGTTACATTAGTATTAATTAACATTGTTTTTTCAGATAAAGCTGATTGTTCACTTAATAAACTTAGAATTTTAACATTTTCAGGTGATGTCATGGGTTCACCTCCTGTCATTTCAATGTGTTGAATGTTACTTGACCATTGCGATATTATCTTTTCATTTTTAGTATCAGTGATTTTATCTTGTGTCCAATAGTTTGATTCAGGTAAATTAATATTCCATAACAATTTATATTCTTTATTATATGTTGAGGATGCTTGTGGACCACATATACGGCATTTTAAATTACAAACATTGTTAAGTTTTAAATCTAATACTAGTGGAGAATCAACAGTAAGTTTAGTAAAATCAACTTTGCTAATGTCTATTTTTTTGGTTTCAACAAATGTTTGTCGATAACTTTTAATACCACCTTGTTCGTCATTCCAACACATGCTACATTCATGAGGTTCTTCACCATTAATGAATGCTTGACGTAATTTTTGCCAATCATCTGAGTTATATAATTTATTTAATTGACCCCTATAAATAAAAGGTAATTTATGATTAGTTTGTGCATTAGGTTGATAATATCTACAACATGGTCTTAGACTGCCATTAACATCGATTGATAAATTAATCCATGGTAACGGGCAAAACTTTTTATTGGACATTGATCTGATCAGTTACCAATTCTTTTGTTGTCATGATATCAAAATTACAATGACACATTTTCTTGGTACATACTACAGGATCTTCAGGTATCATTAAATTTTTATCGTATATACTACCTACACAATCACCTTCTTTGCACCATCCACGATAAATTCTACCATCCATATCTACAATAATTTGCTCTACACCTGCGTAACAATCCCATCCACTCCAATCATTAGTTTTATCATTAATAAAACGTTGTGCAGTAAATGATTCCTCTTTACCATCTTCATAAATCTTTCGCATTGCACCACGATAATATGGAAATTCTTTAGTGTGCTTGATATGCTTTATTACTAAATCATATTGACGATCAAATATCTTATGTTGGATATCACTATAATCATATAAAGTATCGCCAAAATCATGAATTAGTGGTTGTAATGCCATACTAAGATCACCTAAAGCCTTAATTTTATTTGCTAAAGAATAACATTGCTCAAACTTTGCAGGACTCATCATAATATTAACGTGTGTTCTAAGATCTTTATGGACAGTTTTAATTACGTTCATAAAATGATCGGGGTCGCCTTCTTCAGGATGAAAGCTTAAACATACATGATCAAAGTATTCTTTATTTTCTTCCCACCAACGAATGGTTCTACTACCGTTACTAATTAGTCCAATTTTAATATCCAAATCTTTACAAAATTGGCAAACATCAGTAAAATGTTTCCATAAGGTAACTTCGCCACCTGTGAATTCAAAGTATAATTTACGTGGAAATACTTGATCTGCTACTCTAGCGATAAAACTTTTTATTTCATTAGGGTCGGGCCACCCTACGGTACCATTATGTAATGCTTCAGGACAATAACTACAACTGAAATTACATGTATTTCCTATACACCAATTTACAACGAACCATTTTTCGTGTTCGGGATTATTATGAACTAGTTTAAAATATTTTTTAATCATGCTATTTATTTATGTAAAAAGGAATGTATAAGTTGACGAACTTCATCTGCGTTGATGATTTGATCATAAGGATTTTCAAATCCCTGTTTTTCAATCTTTATATCATTTACAAAACTTTTATTAAAAATTTTTGATAAATTATGAATCGCATTTTCATAGTTAATAATAGGACCTGTTATGCCAACCTTTTCTGCATATTGAAAGAAATAATTACTTGATTGTACGAGCCATTTACTATTACTAACAACTGATAAATCTACTGTAACTTTGTCACTAAACCTTTCTTTATTTTTAAATTGTGTCCATCGATTAGTTGTTTGTGCTATAATATAACTTAATAAATGATTTTCCATATCCAACCTTTTAATAAGAAAAAAAGAAAAATTATTTTCCTTTAAATGTGACACAATGGTTGACATATGTTTTATTAAATAATGATATGGAAATACTCTTAATACCAATGGCATTGTTGTGTTTTGTTTTAGTGTACTATTAATATATTCAATTCGTCTAGGTAAAATTTCTAAATCATCATATTCAGGTAAAAATTTACAATATAATTCCCCTTTTTCGTTACAGACAGGCAACGGTTGCATATTTTTACCTAAACCACTTGTATAAGGTTCATATAAATCTAGAATTTTTTGTTCAGAATTAGTTTTTATTAATTCAGCAATATATTGACTACCACATCTTGGTAACCCAAATAAACAGATTCTGCTGTACATTACCAACCTTCTTGTTCACGAATGATATCAATTTCTTTAATCATGGCACCACGATTATGCCATTTTTGACTGACATAATCTTTAAAAAACTTACTTTGTTCTTTATTTAATTCTACAATAGACAACCCTAAATCATGCTTTAATATTTCACCCAATCGTATATTATCTTCATCGGAACAATGTTGATGCTCACCCCATAACTCATCTAAGTATTTGAAATCACGCACTAAGGTATAAACCCAATCATTTTTTACCATAAGATAATAAGTTCCCATTCTTGCACCATACATTGCCCACCAACCATACTCTTCATCCCTACCAATATTTTGCCAAATGTTTAAGTTTTGCATGTTACGAGGCCAAAGATGGGTACTAAATTCTTTTACAGTAGATGGTGGGTTACCATCCCTTGTACATAATTTTACACCTTCACGAAATCCTGCTCTCCATGCTTGTTTTGGGGTATAATTAATATATGTGGTTGAAAAGCAATCATGCATAGGCCAATACATAGGATCAAAACAAAATTCTATATTAGTCCTTGCTTCACCTGTAGTATTTTCATGTGTTTTCATCGCTAGTACAAACTTTTTTGTCCAACAACTCATACCACCATTACCATAATATAAGCCATTTACGTTATTACGTGCTCGCCAACGAAATTGTGCATGTTGACTAATTTCATCTAAGTTTAATTGTAAGGTAAAAAATGATTCATTAGGCATATTATCACCATCAATTAGAACAAATCGCTCTGTAGTGCTTGCGTTTGCTGCTGCTTTATGTGCGGCATCTGATCCAAATACACCATCAACACGCACTGCCCATGGCACCATGTCTTTTATTTTAAGCCAAAATTCTTCTTTTTGTGGTTCGTCGTATGAAAGATATATACAATCTAAGTCTGCAATATCTACAATATGATTATTCATCCTGCAAATCTTCTACCTTAACCGTGTCAACAAAAATATGTTCTGAATCATCATCAACAAGTATGTTCCAATTTTCGGGATGTACCTTAAATCCCACCTTAGAACGTTTAAAAATAAGAAAGCGTGGATGTACAGGTCTAACTAATTTACCATCAATTACTTTTACTTGAAAACTAGCGATTTCGTAATCTTTATGTTGTATAACAATATAATCACCTTCTTCTTCACCTGCTGAATAAAAAAGTGGTAAAGATGTATCTTTATCATAGTAAAGACGATATTCAATAGGTTTTCTTTCAACAAAATTGTTGACTAGTTTAAACGCTTCAATAATGTTTTTTAATTCGGGATCAATCATAATATGGACTAAAAGTATTTACTAAAGATTTATGTACATAATGAACAGGATAAAATTGACTGTAATTACAAATTTTCATTTGTCCATCTGCAAGAATTTCAAAAAACAATTCTTTTGTCCAATCATCACTAACAATGTTTGACATTCTAGGTTTCATATGTGCCCATTTTAACGGATTGATAGCTGATGGAATTATACATTGTTCTTCACCATGTAATATTGTAGCTATAGCATAAACCACATCGGTTGTTGCAATTTCGTTATCAGGACAATATCGTAATATTGTTTTAAAATTATCCCACTTCTCAAAAATGTTTCTAACTGTTCCAAAAAATGATTCAGCTACTTTTCCTTTCTTGAAATAAGTAATACCATTATAGATATCAGGTAAATCATTTTTATCAAATATAAGTCTATAATCACGAACATGGCTTGGTTGATTTTTATAATTGACGCATCCATGTGCAATTGCCAAATCTCTATTTGCACATGCTTCCCACCATGAATCTATATTTCTAGTAATCAGAACATCGCTCTCAATTTTAAAAGTTTCATCATAGGGTGATGCATCATACACTTGCCAATCATTAACCAATTTCCATTCATCACTTGAACGATCCATATGTGGAAATTCAATAATTTGATCGAAGTGATTATCGTCAATAACAATATCAGTTAGTAATGATATAGGAAAAGTAGGATTAGTTTTGCGTATGCTTTTTGCGAGTAAACGTGCACAGGCAACATAATCTGTTGTTGTATTGTTTTGTGCGAGTATAATTATACCTTTACTCATTTATCATATCCAATAAATTTAATTTATTCATACAATGAAAGTCTGTTTGACCAAAGTTTAATTTATAAGGTCGCATTGTATTACTAACAATTTTGTTAAATTTAAACTCAAATTCTGTTTGATCAATTTTAGCTACTTCGACATCAGGATAGACATTTAATAAAGGCCATTTTATTGTGTAATCATCTATGCCCAAATGTCCACTTACTGTGTTTAATGCGATTGTTAAAGCATAATCATTACGATATAATTGATTATTAAATTTATATAATCCTGCATAGTAAATGTAATTCTTTTGAATCATTTTCCACATATCAAATAATGCACGTGTGAAATCATCTTTTTTAAATGTAATAACTGTTGCCCAACACATTTCTAACTGATATTGACCAATAAATGTTTCTGTAATAGTGCTATATTTCGAGACTGAATTAGTTGTATTATGACATAAAAAACTAGAGTTTATATCCCATAGTTTATTTAAATGATTGGTGTTAATAATATAATCTGTATCGAGTAATAGAGTATGGTCATATGGTGTTAGATCGTATGCCATATGTCGATCAAAGTTTTTCCAAAAAATTAAATTACCATTTTTATCCGCTCGTTGTTGGTATATTTCATTCTTATGTAATATAACTTGATCAAATGATTCATCAACTGTTTCATTGTCAGTGATTAAAGTTACAGGTAAATTTAGAAATTGTTTTACACGTTGTGCAGTAAATTTGGCTATTTTAACATAGTCAATTTCTTCAGTATTATTTGCAATTAGAACAATTCCACGATTCATCGTTGTGTTTTTACATTATCTAATTCTTCACTCCATTGTGCCATAACTATATTATAGTTTTCAATTAGTGAACTAAGTAGTTCTTTACGATTGACAAGGACAACGTTTTTATATTCATCAACAAGATGAATTTCATCAGGTAATTGTTCTACCGCAAGAAATGAAATAAATTGTGGATTAGAAATCCAATAACCACCTTGACTTACAATAAGTAATTTACTTTTGAACTTTTCTTCTAGTAAATTTTTGTGCAATCTATGATCATATCTTGATCTTACAGTTTTAATAATTTGATTAATATCCATAACACTATTTAATGTTAAATATTAAGCTATATTTTTTTTATTGTTTTTTTAGACCTAATTTTTATAATGTTTAATGCATCTTAAAAAATATAAATCTAGATAAGGTAAATTATTAATTTACCTTTGTGGTCGTTTATTAATAACTGAGCTTTTTATTGTTCAGATGGCTGTGGTAGTAACATATTTTGATTCAATAGATCAGCATCACGATTTCTATAACTAATCGTGGTTTCATCATCTACCAATTGTTCATCAACCAAAATACTATACATATAAGTTTGATAATTTTTATTAGTGGCAGAAGGTATTAAAATCTCATCTGTATCTTTATCATTTAATTCATAATGACCTTCACGTATCGACCTAACTCTATTATCTTTATCAAGTTTAAAAAATCTTTGAAACATATTATTTCCTTTATATTTTATATTATGTTATATCTTCTTCAATTACAACAAAACTCCAACTAATAGTGTAAGTATTAGTACCCCCCAATTTAATGTATCTTCCTGCTGGCAAATACAAAGGCCCATAATTCATGAATTCTAACATAGTCCCTATTCCAGCTACACCACTAATAACCCCGGTTGCACCCGTCCATCCAGGACCTTCATTAAATATAATGTTCAAAATTCTAAAATATTGAGACCCAGCCGATTGAGTAAAAATCGTTCCAGTAATATTTAAACTTCCTGCAATAATGTATGCGTAATTCGGGTCGGTATTAGCAAACGGCGCATAAAAATATGCATTTCCAACTACTTTAGCTGTTCTACCACTTGGTACCGTGTAGATAGTTGTCTCAGAGTTTGCTAGAGCCGCTCCCGCAAATGATTTTATATATCTAGCCATTTTCTTTTTTCCTTTTTTGTATTTATTATATCATATAATAATGCTTTAATTTTAAACTATTTTAGAATTATAACTAAACGCAACAAATGGAGTTTGTGTATTTAGATTGAACGCATTAAATGCTTTAAATGGCAAATCTTCTTCACTTGAAATAATTGTTAATGATAATGATTGACAAGGACAACGTTTTTATATTCATCAACAAGATATATTTCATTAGGTAGTTGTTCTACTGCAAGAAACGAAATAAATTGTTGGTTAGAAATCCAATAACCACCTTGACTTACAATAAGTAATTTACTTTTAAATTTTTCTTCAAGTAGATTTTTGTGCAATCTATAATCATATCTTGATCTTACAGTTTTAATAATTTAATTAGTATCCATGATACTATTTAATATTAAATATTAAGGTGTATTTTTTTCTATTTATGGTTTATTTTAATTAAATAAAAACCTTCAAAAGTAAATTAATTTACCTTTGTGGTCGTTAATTGAGATGGTAGCTTGCTAAACATGAGGTTTTTATTCTTGAGATTGCGGTAATTGCATCATAATTTGTTTCTTGTAAAACTCTTCATCGTCCTTTCGCTTACTTATTGTAACTCCATCTTCTACTAACTGTCCATTAACAAAAATACAATGCATATAATTTTTGAACTCTTTATGATTTGCAGAATGTATTATAATTTCATCTGCATGTTTGTCATCCAATTCATAATGCCCTTCACGAACTGATACAACTCTATTACCTTCATCTAGTTTAAAAAATCTTTGAAACATATTATTTCCTTTATCATTTATATTATGTAATATCTTCTTCAATTACAACAAAATTATACATCATGTTTTGAAAATTAGAATATACGCTTACAACACTACCAGTTGCTAAATACAACGGACCATAATTACAATAATTTGGGATTATTTGAATCGAGGATCCGTACATCGCCATTGCCGCTGGAAACATTCCACCTTCATTGAACATAATTAGCGGTACTTGGTAACTATAACTTGTAGTTGCATAAGTACCACTATAAAATGTACTGTTGACTTCAACATAAGACCTAGTACCCCCAGCATCATTCCAACCCCCCATTTTGCAACTTCCGAGTAATTTAGCTGTTCTACCAGCTGGCACAGTATAAACACTTGCAGACAGTGTATTACCACTAAAAGATTTTATATATCTAGCCACTCTCTTTTTTCCTTTTTATTATTTATCATATGATATTATGTTTAATTAAGTTATCAATGGATCATAATCAAACGCAACGAATGGAGTTTGTGTATTTAAACTAAATGCATCAAATTCCTTAAATGGTAAATCTATGGTACTAGCAGCTACAATAGTTAATGTTAATGGTTCTGAACCCGAATTTGAATAAGCATCAAGTGCTTGAACAGTAAAAGAAGCAATAGTCGGTGATGATGGTGTACCACTTAATACACCACCTGATGATAAAGATAAACCTGCAGGAAGTGAGCCTGATATCACTGACCACGTGTAAGGAGCAGTTCCTCCGCTTGCAGTAAATGTTTGAGAATATGAAGTTCCTTCTTCACCATTACTCAATGTTGTTGGTGATATAGTTATTGTCGCTCCACTAATAGTTAATGATAACGATTGTGTACCTGTATATCCAAATGAGTCCATTGCTTGAATCACAAAGTTAGCAGTAGTCCCTGATAGTGGTGTACCACTTAATACACCACCCGATGATAAAGCTAAACCTGCAGGAAGTGAACCTGATACCACTGACCACGTGTAAGGAGCAGTTCCTCCACTTGCGGTAAATGTTTGAGAATATGAAATTCCTGCAGTACCATTGCTCAATGATGTTGGTGATATAGTTATTGTGGGAACCGCTCCTCCACCTGACCACCCTGCACCTGAAAAAGATACAGTTGCAATACCCCATGAGTCTTGAACTAAACCACGGAAAGGAGGTTTACGTACTAAAACAGAAACTGTAAATGTACCTGTTACAACATCTGCCCATATATTTGTATGATTATCCCTAAAAGTAGTGGTAAATACTAAACGATCTGTTCCTTGTCCACTTACATCAACGGTTAATGTATTACTTGAATATGCACCACTTCCCGATCCACTATACATTCTACCTGCACTATCATAAAAACCAAAATTAGAACTAGCTGTACCACCACTACTCATCGCTTGTACCCACATCGTACCTGCGTTTGAGCATACTGTTGCCCAATTTAAATTTTGTTGAGAACCACCACCACTATAACTTATTTGAAGATTTACTCGACCACCCGCATTAAAAAAGTATCTTGCTGCATCAGAACTAGTCCACAAAACAGTCGCTATGTTTTGTATTTGTGGTTTTGCAGGTGTACCCCATGTTTGAACATAATTACTAGAAGCTAATGTTTGATCAGTAAATTGTGTATAGTCCCCAAATCTATTTTCTGTACCACTAGTATCACATAATGTATTCATGTTTGAATCAAATGTTGATAACCAAGTTATTAAATCATATGTTACAGGTACAGTAATGCCTGCACTTGCTCCATTTTCATGCGTAGAAATATTGTTTAATGTAGTTACAAGTGATGCCCATTCAACAGGACTACCTGAAATTCCTGCTTCAATAAGTTCACCAACTGTTACTGTGCCAAGTGATGGCTGTCCCCAACCAAAATTACCACTACCTGTACTCCACACATTATTAATAGTAGATAATCTAGTGTTATAATCATTTGCTTGAATTAAACCGCCAACATTGTAAGTCATTTTAAGGAGTTCCTACGTTCAATGTTGGGTATGCTCTATTAGATCCCCAAATGATACGGACAATGCCTGGTGCGCCCCACATACCGTTACCTGGGTTATAGTCAAGGTTGGGGAAAGCAGATAAATCTAATACACCCCCTGCGCCACCTCCACCAAAAAGTCCACCATTATAAAATTGGGTATTATCTCTTGGGTCTGTATATGATAAATCTCTTCCATAATTGACTTGATTTCCATTTGTCCCACCTGCGAAGCCATGAGATCCACTACCATGTGCACTGCCACCCCCACCCCCTGCAGCACCATTGGTTGTTTGACCTAGATAACCAACTCCTCCACCACTACCACCTAAAGGAACATAGCCAGCAGTGCCTACAGTTCCTGTAAATGCTCCACCCCCACCACCTCCACCTTGACCTGCAGTAGGTTGGATGGCTGTGGTTGTCCATGATGCACCATTACCACCTGAACCTGAGTATCCTGCTGCACCACCTCCACCACCCCCACGTTGGTTAGCATTAGGTGATCCTAAACCACCATCCCCACCTTTTTGAAATCCAAAAGTACCATAACCTTGAGGGAATCCATTTATTTGATAGAATGAGCTACCTTTTCCTAAACTAGGGTCGATGGATCCCGAACTACCACCTTCACCACCTGCTATAAGAAGTGTACCCTTCGCACCATTATTAATATTGAGTAAAACACCACCACCTCGATCACCTGCACCTTCGCCTGACAATGCGGGGTGTCCTGCATATAATCCCACGAGCATAAATACATCCCCAGGCGCCACAGGTATATCATTTACCCATAACATAGACCCTCCACCTCCCCCTTGTCCATTACGAGTTGAAGTTGCTGCCCCTCCGCCTCCACCACCTGATATCATAATTACACAAACTGATGAGACACCACTTGGAACAGTCCAAAAAAGGTTAACGTTCTGAGGATTTATAGGGTTTCGTGCTTGACCATAAAATGTAATACTGCTAGGTTGTCCTCCTCCTCCGCTTGTTCCACCACCCCCTCCAGGCGTTGGTACCGCAGGAGTAGATGATGCTACAAAATTTGGAACAACAATATTAGGTTGGCCCCAAGAATTTATAGCCATTCCATTCATGGTAGGATTACGTACAAGTACAGTTACTGTAAAAACACCTGTAACATTATCTGCCCATACATTAGTGTGATTATCATTTAAGTTTATAGCAAAGCTTAAAGAATTTGTACCTTGTCCTGCTACGTCAACAGTTAATGTATTACTCGAATATGCACCTGAACCACTTGCGCTATACATGCGGCCTGGGGATTGGTAATAACCACAACTACCTGATGCTGTTCCGCCAACTGATTGTGCTTGTAACCACATGGTACCTGCATTTGCACATAATGTTGCCCAATTATTATCTTGTGGGGTACCACTACCACCATTATATGATATAGTGATGTTTATTCTTCCACCTGCATTAAAAAAATATCTTGCTGCGTTAGCGTTTGCCCATGTTATGGTAGCTGTAGTACCTAATGTTGCGTTCCAAGGTTGAGAATATGATCCACGAACAGGAGCTAAATCTGAAAATTGTGTATAATTACCAAAACGATTATTAGTTGCACCTGTATCACATAATTGATTTATTGTAGTATCTAATTGATTAAGCCAAGCAACAATGTTTCCTGTTATGGGTGGTGTTATTGATGTTGCTCCACCTACTTCATGTGTCGATATATTATTTAAAGTTTGTATCAACGTACCCCATTGCTCAGGATTAGTCGTTAAACCTGCAGTAACTGTTCCACCAACTGTAACAGAAGATAAGGCAGGTTGTCCCCAACCATAACTTCCACTGCCTGTGCCCCAAACATTTTCTACTAAAGTTTCACGGCTATTATAGTCCGCAGCAGCAACTAAACCATACTGAACATAAGTCATTTAGCCCACCATTAACTTAATTTAGCATTAACCGCTGCTAAAACTCTTCCGAATTCTTCAGTAATTTTATTTTCTAATGCTCGCCCAATAGTATTAAAACTATTTGCTTCTCCTTTTTTAGCTGCTCGTGCATAACCATTTCCTGCACTAACTAGACGATCACCTTTTTTAATCTTTCCAAATACTTTAACTTGTACTCTACCTGCTAATGCAACTGCAGGATGTGTTGAGCAATTACCTGCTGCACCATTCATTAAATAAGCAGCAGTATTACTAATTACACCAAATACGTTTTCACTAGCATCTTCACGTACTGCAGTAATTTCTTTTTCACCACCCAATTCAACAACTGTACCTGCATCATAACTGAAATCACTCTCGAATCGTTCTGCCAAGTCAGCGTATGTTGCTTGTAAATTAGAACCTGCTGTCAATGTCCATGTACCTGTCATAGATCCCGCAGTAGCAGCACTTCCTGTTGTAATCGCAGGGGTTGTAATACCATACTGAAATGTTGCCGCATTAGCAGTTGTACTATTTCTAATAATTGCAGGTTGAACCGAATTACTAGATCCGTATGCAAAAATCAACTCTGCTGATCCACCTGTTCCACTACGATAAATTTGCCCATCATCAATAATGTTGTTAAAAGAAACTATACCTGTTCTAGAAAATAATGAATTACCTGATAAGTTAGCAGCAGAATAAATGTTGCCTGCCGCACCAATACTACCTTGTACTTGCAATGCACCGTACCCAGGTAAACCAAACAAATATGTCGTGCTTTGAGCATTTACAGTGTCTGTTCCACGAATCATAGCATAATTATTTGATAAACCTGTTCCTAAATTTAAATTTGCTAATATTCTAGCCCCACCTTGTAAATTAAATGCTCCACTTGTTGCACTACTGTTCGAATCATTTGTTCCATAAACTGTAAGCACTGCAGCAGTATTTGTTGCTCCTGTTCCACCTGTAGTTGTAACGTCTGCTCCAACAATAACATTACCTCTTGTTAGTACTGCATTATTACTATAGATGTTTGGACCCATTGATACTGCAGGTACACCACCAACTTGTATAAGAACAGGTCCTTGTGATACACTATTTGACCCATAACCACCTTGAAGTAAAATATTACTACTAGTAGTATTCAATGTTATGGTATTTGCGCCTGTCGATACACTAAACGACCCAGGCCCACTAAACGTCATCTGACCTGCTTGCACAGAAAAGATATTACCACCACTTATAGCAACATTCATTTGTGATGATACAATATTTGCATTAGAACCAATCGAAATATTACTATTAGCAATTGATGGTGGTACAATAAATAAATTACCTTGTACTGTTAAATTTGCTTCTGTGGTTTCTGTATAAGTTAAATAACTTGCTCCTACTGCCACAGAATTTGAATTTGTATAAATTACAGCATTAGTGCTACCACCAACAATTAGGTTACCTGTAACATTTCCTGATAAAGTACCTACAATGTTGCCACCAACATGTAAATTACCACCAATACCTACCCCACCTACAACTGTTATTGCGCCTGTAACGGTTGATGTAGCAGCAGTATTGTTCGTGACTTGAAGAGGACCGTCAAATCGACTATTACCTGTTACATAAATCCATCCATTGGTTGTAACATTACCATCAAAAATAGGGTTATTAGGATCACCATCTGTTGTTAGAATACTTGTCCATGTGCTAGAGAAACCTGGGCCACCATCGGTTAAAGCTACACTTAATACATTGGATGTAGGACTAAACCAAAGTTGACCTGTTAAACTATTCAATGGTGCGTTTGCACTACTAAAATTTTCTAATAAATGAACAAAATTTGTATCTAGAAACTGTCCATACCCATTGTAATTACGCCCAGGTAACTGCAACGTCGAGTATGCTTGACTTATCGTACCATCAGGTATAGTTGTTAATAAGTTTCCATCTGTCTTTAAAATTTGATATGCCATATTCTAATTTCCGTGTTAAAATTATTTATCATATGGTTACTAAGTTAGTTAAGGTCTGTATTCTAACCGTATAATCAATTTGAATCTGACGATTTAACGCTTTTTGCACAGGATGAAAAATAGCATGACTTAATAATTTAGTATTAATCGCACCTGTACTGTCTGTACCATAATTTGCCAATAAACCCAATTCATCAAATACGTATAACCCATCATTATTGGTCGCATTGTCAAATGCCTGTTGACCTGCAGGTTCACCGTAATCTAATAAACATTGTACTAAAATGTCTGTATAAACTTTACCATTAACATGACTTACAATCATTCTATTACGTGCTGCATTAATATTTGTAGACAATGTATCATCAACAATTTTTTGATAGGTTTGATTATATAATGAAGCATTTTGGCCCGTAGTGTTTGGTGGCAAATATGTAATAATACCCGTTTCATCAACACTAGCTCCACCATTACCAAAAGCCATCTGATAAATGCTACCGTAACCACGATCACTCAAAGTATATGCCATTGCCTCACTCATATTTTCATAGTGAATAGCATTTTTAGTGTCTAGTAATATTTCACCATTACTTAAATCACTTATCTTTATAAATCCTTGAATTTGTATCGTTAGCATATCACTCATTTGTTTTTTCCATTAATCACACCTTTTTTGAACAAACGTTTGTTTAGTCTGTGGATCAAAAATTTTTAAAGAAGTCATAAAATAGAAACCTCCCGTTTCATTAGGCTTTTTTTCTATTTTTTCTACTTTGTGAGGCTTATTTTCTTCTTTTTTATCCATATTTTATATTTATCTTTTAATCATATCCACGTCTTAAGAATTCAGCAGGTGGTGTCTCACTAATTTGTAATGGATTGTTTCTAGCATCATTCCATAATGAACTATAATACCCACTCCATAATATATTACTTGGTAATGCACTTTTTACTAATGACCCCCTTGGAATTGTTTCATTAGTAATAGTACCACCATAACCACGTGATAAACCACTTATACTATTATTTCCAAGAGTAGTATCAAAATACTTAAACTTGATATATTCACCATTAATGACTACAGTGTTTCCAACATAAACAAGAATTCTTACAGGAGTTCCTAAATCATAGGTTTTATTAACTAAAATACTAAAGTAACTATCAGGTACGTAAGTTGCAATATTTTCAACTAAATAAGTTCCACCACTACTATACGCAGTATAACTACTTGTATTTAAAGGTATGGTTAAATTATCATCTTGATATAAAGCAAACTGATTAGGTAAGTAACCTGTTGTTTTTGCATAATATGTCAAACCATTTACTTCATACATACCACCAACATTTTGTAATACTACAGCATCACTATCATTTAAATCATGATTGTTTGTTGTAGTAACAATACCCGTAGACGAATTGGAAATATTACTAATATACTTTGTACCAATGATTTCTACTTTACTTACTTGATTTGAAACTAAAATAGGATCTTCTACCATTATGGTTGGTAATGCACCTACAACATCATTTCGTTCTATAATATCAAATAAATTAATTACTCTATCAACAAAAATCTTGTCAATAGGTGGATCTTGTGGATAATATTCACTTACAAAAGTACAATCTGTCGTTGGCACACGCATAACAGTTGGTTGACTGTTTTTGTTTAAATGTATAGTAAAGTTTTGAGCATTGGGGGAGGCACCTGGGGTCATACTGAGTATGCCAATTTCATCTGTTACAATAATTTCTCTAAAAATCTGAACTTGATTATGAGTTATTATAAAGTTACTTTCATCCACCCGATACCCATTAATTGTTATCCATAATCTGCTTTTATCTAAAATTATAAAATCAGGCTGATCTAAAAAGAATATATCTTTATTAAAAGCATATCCATTTCCTATAACATTTTCACTACCACTATCAACTAATATAGTAAATGTTGTATTGGTGGGTGTTGATAATACTTCAAATTCACTACCAAAACCATTTGATTGATCATAATCAACAGAATTAGTTCTATTAATTATAACTATTTCACCTTCAACAAAACTATGAGCATTTACTGTCGTTACTGTTGCAACAGTTCCCGAAACAATAATACTACTAATAGAATTAACTTTAGCACCGACAATACCTAATGTACTTAAACTTTGTTGTGCAGTGCGATTAAATGATGTTACAGTAATTAAATCACCTGTATTTTGAATTGGAATATTTAATGTTAACGATGCTGAACCTGTTGCATGGTTATAAACAATGTCATAAGGATCACTTACGTTCGTATTGTCAATGTATATAATGTCAATATAATCTCCAACATTAGGTGGTGTAATAAATGTAACATAAGGTATATCATTAGAGTCATAAGTTACTGTATAATCAACCAAATATTGCTGCACTACACCATTAATAGATGGTACCAATTCACCTAGTACATTGCTAGCAGGATTAAATCCATAAACCTGAGTAGCATTTGTTGGGTTACCTGCAAGATTTGTATAAGCTAAATAAATAGCTCCATGTTGGCCTACCGTAATTGTTTCGTTAGTTACTAATACTAATTCACCATAGATACTATATTCAATATATGCACTAACACGTATTCCTGTCCAAGTAGTCGCCGCCCCTGTAATTTCATAAATTAACGAAGTAAATGGCGCAATTTGATCAAAATCACCTACTGCGTAAAATGCAGGATTTCCACTTGCTTTATAGTCAGAATTATAAGCAATTTTATTAAAAGGAGTAGTAGATGGTAGTGATGTATCAATTCCTGTTATACTAAAAGTAGAAGTTATTGTTCCTCCAACATAATTAATGTCATAACCATATGCCCATGGTTGACCATTATATGTCACTGCATTGTTTTGTCCAACTACAATGATATAACCTGTTGCTCTATCAAAATCAACACTGCGCATAGATCCAATATTATCAAAACTTGAGTTAAAAGGAACAATCGTTACTGTAGTTAATGCTGAATCAATTAATGCTATAACACCATTTACTTGGTTAGTTAAACCCAAATATGATGTATCTGATGGTAATGGAGCACGTGCATTTGGTAAATTATTACAATCGCCTATAATTACAAATGTAGAACTTATGCTATTAAAAATAATTTGCCTAAAATTATATTCATGGGTTGTTTCTTGTGTATTATAAGAAATCGGAATATTAGGTTGAGTTAATCCTGAATTCCAAATTACACCGTTACTTGTTTTTAATATTTGTCTAGCTGCCCCAACAGCAACAAAACTTGAATTGCTTGCACTATAAATAATTGAATATAAATCTTCAGCAGTTGGTGGTGATTGTAATTGCCAACCAACTCGTAAATTATGTGCATTGACAATATTAGCTATTGACATTGTAATTACAGTGCCATTATTTCCAACAATAACAAATACGCCATTTCCTACAGCAATACTAGTAAGATTTTCAGTAGTTACAGCTATTTGTGGCACCCAATCCAAAGGATTATCAAAATCATCAATGTTAATAATGATAGTACCGTTATTACCAACTGCCACATAATATGTATATACTACAGATGCTATAGTTACTGTGCCTGTTGTTATATCATTAATTGCACTTGTTAGAGATAATGGTATTGGAGCTACATAACTTGAAGAACCATTACTAATATACACTCTGCGTAATTCATCAAGCAATCTTTTACCATTAATTTCAACTACTGCATTAGTTTCATTAGTATCTCCTGTAAATACAGGATCACCAATAAAATTAGTTAAAGGTATTATTTGACTAATTGGTTGCGGATAAGCAAATGTTAAAACATTTGTTACAGCTATACCACTTACACTACTTAATTTCAAATCCGTAGAATTAAGTACATTGTCTACTAAAATGCTACCTGATATTGATCCACCACTTACATACATCCCTTGATAAATGTCAGTTGTTGAATTTAATGTAATAACAGAATTAGCTACATCTATAGCACTTACAGTTGCTAAAGTAGTACCCACAGTTGATAAAACTACTGTTTGGGTTTCAGGTATACTATAACCATAATTTGTTTTACCTGTCCCCGCATTATAATTTCCACTATTACCTAATATAACATAGCTCAACCAATCATCTTCAGTGACTGCTTGTTTTAATACTATTTTTACTTTACCCAATGGATCATTTGCTTGATTAATTGGTGTAATATAATAATCTGTATTAGCAACCGCACTAAAATCAGTAAATGTTAAATTAGTTCCATACACAACAGTAACATTAGCGTCAAGCGTTACTACTGCATTATAATTTAATGCCAAATTACTAAACACAACGTCCATAACATTTGGTTCTTCAATTAGTCCATAAGCCAACATTGTTGTACCAATTTCAATTCCTCTACCATCTAATACATTAACTTGATTACTATTTGCTGAAGTAGTTATTGAAATTGTAGTATATGAACTATCAGCAGGTGGATAGTAATTTAATTTACGATATATTCCTGATTCTGCATTATACAAATATACTAAAGGAGTAGCATATACTTGATTGATATAATTAAAAGTATTACTTGTTATAGGTAATTCACTTAAAATAGGATCTCTTGCAAAACTAAAAACTTCACGATAACTTGCATCTAAATAAATGTCAGTTAACGCTCCTGTAGAATTTGCTATGACAGGATTAACTTTGGTGTTTGTTCTTACTAATTCATTACCACCACCTACTTCATACACATAAGCATCAATAGTATATGTTGGGTTTGCATTAATCCATTGATGATTCATTGTAACAATTTTATCGTTCCAATCAACATAATATACATTAGCGTCTGCTGCTGTAGTTGGTGGATTAACTAATCTTGTTTGATTATAAGTTTCAAATACCCACATAGGTTTATTTTGTACACTAGCTAATGGTGGATTTAAATTTACCGTGGTTAATGTAGTCAAACTACTATAAACTACATTAGTTACAGTACCTATATTGGCATTTCCTAATGGGTTAATATTATAATCACTTTGTGTTACAATATCTCCAACAACAAATGCTTGGGTCAAATCACCTGAAAACACTAATGTATTTGCAATAGAATTTCCTAAATCAGGCGTAACTGTTGTATTTCTGTATATTGGACTATCTGTCATTTTTTCGTATAATATTAAGTCCATTGGATTTTCAACAATGCCCTCAAAACTGAATTCAGTACCTGAAAAACTAAACACCGTATTAGCATTTGCAGCATTTAATGTATTTGCACTTAATCCAATTGAATTGTTATTATAATATATATTTGATACTATAGTATTTGCACTAATTAAGTTAGCAGTTGTTGTATTAATTAGTTGACCAATTCTTACTCTATCTAAATTGTCAATTGTAATTGTTGCAACATTGTTTGCAACATATGAAGTCATTACCTTAGTAAATGTTATTTGTTCTAAATTTGGACTAAAGTTTACACAATTAAAACCTGTATGATCAACAAGCACATTACCTAATACTGCATTTGCATATGCTTGAACACCACTAAATGTAATATTTGCACCATTAGTAAAATCACCTCTTACATTAACAAAAACTGTATTATTGCTAACATTTTCAACTAATGTATTAGCATCAATTGATGGTGTAGTTGTAACTGTCATGCCTGAAACTATACCATTTGCATTAGCTACATTAAAACTATAACTATTGGCAATAGTACCATTTACTGTAGTTGTAATTATTGTGGGAGCAGTAATGGTAACCATTGGTTGTATTTCATCACTGTAACCTTCACCACCATTTGTTATACGAATTCCAATTAATTCTTCATCAACAACTACTACTTTTGGTGGGTATGCAGGATCATACCCCAACCCAGGCTGCGTCACCACCACTCCTGTAATTGTGCCATTTCTAATTTGCGCTACTGCTTGTGCTTGTAATCCACTAGTATTAATATCATTATTTGCATATCTAGGTTGATCAATGATAATCGTAGGTGGTGCTCCATAACCAAACCCTGCATTTTGAACATAAATTGCCAATACTCTACCTTCGTTAATCGCACCTACAGGACCGACCAATACATTACCCAACCTTGCATTTTTCCCATTTGTTACTGCAACTGCTGTGGCATCAACTTCTATACCACCAAAAATTAATGGTAAAGTTGGTGGTGAATCAATAGTTACATCAGGTGGTACATAATATGCACTTCCAAAAGGTGGGCGTGTTATAATATTATTACTATTAACGTTATCATATAAATCAACAGAACTAACTCTAAAAACTTGAGTTGCCACAGTAGAATCGTAATCCCATAACGACCCAGGCCTACTCCTCACATTAATATCAATATTATCACTTACTACACCTGCAACTAGTTCAGGTGGAGCATAACCATCTGAGAATTGTCCACCACTAACATCATAAACTGTTATATCAACTGATGTAAAACTAGGTGAAATTAAGTCAGTATCATAATAAAATTGTGGAGTTAATACTTCATCAAGTTGTCCACCAAAGTATATATTATTTGGATATTCAACACCTGACACAAGTTGTCTCACATCTACCCCAGGCATATCTATCGTTGGCGAATAATATACCTGAATTCTATCAATGCCATTAATTAAGTTACTATCAGATTCTAATACAACCCAATTAGCAGTATCTAATGGTGGTGGAGTAGTGACTCCTGCAGGACTACCCGTAGCAATATAAATATTACCTGCGTAGCTGACTTGAGTTGGAACTATTGTAATAGGTTGTGGAATAATAGTTTGTATCGCATTAATATTGTTACCATAAATGTCAACGAATGTAGTTTCAGGAACAGGATTAGTTAATGCAGGATCATAATACAAATCTATTGTATTAAAGTTTCCTCCATCATTAATAACTTTTACATAAAATTGATTATCATTGTACCAACCACCGCTGAATACTACCTCATTGTTACCTCCTAATGTAAATGTTTGAAAATTATTTAAGTACACTGTACCTGCAGGGGCGTTAGCCACATTTGGATCCGCAACTATATCGGTAATTACAGTATTTGCAACAATTTTACTTCCACTTATTGGCATATTAATATATAAACCACTTATATCATCAATTTGAATTGTTGAATCAATAAATGCATTTGCGATAAGATTTGCGGTGATATTAGAGTTTACAAAGCTATAAACATTTATTAATTGTTTATTTGCCTGCCCAGGCGCTATAAAACTATTCGCAAAGTCCATATACATTTGCACACCATTAGTTTCAGTATTTGATGTAATAGCTGTATTGGCATCAAATCCAAGTTTAGCTCCTGCAGTCGCTGACGTAATATAATAATTTACGCTCCAATTTGTATATGATCCATTATTTGGACTAACACTAGTTACAGTGATATCAAAAGTATTAGCAGGTTCACCTACAATATTACTAATTGTACCAATTAAATATTTTGGATTACTCTGTGCTGAACTAGTGTAAATTGTAGTATTGGCAGCAATGGCATTAGTAGAAGTATAAGTATTAGTTAAAGTAACAATTGAAATATATGGTATAATATTACCACTTACAATTGCATTGCCTCCTGTATAACCTGTTGTATTTACAGGAGAGGTTTTCCAAACTAATTGTCCTTGAATAACATTTCCTGTTGTTGATGGATTTATAGGTGGGTTAATTTCAATATTGTTATTACTTGCCCAACGATTTAAAATAATAAATGAAGTTGGATTATTATCGCCACCGAATTGTATTCTATCATGCACTTGTAAAATATTTGCGACATTTCCACCTGATAAATTTACAAATACTCCGCTACTATAATTAGCAGTAACTGTCAAACCTGATAATGATGCAGATTCATTATATAAATAAAACGCAGTATTAGATAAACGATTAGCATAAAAAGTAGTATTATTAATAGAATTACCACTAATTGGAGTTACAGGAATGTCAGTTAAATACACTTTTTGCCAATTTGCTAAATAATGATTTGGATTGGATGTAGTTACAGTTGCTCTTACGTTTGCGGTAACAGTGGAAATTGGATTTTGATATTCTGCGGGAGTTCCAATTAAATAACTTCCATTCCATTGTGGTGTACCTAATAAATTAAAATCAGGTGAACCATTGCTTGCAAAACTTATAGCTGATCCACGTAAAGAGGCAGCACCACCGCCTGGGTTTAGTCCTTGGTTATCAATTATAGCAAATTGTGTGAATGGAGAATTAGCCACACTGTATGTTGTAATTGGAAACCCATTACCATAAACTGCAGGTTCCCATACACTTAACGCACTAACTCTTATTTGTTGATTAGATTTAAAAACTGTAGGGGTTGATTCAGTGTTTATAGTTATTGTAGTCGGTAATGCACTAACATTAGGTACAGTAATAGTATCTAAACTTATAACACCATAATTTTCTCCACTAGCCAAAAACAAACTAGATGCCATACTTGTTCGATCAGTATATGGTCCTGCATATGCATTGTTTGCCCCATCCCACGATGATATTTGACTGCGGTAACTTGTTCTATCAAGCTTAATTGTTGTTCTTATTTCTCTTACAGGTTGTGATGTTGTGAAAATTACTGCTCTAGCAGTTTGGTTAAACACATGACCATCCCCAATTGCGCCACCAAACATTAACACTTTATTTTGATTGTAGTTTACCTCAGCTCTTGTAGCAACAGCAGATGCTTTATTATAAAATAAGAATATACTATTACTTGGTGCATCAACACGTACATAATAATAACTACCTATTTCAAGTCCTACAGGAGGAGTTGATCCATCTTCAACTGTATATCGGATACAATCTCCTGTTTTTAAATCAGTGGTGGTGGTTAATACAACACGATTTGTTGCAACATTAACAAACGCACTTGCAGGAAAAATTTCACTGAACGCAGGTTCAATTATAATTTCAGGTTGAACAACATAACCATCACCTTCGTCAATTACTTCAACTTCTAATAAACGATCATTTGCCATTACAGGCTTCATAATAGCCTCTCGTCTTGGAGGTGGGTAAATGCTAGTATCTATAACTAAATCAATTGTAGGTGGATTTGTATATACTCTACCTGTATCAACAACAGTAACAGGTGGCATGGGGCAGATCACGGGTTCGCCTGGGTCATGGGTGGAAATCGTACTACCAAATGCAGCTCTTCCTAATCCTGCTAATCTTCCACGATAATAATCGACGAAATCATAGGTTATAATTTCTTGACCAATTTGAATATAACCTGTAGTTGGTAATCCATGTGTATTACTTATATAAATATCTGTTGCGCTAAGACTTACGAATATAGTTACTGTAGCGACTACTAGTTCTTCAACATCAAATGAATCAAGCTGTAAACCATAATTTGAAATCCAATTTCTATATGGTTGAGTTAACCAAATTGGATTTGTTAATGTATATTCATTATCTTGTACAGGATATTCGTCATAAATTAATATAGGACTTTCGAAACTATTTATAGATGCTTTATATGTAGCAGGTACATCAAAATCACTGATATCACCGTCGTATAATTCGCCACCTTCATAGCGATAACTAAAATCATTAATGACTACATGGTATGGTTTTACTTCAGTAAGGTAACCATCAAGAAATTCTTGTTGATCTCTTTGATATTTTTCGTATGGAATAAGTTGTCTTATTGTATGAGATACATCAATTAATGAAGTTTTATTGAGCCAAGGTATATAATTTCCACCTTGTTGTGCTTCACTCATAATATACTTAAACATTAAAATAAGACTACGATTGCGCTCAATTTGTAAATCATTTATAAATATTTGTTCATTAATTGATCTTATAATCCAATATATAGGTTTAGATACTTCACTTAAGTTAGTATTGGTCCACAATGTTGATAAAAACTGAATTGTTCCATTCTCTATACCAATTTGTGACCATATTCCATTATTATATACATAGTAAGCAGCATTGCCACTAGTAGTCACTGAGACTCTTGCTACTAACCCATTTCGCTTGATTATAGTGTCTAATTCAGGAACACTTTGTACTTGTACTTGTGCTTTTGTTGCGTTTGAATATCCATCTATCCAATAATTTTCATATGTCCAAAAGTTATTAGTTTCCCAACCTATACCACTAGTATTTAAATATGTTAATATTCTGCTTTCCGTTATAGAAAAATTTAAAATTATTTGATTTACATATTCAATAAAGTTTTGTAAAGCTTTAGCTCTATCTCTAAACATGCTTTGACGATAATGTGTACTTGTTCCATAACGAACTAATGGTGGTAAATTAGGGTCAGGAACATCTTGATTTAAATTATCTTTTCCTGCAAAACTATTTAAATATTTAAGGTATAATCCAATAGGATTTTTTTGAGCAATTCTTTGTTGATTAGGTAGTCCATTTAAAAAGCTGAATGAATCATTATCATGAATTAAATTAAACTCAACATGTTTTTGATCGCCGCTATTATTTGTTGAATATCCAATATGCAATGCGCTTGAATTTGTTCTTATAAAATCATTTGAATTATATAAAGCTACACTATTTAAACCTAATGGTGCAAGATAAGAAATACCTGACCCAAGTGGGTTTAATAAGTATGAAGCTATGGTTGAAGTATTTAAAGTTTTCCCTATGTTTGTAAATACTATTGGGTTATTTTCGACCCAAAAATAATACAAAGTCACCAAACTGTTTGTATTATTATCTTGAACATTAACTGTAACGTAATCTTCAAAGTTTCTTGGAAATCCACCACTACTATAATTAATAGGATCAACGTTGCTTTCAATCCAAGTATATACTCGTGGAATACTTCCAACAAACGGTTCTGCCCAATATTTTGCATTATATACATTGTCAGGAGTTGATGGATCTCCATATACACTTTGATGACAATCAATCATACGCATTTCAGTAGGATCAAACCAAATTCTACCAACTTTATCTTTGTTCCATGCAACAGTACTATTTCCATAACCTGCAGGATCACTTATTGTTATATAATCAATATTGGATGCAACTGCTCCTAATAATTTTCCTTGAATTGGATCGATATAATCTAAATAATTTAAATTAATATTATTTTCTGTATCATAGATTGAAATATATTCTAAATTATTAATATTAACTGCAGCAAAAGGTGCTCTAACTACATTCCATGTTTTTTTAGAATCAGAAGTAAATTGATTAATTCTTCCGACATCAGGTGTTCCCCAAAGTGGACTAGTAGTAGTTATTACAGTGTTAGTAAAGTTTAATCCACCACTTGAATATTTTGGTTGTAAACCATATACTAAAGGATCAACGGTTGAATCATTTGCGTATTCTGCAAAGATGAGTTTTCCAGGATTGGTGATAGATTCATTTTCTGCAGGTAAATAATCATATACACAGATTTCACCAAATAATGAGAAAGCATCTACAAATGTAGTTGCACCCCAATCAAAAATAGTATCATTTGATGTATAATCATCAGTGTAATCAAAGGAAGTTAAAGCATGTTTAGAAGCGGTTGGAGCAGAAATTGCCACACTACAATTGGAATTCATTGCTACTAACCATCCAAATTGAGCAGTATCTGTAAGATATGGCTCAAATATAGTTTGTGTCAAAGTATAAGGAATCAATCCAAGATTTTGCAGTGTAGTTACTGAATTAGAGCTTAAATCAATTAAATTAAGTGGCGTATCAACTAAATCTTTGTTAACTGCAATTGTTAGTACTGACCCGCTTGAACTTGCTAATGCTGTTCTTCCTGCCCCATTTAATCCCGCATTGATTTGAGTAACTATACCTTGTAAATTGGCAGCAGCAGAAATACTAATGGTATCATTATCAATATATAATGTACCACTAAATGGATAACTTGCAACAACAGTGCCACTTATTGTGCCATATCTTTGAGCAGAGCTTGTATAACGATATACTGCACCTTCAACATGTTTAGATGTACCTACTGATTGTAAGTTAAATGGCGCACCAACAATGAAATCACTTCCATACAAAAATGTAGCAATGCTTTTACCAAATAAAGCACCTTGATGTGGGCTAGGATTTACAATTGTTTGTTGTAAATTTATAGCACTGCCTGTATAATCGTAGCAATAAACACAACCTGCTTCTGTAATTGTACTAATAGTAGAATTCGGTGCTCCTATAAAAATTTTATTTCCTTGTGCACTACAAGCTAATCCTGTACCAAAATTAATTACTGCACCAACACTACCGCTAGCAACAGGTGCACTTATTGTCAATGACAACCCCCAAGTACTTGTGTAAGTATATTGATAAACAGCATTGCTACTAGGGCTTCCAACATAGACAATAGTTCCTGTGGAATTTGTACTTATACTCGTACATGATGATGGTAGTACAATAGTTTGAATTGCAGTTGTAGATGGGTAAGCGTAAACTTTTAATGTTGCACCACTTAAAGTAAAAATATAATTATTAGTTGTTGCAATACTTGTAACACCTGAAGAACTAACTAGTATTAATTCTGTGCCTAATATAGTAAAAACTTTTACAACACTTGAATACGCAACAACTGTTCCAATAGATGAATTATATGATATTGCTCCTGTTTCACCTGTACTTGCTGTAGTGCGGAGTGAATTTTCTGTATAAACAGGTACACTTTCCCATACCGCCCATTGCATATCTGCGGTTGGACCGTTATTATCTACCCAAATTCTTTTACTAATAAATTCATTACCAATTATAGGGTAATTAACAATGTTACTTGGTTGTGTTAGACGATGGCTTAAAAATTTAAAAGTTATGCCTTCATTAACAATTGTTTTTATAACAAGATCTAAATCTAAGTCAATAATTATAGAAAATAATGATATTACTGATTTTACTGCATGATAACCATCAATATTTGAATCAAAATTTACTACACTGAAATTTTGATTTTTAACTAAGCCATGTGGGTTACTAAAGGTCAATGTACAAGTACGATTTAAGTTATTTTGTACTAATACTAATATACTACCAATACTAACAGGTGTAGTAACATCCCAAGTTGCTAAATGATTTGCTAACCATATGTAATCATTATAATACATTGTTTGAATATTATTAATATCTTCATTCAAATCACTATAATTAAATGCTTTAAATTTTACATCATCATAATTAACATATCCTGCTGTTGGTATACCTGATTGAATTTTATAATTTTCAATCATTGGAGGTAAAAAATTAGCGTTTCTTGGTTTTCTTTCCCAATTAATTAATTCATTAATACTAATTTCTTGTTGTGCACCATTTACGCTTGTTACAGTGTCATCAGTAAAACCAATAATAGTAGGATTAGCATTAAGTAAACTTTGATTGAGCAAACCTTCAACATAATTACTACTATTTACTGCACCAAATTCTCCACTTTGTATAGCCCAATTTTCATAAACATCATAATCAATTTGACCTTGCACAAATTCTGCTTGTTTAAATGAATTTATAATTGCATTAGTACCTTTTTCTTTAATAAAATTTTTATAAATGTTTACTTGACTAATAATAGTTAAATCTGCAGCTTGAAGATACTGTCTTGGCCTAAATCCAATTAAACTATATGCTAATAAATCTGCGTCGCCATTGAGTGATGCAGTATTAACATTATAATAATAAAGTGCATCTTGTGCTTCTGCGCTAGGATTAGCTAATAATCCCTCACGAACTTGATCGTAATCTGATTTTAACCAAAGCTCTAAATTAAATTCAGCATTAGGTTCAATTATAGTTGGTGCGACCCAATATTCATTTTTATATTTAACTATTTGTCCTTTTGTATACTTTATGTTAGATTGCCATTCTTGTATATTATCTTGATTTAAAATAAATCCTTGAGCATCAATATAACCATTCCATTCAGCAGTTTTATATCCCTTCATTAAAATACGATTTTGTCTAAGACCAATTGCAACATTATAAATTACATCATTAAAAACAGTGTAATTATCAAACACGATAGCATGTTCTATATTAGATAAATTACATTGAAATAATGAAATAGTATCACCTTCATTTTTAACTTTTAAATTAAATAATTCACCATTTCTTTGAACTAATAAATCTTTTGGATTTATTTGTACCATGTTTTGATCTAGTATAAAATTTTGTTGTTGAAATGTTAGTGGTTGAACAATTAGATTTTGTTTTTCAATAGTTAATTCTTGACTGTTTGGGTTTAAAAGAATTAAACTACCGAGTTCCCATTTTTGTGCCTGCCAATATAAAAACTCAGCAATCATTTGTTTCCAATTATATTCAACACCTTGCCATACATTATTAAATGTTATTCCTTGATAAGAAAGATATGCCCCATATCTTACTAAAAATTCAGCTACTCCTTCTAAACTAAAAAACTCAGTTCCGTATGGAACTAATATTGTTTCTGTTGGACTAAAAAAAGTACTTACTTCCACTTTGTAATTTTGATATGAAATTGATTGTTTTAAATTTGAATTAATAGGTCGGGAAACAGTAAAATAACTTTGTGTTAAACTATTACCCCATACTGTAAAACCATAATTAGTTTTTTGTACCACTACCGACGACCATAATATCTTATCTGATGGAACATTTTCATATAATAAAATAGAATAACTATCGTCAGGAATTAATAATCCTGTATTTTGACTTTGTGTGCTTGCTTTTTCTACTAAAAAACTTAGAAATTTTTTACTAGTAAATCCTGCCATACGATATACTAAACGAACATCAAGATTTTGTAATGAATTTGTTAATTGCGTGGTAGCATCAACACCACGTTGCAACATATAATCAACTATAAAGTTTATATAACTATGTTTAGCAGTGCCTGAACCATATACTACAATGTCATTTGGATTTATATGTTGACGACCATTGTACAACCATTGTCCTAATTCATTATTATATTGATATAAATCACGATCTACGTTTAAATTAAAAAAATTGGTTGGTTTGGTTAATATTAGTAAACGCATTATATCAAAAGGATATGTGGAACTTAATTCATAACTTTCCTCGGTAGGGGCACAATCGCCTGGGACCCAATCCTTTTTAAAATTTAATTCATCATAATAAAGAACAACTAAATTTAATGGACTAATCAGATTTCCATAAGAATCTACGGGTATAATATCTAATAATTGTGGTCTTGCATATTGTGATAAGTAATAGCTATCACCTCCATTATATACATATCCTTGAGCTAAATCATTCCATAATACTGTATTATCACTTGTATAAGGTAAATTACCATAATAACCTATCCACCATGATGGCATGACTGAAAAACCTAACATTTCCCATGGTGCCACATGTGGTCTATCAGTATCATAGAGGTACTTGTAAATACCACGCCAATACCCTTGCTTTATAATACTATTATCTAAAGAAAAAGTGCTTTCTCTATAATTATAAGTAAATGAGTTATTTGCTCTGTAAAAATTAGGACGATACTCTACACGATTTTTTCCAACCCAATTTAAAAAAGATGGTGTTTTTATTTTTTGAATATCCTCTAAGGTACAGTCAGTTTGTCGAAAGAAGCCTGGGACGACATCGGTTAAAGTAATTGGAATATTTTGATTAACTTTTATATTATTCCATACACGCATTTCAAACTCAAATAAAGCAATATCACGTGGATCAGTTAAAAAACCATTGACATATTCACCATATAATTTATTATAACTTCCATCATGCCCTTGTATAAAATAAGTTGGATTTACGTATGTATTATCAAAAATAATTTGTGGAACAAAAACAGGATATAATCCTAATTTACTAGGTGTATTAGGACAAAAAGTACCCCATGTTTTATTAAATTCTTGAATAGTAACAACATCATTAGGTAAAAAATCATAGGTTATTGTTACATTAGGTGCAGTATTGCTTGTAACCCAATTTATATCACGGTATAATTGAATTTGTTTTGTTTCGCTATTAACAACTCTTGTAACATATATACCAAGACCATAATAATTTGCACTGGAATAATCATAAATTCTACTTAAATTATATATTGCTTGACTAGCAGTATTCTTAAATGTATAAGAATTAGTAATGTAAGGATCACCACTAAAAAACATATCACTCCAAAAAAATGAAGCAGTATCTGCTTTTGCTTGAACTAGTCGCTCAATAACTGTGTTTAAAATGTAAGACGGTGTATCTGATGGTAAAAAATCTAAGATTTCTGCAGTATCAATTATTAATTGTTTATAATTTACATATTCAACTGCATTATAAGATAATGCATTAATTAAACTATATTGTGGGTTTCTTAAAAATAATGCAGGTAATAATAACGGTGCACTATGTTGAATAATTTTATCACCATAATTATCTAAATTTGGCAAATCACGACTATTATTATTACCAACAAAATTCCCAAGTACTATTCCACTATTTTCGCAAATACTAACCCAATGATTTCGTATTCCACCTAAATCAATTGTAGTTGCATTTATATTAAATGGATTATTTTCAAAATTTGCAGGAATATTATAATAAGCAACTTTACTTACTTCAGCACTTAATAATTGTACAACAATTGGTACATTAAGTTCAGTGTTTGGAATTACAATTGTAGTTTTAGCAGTAGTTGTTGTATATGTAAATTCAGTTGACTGTAAAAATTTATTATTTAACCATACTTTAACAGGATTCCAACCTGTATCAGGTAATGTAGAAATATCACAAACTACAGTTGAAAAACCTAATTTAGTATTTAAGTTAGTAGTTTCAAACGTGAATGTTTGATATTGTACAGTATCTTGTACAGAATTAACCCATCCCGTTTTTTTCTGTGCAGTTAATAAGTCAGTAATATAATTTACATATCCAATATTAATATTTTCTGTTACTGTGGTCATATTATAATATGTAAATGTGTCTGTATTCATGTTACAAGTAAAATTAATATCACTTGTGTTTTCAATACTTGTATATTGAATAGGAAAACCTAATATCGGGTCGTCTTCGTTAGAGGGGCCTGGGGTGTAGCTAAACAACTTAGTTCCCACAAATGTACTAGAAGGATAATAATCAGTATTACTTAAACTTATTCCATTACCATTAAAAATATTAAAAAGTGGAGGTTGATTAATTCCCATTTTAAACTGACTTAATTGCCATCCACCTGTATTATTATTCAGTTCTGAGTAATAAGCATAGGATCGACCACTATTATCATATAAAGATTCTCCTCTTGTAACTACAATTTGAGATTTATCAATGATGATGACGTTTTTATCTTCAACAAAACTAATAACTTGTAATTTATTCTCATTAATAGTCTCATATTTTACAAGATAAACTTTATTTCTTACTTTAGGATCAACATCATTACTAATAACTACCCTACATCCATCAAATACTATTTCACCATCTACAATGTAGTCACCAAAACTAGCTATTGCATTTCCTGCTCCCGCAGCACTAAATGTTTGTGTGCTTAATGGCTCAGGATCATTAATATTTGCTACGGTACTACATTTAAACGTGGTTGTTGATACACCAACATTAATATCATATATATAAAAAATTTTATCATCTATAGTTTGCCATTCTGCTGCCCATGTTTCAGGAATCCTTAAAATTACACATTGTCCTTCAACTAAAGAAACTGTAATACTATTGTCTAATGTTGCAATTAAATCACTATTGTTTACTGTAAAAACTGCTTCTGTTGTTAAAGTAATATTTTGTATAGTAGGAATACATGGTATAATACCTTCTACGGTGCTAAACACATCATAAGAAGCAGTATCTAAAAAATCTACAAATCCTGCACTAATTATTCCATTGTTAAACAATCTTAAGTCACCATGGAATTCAATAATAGGACGCTTAGCTCTTGATTGTATATTTTGTAAATCTGCTAATGCTCGATCACTTTTAGTGTAATTATATGTTGTTTGTAAAACATCATAATGAAACCAACGATTACTTCTAGTCCATGCATTTTTATCTTTAGATAAACGACTAATTGTAATATAATCAGGTTGAATAGGCTGATTTAAAATAACATCATAACCTGTTGAATCATAAGGTTCCATATCATATGGAACAAAAATAGGTTGAGTGTAAGGTTCGGGAGTTGCTAAATCACTTACGGGTATTAATGTAATTGATGTGCCAACACCATCTACGTAATATTCATTATTTAAATAATTTGATGGTTCAACATTACCTTGAAATAATATTTTTAGTCCGTTTGTAAAAACTACCCCATTTGGAGATGTATAATTTTTTTGTCCAATAATATCATCAATATATATCGTAGAAGTACTGTTTCTTTCAAATAACTGCAATATACCAATACTGTTAGGATCATTACTATTTTGATAATATAGTCTATCCAATGCTGCGCTTAAATAGGGTATTAACTCGATTTGACCTCCTAAATTTCTAAAGAAATTTCTTGCTTGATATTGGTCACCAAGTAATACTGAAATTTTTTGTAATGTAGGTATATCTCCATCTTCTACTAACCTTATAACAATAGTTTGGTCATATCCTACTTCTATGTTAGTTAAACTTACGTTAGTGTCTAAATATGATTCGTCATACTTAGGAAATGGCATTGCATTGTAAGGCACTGTTCTTTTTGGTGGCGGTGGACTGCGATCATTATAAAAAGTTAAATTAGTTAATGTTGTTACAGTTATACTATTATTAAGATAAATCGTGGAATTTATAATGTTAGTAACTAGAGTACCACTTGGCACACCTACACCCGACACCATCAACCCAGGATATATATCCGTCATATCAACCACTTCAATTTCATTAACATTCGTATAATTACTAATTGGTTGTGTTACAACATTAATAATATTATTAGTATCGTAAGTAATTCTATAGTATTTTGCTTGATATGGTACCGATTCTGTGCCATAAAAAATAATACGTTTATTTTCTAAATCCTCTACTCCATCAAGTGCATTGCCAATTGCAGCTAAAGTTTTTCCATTAATTTGATCATATTCTAAAGTACAAATGATATCTACCGTTAAATCCCCAGGCAAATCATACTCATTCTGTGCATCCTTTGATGGTACCGTAAAAATTACTTCACCTGTTGTTGCCCCATTATCAGTAACACCTAATATTTCTCTTGTACTGATATTAGGATATAAAGGCTCTACCCCCTCTACCCCAGGCGTCCCTTGAATCCAAAATGGATTATTTTGTTCAAGTTTGAATTTGTATGTACCCCCACGTAACAATGGTATAATAGGGTTTTTTGTTTTAAATCCTGAAATTCTGTACCCATTATCATCATTTAAAATTGTATATGTTTTTTTGTTATATATAGTATCAGTAGAAACTAGTACCGAATCAGGTCCTAGAGGTAACCAATAATATTGTTGATAATTTATCAACATGTCATAATTAATAAATGGTTCCCAACTGTAACCTTGTTGTGTAAATAAAGAATTTTGATCGGAAATAGGTCCGTTTAGTTGTTGTAAAGCGTTTACGATACCTGGGTAGGTGATGAAGTCTTCAGCTTTTGATGTATCAGTTTTTAAAAAAACAACTGCAGGATCAAGTTGATAATCAGTTCTTTGTTTAGTTGGTTCAACTACGTATTTGTCATTTTTGTTAACACCATAACCAAATCGTGAACCAATATAGCCCTGAATAGGTACAATGTTTTGATTCTGTGATAATTGATCAAGCGTAGCTGCTAAAAATTGACGATTTGTTTCCGTCCTAAATATTTCAGGCAAAAACTCAATTGTTCGTACTTTTGTAACCATTCTAAATTATACCTATATTAAATTATTTAGCACATTTTAATATATGTATATTTTGTTATTGTTGTAATACATTTGGAGTAAGAGATGCTACGATAACGATATCACTAGCGGTTGCACCATTGACGAATATTTCAAATGGAGCACTTCTTACTTCGTATAGATCACCAAATTTTTGGTTTGGGTCTTGTGGAACAACTACAACAGAGCTTATTAAATCAGCTAATTCAACATGCAAATAAGCGGTTAATTCACTAAAATAGAAAGTATCACCAAAATTCCATTTATCTAGACTAAAATAGTTATTTAATGCTGTTAAAGCAGTGCTGCGTATTTGACTTTCACTAGCAGTAGTTAGTGGACTTTTAATAATTTTAATAGTGCCACGTAACGCAGGATCTGCTTTTTGCCCAAATAGTGGTTTAAATTGAACACTGTTAATTACAACACTATCACTTAACATTTTATAATCATCAATACTACTATAGCTTTGAGTTAATTCATTAATTGTTGGAGGTTCAGGTTCAATCAATACATTGGTAGAATCATTTAACCAATTTGTATACGATGTATAATATGCTTGTGTTACAACATATAGATCAATAATATTTGTTGTAGCGGGATCAATTCGGGTAGTATTGTTACTATTGTGTCGATATTGAAAAATAATATCTCCTCTACCTGTTTTTACACTGTATTTGTAACTTACATCAGTAAGTGTAACAATATTAGTTACATTGTTTAAAGTACTTGTATACCATGCAGGTTGTGTGGCTATTTTCCCACTTACTGATGATACACCTGTAACCGCATCTGTTAAATCAGGATTACTATATAATGCAAAAGTAGTCGATGAATATCCCGTGGCTTTTATAAACCGTGTGCCATTATTACCACCCGCACCTGTAATAATCACTTTTTGTCCATCAGTGAACGAATAAAATGAAGAAACTGTAACTACGGCAGGAGTTGCAGAAGTAATATTTGTTATAGTATATTCAACAGGATTATAATCTGTATAAAATACAGTGTTTGCAGGATACAGGTAACGATTATCCCATACATCAGCATATGTTTCTTGTGCAATTACAATAGCTCCATTTGGAACAATTTCAGTTCTATATAATCCTAAATTGTCTTCAACAATTTCAAAAAATACATAAGGATATGGACTAGTAGAAGTATCACAAATTAATTCAAAGAAATCAGGATTACTTGCAAATCCTGTATCTATATCAATTGCAGAAATTTCTACTGCATAATCATCAGAATAGCCATCACTTTCAATTGGTTGGGCAATAATATCTAAATAATAATTTGTACCTAATGGTTGTGCGCTTTGTAAATTTGGATTAACACTTTGAACACTAACATAGTCAGCAATTGTTTTTCCACTTTTTGGATCAAAAACTTTTTCAAAAGTATCGAAAAAAAATCTTACTTCATCTACACTACCAAAATAATATTGTAGTGTGCGATATCGAACATAATATGCATTGTCAATAACATTGTACGTAAAACTCATAAAATAAGTCGTAGGCACTACGTTTGAAGTTGGAATAGGGGTAACAACGCTCCATCTTTCTAAATTTGCTGTCAAGGAATTATCAAACACTAATGCAAAATTTTGTTTTAATTGAATCAATGTTAAACATTGTCTAATAAGTGTATTACTTAATGATGAATCAATTGGAGGTATAATACCCGTTGCTTGACTACTTGAAGTACCACCACTTGTATAAACATTATATATCGCTGTATTAACAGGATTTTCTAATGCACTATCATTATACAATGCATAAGTTGTGGCTGAATAACCACTTACTTTCGCATAATAAGTATTATTATTAAGTTCTGTCATACCACCAACACCACTGATAACAACTGCTTGTCCATCGATTAATAAATGTGTTGATGAAGTAGTAACTACTCCTGGGATGGCGCTTGTTATATTAGTAATTGTTTTTGTAGCTGTTAATGTTTTGTCAATGACAGCATCTTGTGGTATATATTCACTAAGGGTAATCGGACCGTTACCATTTTCTAAATTACCTGTATTATAATTAGAACCATCTTCAATAACTTGTTCAACACCTGCCCATATAAAAGTTTTATCACCTAAAGCATAATTTGGCGTTCTAGTAACAATTCTATTATTTTTATCAAAACATTGAGTATTTGGATCAGGACATACAAACTTGATTAAAGTTCCTGTAGCAATGTATCTAAGATCTGTTCCGTTAAGGGGTCCTACTGATTGAGGAAATTCTGATGTTGTATTAATATAAAAATAACCCGTAACGTTATTACTATTAACTGTGCTTAAATTCCAATATGCATTATAATTACCTGCTACTCCTGCAGGTTGATAATATCCACTATATCTTGGGTAATATTCTAAATAATATTGTTGACATTGTTGACTATTTAAAATTTGTTGGAAAGATTGAGTTAAAAATTCTGTAGCAAAGTTAATGTTACTTAAACTAAAAGTTGTAGCAGTTGTAGGTGCTCCTGTTGTAGGATCATCACCATCTAATTTCCACAATGCACCATCATCAGCATATACATTTGTACTACTATATTTTCCTGTTGGATCTAATAAGTCTAAACTACGATTTACACCAATACTACTGCGATTTAATGCTTTTGATTTAATAATACTATTATATAAAGTATATGGAAAATTAGTATAGTCTTCTCCATTAACCATACGATTTTGTGTATAATATCTTGCAGGAGCACGTTCTTTTATACTATTTAAACTTTCACGTGTCTGTGCTGTATTGACAGGTAATTGTAAAGATAATGTTAAAGTTAATGTTTCAATACGATTTGAACGACTTAAATATCCAATATTTACAGTAATTCCCTGCATTTCATTAGGATCAATGGTATATTTTAATGCATTTCCACTGCGAACATATGCTCTAAAACTACCAACAGGAATTTCTGCAAAGATACCATCACCAAAAATATAAGTGACTTGATCATTAAATCGTGAAGTAACGCTAAAAATTTTTCTTTGGCTATTCTCTAATTGTAATTGTGCATTTGCATAAACACTTTCAACCTGATTCCATAATTCGCTTGTAACTTGATCGCTATTTAATTTATAAAGCCAAGTATCAGTATTATTAATACCTTCTATATTAATTAATTGTACATTGTTTTCAATAGCTTCAGCGAATGCAAAATCAACGTTAGTAAGTACACCTTGTTTAAAATAAGAAAACCATCCTGTATTTGGGCTTCCAAAACCTAATTTATCATTTTGGTATAAAATATTAAATGCGCCAACGGGTGCGGGTGGAATTTCATATAGTGCATTAGAATTTAAACTAGTAACACTAACAAGTTCAAAATTCATATCAACACCATCTATTTGTGCCACATAAGGTACAACAGGTAAAAAGTTATCAGGTATAGCTATAGTATATTCATCAGTTTTTATGCCTAAAAGGGTGGCAGAGTTGCCTGGTCTGCCGACGTATTGACTACTAATTAAAGATGCGTTAATAATACTATTAAATTGTGTTTGCCAATATGGATTTGATGGGTCATTCCACTGTATAATTTGATTGCCTAGGGCATTGCCATTAATATCACGTATATTTTCAGTTGTTTGTACAGCTACAATTTTAACAATTCCTTGAGCACAAGTGTTTCTTTTTGGATTATAACTTACTAAATTGGCTAATTTTATAACTGAATCACGTCTTTCTGCAGTATCAATAAAATTTTCACGTGCATTTAAATCACTTCTAAACGCCATAGACTGACCCATAAAAGCAATAATATCTAGTAAAGCTATAAATTCACTGCTTTCAATATAATCATTAAATGTTTCGGGATAATAATTAGTTAAATAATCAATAAATGATTTACGTAAAGTTTCATAATCATAACTTGTAAAGTCAGCTTCACGGTAAGTTTGGTAAATTTTTTTCCAATCTTGTACTCCAAACAGTGCACTTTGTCTCGTACTTGATGCCATATTATATCCCTTGTAAAGTATTTATACAGTGCTCGCTTGCCCTGTACTTCTATCTAAAAGCACAGCAAGATTTACAGGATTATTAAATGGAGTAAATGCAATTTCAAGCTCTAATAAAATGCCATTCTCTTGATTATTAATATAAACTGATCCTAAAATAATTCTTGGATCTTGTGAAATTATTCTGCGTACTTCATCTTCAATTTGACCCAAAACAATAGTACTATTTGGTTCAAATAAAAATCCCCATAGTGTAGAACCATAAGCAGGTTGACCAACTTTATCTCCCTGTTTAATATTAAAGGCATTCAATAGGTCACGAATTATTAAATTTTCATCAGTTAAAGTAAATTTTTTAGTAATTGGAACAGGTCGAGTTATTCCTGCAACGCCCCCAAATTTACCAGGCTCAGTAAATCTAGTTAATAATCCAAGTTCTTGAGTTGAAAATCCGTAATATGTAGCCATAATATAGTATTTATGTTCTCTTTAAGTTGCATTTTCACCTGCAGATTCTTGCTTTAACAATGTTGCATATGCTGCTTCAGCTTCTTGTAGACTTTTTAATCTCATATCTGCTTTTTCTATCCATTGTTGGTTTAATCTTAGATATGCTGCCTTATCAATTTTTCCTTCTTGATAATTTTCAATTATTTTTTGGCGGTATAAAATTAATTCTTTAGTTTTTGCTGTTTCTTCTTGTACTCGTCTACCTGCTTCTTCAATTGCTATTTGTTGTTGATTAGGCTCTTCAGGAGTTTTCGGACCTACCGCAAAAACAGGAGCAGGTATTTTGGCATCGCCTACTAATGATCCTGATTTTGCAATTATTGCAGCACTATTAAAAGTTCCCGTAGCTATAATTGGTGTTTTCAATTCTGAATTAATAGATGCTAATGATCCTACTTTTGTCAAAATCTGACCATTTACCCCACCTGCTGCTTTTTGTAAATTTTCTCCAACCGCACTAATCGATGCTTTTGATGCATTCACCGCCGATGGAATATTACTTACATTGCCTGCTAAATTTTTAAAAGTATTTGTCACTGCTCCTGTTACAGCTTGAACTAGTCCATTTGCAGATTTTGCTGCAGACGAAACTAAAGAAGATGCATTAGTGCCAACTGTTGATACTATTTTATTAACTATATTAGATGTATCTTTTCCTGTAACAGAATTTGTTATCGTATTTACTACAGAACCCACTCCCCCAGGTATCGCATTTGACCCACTATTTGCAGTCGTTGCTACCATGGCTGCGCCACTTGTTATTTTATTTGATATTGCTTGCATATTTTGTGCATTTAATGAACCACCTACCGCACCTTTAACTATTGAAGCATCTACACTTCCTGTTGATGAAGCTACATTAGATTGTTGTTCTTTTTCAATTTGTGCTAAAGCTTGTTTTAATTTTTGGCCTGCTTCATCCCACGCTGCTTTGTTTTCAGGTGTTTTATCAGCGTAGTAAATTTGTAATTTTTCTCTAACATCTTTGTATAAAAATTCAATATTTGCAATTGCTTTTGTATTTACTCCTAAAGGTAATGCAGGTTCACCACCACCTAAAACATTTGGTTCTCCTGCTTTTAAGTTAGTAAATGAAGCTTCTATACCACGAAAAGCTTGTTCAGCCAATGATTGTAAATTATTTGCTGCCCCTTTAATTGCACTACTTACCGCATTTACTGTTCCTGATACTGCATTATTGATACTTGAAGCAACTCCTGTCATCCCATTAAGTGCTTTATCTGCTAAACTACCTGCAAAATTTCCACTAGCAACATCATTACTGATCTTAGCAAGTGAAGCTGTATTACCATTAAGTGCTTTAGTAACTGTACCAATACCTTGATTTGCTGTTGCCATTGCCAAACCTGTTACTTGAGTGACATTTAAATTCGGAGAAATTGCCCCTGTATTTTGTAATTGTACAACACTTTTATTTAAAGTATTTACAAATGCTCCTACTTGTGCAGAAGAATTATTAAGAAATTGTTGTGCACTTTGTGCTCCTTGAGAACCTGTCAAAATACTATTTGATAAAGCAACTGATTCAGGGAATCCTGCGTCAAGTTTTCTTTGAGCTATGATGTTGCTGCCTGGTTTAATTACGCCGCTTTCAGCCATTTGTGTTAAAGATGAAACCTTTGCACCAACCAATCCATTTGCAGTAGCAGCAGCATTACTTAAAAATGAATTATTTGTAGCCTGTTGAGCAATTAATGTTAAATTAGTATTATTTGGCAAAACATTCTTTGTTCCGATATTAATATTCGCATTAGCTGCAGCAGTCGATGTTGTAGCAGGTGTTTTAGGTGAAGATGGTACAGCATTTTGTAAAGCTTGTGTTTTAGGTGGAGCTTCGGGAGCTGCTTTTGCCGCAACTAAACTAGATTTTACTGAAACTCCCCCTGTAGTACCATTGGTTTCAGGCATAGGATAATGGCTTGTTACACGGGTGGTAATGCTTTGGAGTTTGCCTGGGGTGTTGATCCATCCTTTTTCAGTAGAATAGATCGTATCAGGATAATTTTTTGGTTTATTTTCTTCTACATCTTTTGCTATTACAGAAGGATTACGAGTATTTAATTGAATATTTTTCCCTTTTATTACAACATCCGCTCCGTTACTATATAAATTTGCTTCTCCTTTACTTTGTAATGCCACGCTATCGTTAGCGTACACTGTGTATTTGTTACCCGCACTTGAATTAAAATCAGTACCTGCACGATTTGTAATAGTCGTTTCTGATTCTATACCAATAGTATTTGCTCTTATACGAAAATCTTTGCCTGCATGCATGTTAATATGTTGATCAGCATGAAAATTTAAATCACCTAATGTACGCACGTTAAAACTGTTGGTAGAAAATACATCAATTGCACCTTCACTATTCATTTCTATCCAACTTTGACCATTACTATGCATTAAAAACAATGTTTGTCCATCATCACTCATAGTAATTTGATGACCACCTGCACTACGCAAACGAATAAGTTGATTATTTCCTTCGATGTCACCATCATCCATTACTAACGAATGACCACCTGTTCTACCTATAACTTTAAACTTTTTAGGATTTTTTTCATCCTTTATTGCATTTTTAATCGTTTGATTATTAAAACCACCCTCGTAGATTTCGCCACCTGGGGTGCTGATGCCAAATACTCTGCTTGGAGTTTCACGGTATGTGCTACTTGATATAACACCACGAGTGCTATCCCTAATCAAACCCTGTTGGAACAAAATTGCTGCCTGATAAGAATGTACAGGTCTTGGTTCTTCATAAAATACTGCACTGTCATTAATACCTGAATTATTAGTATTAATTTCTGAAACAGGTAAAATATCTGCACCACCATAAGATGTAGATTCTGTTTTATTAGGTACAACCCTACTCGACCCAGGAGCCACCGCAGGAACCATATTATGCACCTCTACTTTTGGTATGCATCCTATATAATATCCTTGATTTATAAAACCATTAACAAATAAGCAAATTACTTCTGTTCCTATATCAGGTGGTGTAGCCCAAAAACCATAACTTTGTGGATTGTTTTTAAAATCACCTGCGGTGTCGCTTGGGGAGTAGGAGTCAAGATACCCATAAAATGGGCTTAAATATCTAACAGGAATCCAACTTGCGCTATCTTCAGGGTTATTACTTTGTTGTATTCCTGATATCCAAACTTTTAAAATTCCTGTTCTACATGCATCAATACTATCTTTTACAATGCCAATTCGTGGCTCTCTTATTAATGAAGCACCACCACGATCTGTTTTTAATTGAGCAGGTGTTCCTCTTGCTTTTGGTAAATTATTTGCTGCCATAGTATTTTATCTTTACGGAAATGTTGGTGGTTCTCTTGTTGAATCAGGTGGCGGAACTCTTGCCAATAATCTTGAATTTTCATTTTGTATTACAGCATCATCATTAAATGCTTGATTATTTAAATTAGGGGTAGATTGAACAGCAAAATCATAAGGAGGTTGCCAAGTAGGAGTTGGAGCAGGTTTTAGATCACCTGTTTTATTATTGTTATTAACAGCATTTGCTTGTGAAGTTTCCCTAGGATTAGTGTTATTTGGGGTTGCTTTGGAGTTAGATTTAAAAAAGGCTCCTGGGTCGATTAGAACACCGTTTAAATCCTGAGTAAATTTTCCACGAGAAAAATTACTAGTAACATGGCGTAGCATATAAACTAAAGAATCACTATCTACTGCTTCATCACTAAATTGTTTTGAATTATAAAAACCTATACTAGCATTTAATCCCATCAATCCATTTTCTTCTGAGTATTGCACCGAACTATTTCTTGGATTTAATATTGCGTTATAATCTACTGCTTCTTTAAATGATATTTCTACAAAGACTTGACCTCCATTTGGATTTATAGTATAACCATCATAGCTATATACACTAAATTTTTTATAAAAATTTTCATTTAATGTATCAGTTCCAACAGATTGAGTAAGATAATCAGGATCTCCTAAAATAGTTGCTTTAAATTCAACTTGATCTTTTGGACTTGTTAACGCAGTAGCTATTTGAGCAGTTTGGCTTCCTGTAATCCCACCTCCACTGCTATCAATAGGAGCATCAGGACCGCCCAACGCTGAAATAGGTGCACTACCTAAATTATTACTATTAGTCTTATCTTGCCCTGTTGTTTGTGCTAGTAACAAATAAAATAATCCACTATAATTTTGCTCATAACTGATTATTTCACTATTTTTTCCTGTTAACCAATACTCATATTTTTTGTGTGCACCCGTATATTGTGCCCTAGCACCTACATAAGGACTACGTACATAAGGAATTTTAAATTCGTGAATTTGATAAGTTATGTCATATGCCCAATCTTTACGTTTAGCGTCCCAAGCACGAGGTTTTACATATGGATTAACATGATACCAATTTAAATTTTTAGTTGAAGCTTGATTTTCAGTCTCACCTTCATCTTCAGATGGAGTATTAACTTGATTGATTGCGTTTATGACATAATCACTTTGTCTAATAATTTGATCAATAGCACTTAGTATTGGAGTTGGTGATATCGGAACATTGGTTGCAGTTGATATTCCTATAGTGTTTTGAGATTCTTGTACATTACTTTCATAACTAACATCTACATCTGAAGTCACTGTATTTGTTTTATCTAGTATAGATATTTTTAATTTTGAATTTAAAATATCACTACCGTTTTCAAATTTGATAAAATAACGATCTACCTCATCAATGACATTAGAACCCTTTAAAGACTCTTGTATACTGTTTAATTGTGTAACTAAACCATTTGTTCCTGTTAATATCTGATTTACAGTGCTGCCTTTACATGATATAGTAGTAGGAACAATGCCACGTTTTGATCCATAAGCTACACTAATTGACATTGGAGCAGCTTTAATATTGTAAACAGTTGCTTTACCATCTAATTTAAATTTAAATTCAGTGATTTTTATAACATAAAATCTTTCAAAAATTGCATCAGGTGTAGTGCCCATTGTTTCATTAGGGCTAAACTTTTTAGAATCAACTAATGCTCCATTTTCATCATAACCATAAAATCTTACAGCTAAAACAAAATGTTGATCTAATGGATTTGGTGTTTTGTTTGGATTTCTATTATTTAAAATTTGACTGTTTTGGTACAAATTTTGTACAGCTTGTACTAATTTAGTGGGTAATGAAAAACTATTAGGTTCTATAATTTTAAATTCAAAATTCATCCCACTCGCAGGTCCTCCTGGGATCATTAAAATTGTCTTAAAACTTAAGTCATCGATATAGTAGTCGTAGATCATGCCTGGGGCACGAAGGGCAGGATTACCAACCCCTGCACTTTGAGCAATAATATACGCTTGTGGTTTTGATCCTGAACTAGTTGGAAGCATTGTATTAATATTTCTAAATTGTGATTCTTGTAGATTTGTTATTGCATCAGGATTTGCCATATACCATGTTATATTATAAGTATAACTAGATAACATACTTAGTGGATTAAATTGCCGACGACCAGGTATCGTACTATCATCACCTGCAGGTGCACGAATTGTTACAGTTTGGTTAGCAGATCCTGTATTTGTAGTATTTTGTGTAACACCATCACCACTTGGATTATTAACACCTGTAGCGACACCTTGTTGACTAGGTTTGTTTTCTTTATTATCATCATCTGATGCGGTTGATGATGGTTCATCTTGATCTACAGTATCACCTGTTTCACCTTCTGTAACTGTTGAAGATTCAGGTGGCGTTGGTTCCGTAACAGGTTTTGGTTCAGTTGCAGGTGGAGCAGGATCTTCTTTGGGTTTAGGTTGTAAGGCAGCTAATATTTCACTAATATTATTATTAGCAATATTTGTTAATGCCTCTTCTGAACCTTCGGCTGATGGGGATCCTTTAAATCCACTTATAAATGTCGCAGTTGAAAAATTACTAATAGATCCAAGATCTATAGATCGTTTTGTACCTGTTAATATAACTCTTCCTGAAGCAGAAAGTGAAAAATTAAAACCATTTATTGTAATTGAACTCATTATAATCCTAATACCGCTTTTAATGTTTCCGCTGTTGGTAAGTAAATATAAATTCCTTGCACAAAATCAAATAATGGATTAATTAATTTATTTGGATTACGTTGTGCGAATACCCACCATAATTTTGGATCATCATATAAATCATAAGCTAATAAATCAGGTCGCAAATGATAGGTAGGACCTATTTGCCAATATAAATCAGATGGATTTTTTGGTATTGCTCTATTAGTCATAACATCTAAGTAATTGTTGTTAACAATATTTGTAATATAATACGGACTTGTTGATGGATATTTCATTTACCAAACTCCTCCACCATAACCTGCATTTTTACTTCCATTTAATAATTTACCTGTTGCATAATCTTTCAAACTAAATTTATTACTGACCATTCTTCTTGTTACAATAGGATGAAAAGTTAAACTCATACTCATTTTAGTTGGAATTCTTGTTGTTTCACCTGTCACCACATTTTTAAAAATTGGTGGCGTATTAAGTCCACCTTTTGCTAAACGATTAGCTTGTAATCGATTTACCTGCGAAAGAATTGGATTACTTGAAGATGCAGGTGCATTTACTTGTTGATTACCTTGTACAATAGTTTGTGTTATATCACCTGCCATAATATAATCAACATCAGCAGGTAATGTATATTGAAATTGTGCCAATACCATAGGATGATTATCAAATTGATATTCACCAAAACCACTTAAATACAATAACGGTGGAGGAATTCCTGCCTTTGGTGATTGATCTTGTCCATAAAACATTTTTGATGCACTGCGGAAAAAATGTATTACTGCTCGCAAATATGCTGCTTCTGCTATATTTTGTGCAGTAAAATCTGCATTAATACTTATATCACTTACTGAGCTACCACGATAACTAAAGATTTTGTAATTACTATGAGTAGGTTCAGTGGCATCATAATTAGCTGAATATGATAAACTTACTTGAGGCGTATAAGGAAATATTACCCCATTTGTAGATTTTAAAGGCCAAAGTATGTCTGTTTGTTCTGCAATATTATAAAAATATGGCGCACTTGGAGCAAGACTTATACGAACACGCCAATCAATTGCTTTTTCAAATTTTACTGATGCTGATTGATTACTGTTTTTACTATCACCTACAAATTGATCCGTATTAGGGGATGCGGTTACTGCTATAGATGCGCCTGCGGCGGTTGGCAGAAAACCCTCTGCTTCACGTAAAGCGTTAGCTTCATCATCACGTCTTTGTGCATCAGCCATTGCATTTGATATATCATCTGCCCCGCTTATATCAGGTGGTTCTGTAATAAAGAAACTTGGCTCACTAAGACTATAGTCAAAAACATCATCCAAGATTTCTGAATAATATACATCCTCCTTTTGATCTATGGTTGGTGCTGAAGAATAACGTACCAATGCTTCTTCGTTATATGCATTTTCCAACTGAGTGATTGTACTTGTAGGAAATCCACTCGAAAGAATTTCTAAATTAGTTATACCATTATCTTTGATCCATTGAGCTTTTTGAGCAAGAGTATATGTACCCCAATCACTAGGAACATGTGTAAAAGATCCTCCTTTACGTTCAAAATAAAAACCTACTGAAGTATTAATATCATATATACGACTTCCACCATTATTAATAAAACGTTGTTCTTCGGGCGGAAGAGTATATTCAGTAAAATTTACATTAAATGTTTTAGATGTTGTGTTTCCATTTGCATCTGTTATAATTATAGTAGTAGGAAGGGCAGCATTGGGAACGGCTAGACTAGTACTACCTACTTTTCCATAAAAAGTAGCGTTGTTGCTGCCTGGATTATAGGTGAGATTAAGGTTAACCAAACCCTCAAATCCGCCAGGTGACCTGTCATTTCTATCAAAAGTAAAATTATAAGGAGGTTGCCCACCTATACTTGATACATCAATCGAAAAGTCCTGCCCCCAAACTGCGTTTAAAGTTTGAGAAGTTGTAAATGCCAAAGGAGTATTACTCGTAGCGGTACTGCTGCTATTTTGATTTTGTATAGCAGCAATCGTTGCAGTAGTTGAAACATTGTTGCTTGCTTGATTCGAATTATTGTCATTGATTGTTGTATTATTGCTTATTGGGGGCTGAGTCGGAGGAGGTGGAGAAGGTGGTGGTTCATCAACAATTTTTATTTCCTTATTTTGTACCTGATTTTTCCAAAATGCATATTTGTCCCAATAATTAGGATCTACGCCACCGCCGCCTGGGGCAATTGTCTTGTTAACTGTATCAACATAATATTTTCCATCATCATTATCTGCCTGTGCTAAAAATGTTACTACTTCTGTTGGAGTATATCCCAATGCTCTTGATAGGTCTTCAACATTAGCTCCATATAATGATCCATATGGATGTCGTACTTCGAAAAGAATGTCACTTGCAACATATCCTGGCTTATCGGGATGCGCCTTTAAGCTTTCAGTTACAATTTTTTTAATTCTTTCATCAGTTAAACCACCAAATTCCCCCCCCGCCCCATCAAAATCAGTTCTAGATAATATATTTCTTGATATATCAACAAATAAATTATTAAATTCCTTCTGAGTAATAGTTTTAATTTCATTAGTAGTTGAAACATTATTGCTTGCTTGTTCATCTGCCATAGTAATACCCTTATTTTTATATTTATGACTAAATAAAAGTGCCATTTTTACCTAATAAATCCTAATATATTGATTTTTTTGTTAATATTATGTAACATTATAGGTATTATAACTACGGAGCATTATGACAGTCATTAAAAGACCCCTAAATTACCTTAATAATAAGGATATTCTCAAAGAGATTCACTTAAGTAAAAATACTTATTGCAGTTTTATAGAACCACAAGATCACCAATATGATTATATAATTGATTATGAAGAAGGTGTTTCACTAGAAGATAGTCTAAAAATTGCACTTAGACCTGATATTATACAAAAAGCAAAAGAAAATCGTGCTTATCGTTTAAGTATTGAAAATGGAACAAAAATAGATCCTACTACAATAGAACATAATGATCTAGTTTTTAGAATTATGACGTGGGATCATATACCATTAGCCCCTAAACAACCTAGAAAAATTGACAAGAAAAAATCTGCAAAAGAATTGTTTGAATTTGAAATTGAAGAAGATCAAATATATGATGACTTAGATGATCCAAAATTAAACAAAGAAATGGGCATGTCAGATATGATCCATGTTCGTGTCAATTTCCCACCATTTCAACATTTTAAGTACGCAGTAGTAGGGGGACAAATGTATTGTGTAGGTAAATCTCATTGGAAAGGTGACATCTATACAGGCCATTTTGATAAAGATAAAGGTCAACTTACTAACAAACTAGCCAAAATGTACCTCATGCTATGTGAAAAATATGCTATGAGGTTCAATTGGCGTGGTTACTGCGTAGATAAAACTACTGAAGCATTAACACAACGTGGTTGGTTATCCTATGATCAAATCAATGAAGATGACAAAATTTTATCATATAATGAAAATAAATTAGTATGGTCATCAATTACATCAATATATAGGGGTCAATATAATGGATTAATGCATTATATGACTGCAACGGGTTTAGATTCACTCATGACACCTGAGCACAAACTTGTTACTAAAAATGGTCTTAAAAAAGTTGAACATGTTTTAGAACATGATAAAGTCGTTCTTATGGGTCAACCATTGGAGGATTGTACTATTCCAACAATTAATAATAGTTTAGTAGAAATTATTGGTTGGGTTGTTACTGAAGGTTCTTATGACTATTATCCAAATAAAACAATTAAACATATCAGTATCTATCAAAATAATGGGAAAAAAGCTAATCGAATACGTAAGTTACTAGAAAGTTTGGATATTAATTTTAGTGAAAGAATGAGAAAAAATAATATTTGTTTTAGAATTAATACAGAATCTTCCAAAAAAATAGCTGAAATTGCACCACAAAAAAACCTTACCATGGAATTTTTGTTAAAACTTACCTATGAGCAAAGACTAACCTTATTACATACTATGATAGATGGTGATGGTTGGCGCACAGGAACTAAAAAACAAAATTTACGATATGTACAAAAGAACAAAGCTCACATCGATATGTTTCAAACACTATGCACCATGGTTGGATTAAGGTCGAATTATCACCTACGAAACCATGTTTCATACGGTAAACCCACTAGTTCATATACTGTAAACATATTTTCAAATAGGAAAAATACAACAAGATTTGAAAATATTAGCTTGAATGGTGGTAAACAAAGCGGCAAAAACTATATTGGTAAAGGCAAAACTGCTCATCCTAATACACCTACAGTACCATATAATGACATTGTATGGTGTCCTGAAACAGAATATGGATGCTTTATTGCTAGAAGGAATGGCACAATTTTCTTAACAGGTAATACTTATAATGACGAAATGCGTGGTGCGGCTATTTTACAATTAACTTATGTTGGGTTACGATTTAATGAGGCTAAATCAAGCAATCCTTTTGCTTATTATACAGCAGCAATTACTAATTCATTCTGTCGTGTATTGAATACAGAAAAGAAAAATCAAGGCATTCGTGATGATATTTTAGAGACTAACGGTCTAAACCCAAGTTGGTCAAGACAATTTGCGGAAGAATCCTAATAATTTGACTTTAGTATTTACGCTGTTATACATTCTATGAATGAGTAAATTATTTAAAAAGGCAGCAGTTTTCACTGATATACATTTTGGAATGCGTAATAACAGCATCCAACACAATGAGGACTGCATACAATTCGTTGATTGGTTTATAAAAACTGCCAAGAAAGAAGGGTGTGAAACCTGTTTCTTTCTTGGAGATTGGCATCATAATCGTGCCACAGTCAACGTTCTTACCCTAAATTACAGCTTAAATGCATTGGAAAAATTAAATGAATCGTTTGACTGCGTTTATTTTATTGTTGGTAATCATGACCTTTATTATCGAGATCGTCGTGACGTACAGAGTGTTGAATGGGCTAAGCACCTTAAAAGAATTCGTATTTGTAACGATTGGGTTATTGATGGCGATTGTGTCATTGCTCCCTGGCTTATTGGGGAAGATTATAAAAAAATACAAACCCTAAACGCAAAATACCTGTTTGGTCACTTTGAACTACCATCATTTTATATGAATGCTATGGTTGAAATGCCCGATCACGGTGAAATCAACCGTAATCACGTATTACAATTTGGGCATGTTTTCACAGGACATTTTCATAAAAGACAAACAAAAGGAAACGTAACATATATTGGTAACGCATTTCCGCATAACTATAGTGATGTAAATGATGATGATCGTGGTATGATGATACTAGAATGGGGTAAAGAACCACAATTTCGTTCTTGGGATAATCAACCTAAATTTCGTTCGTATACTTTATCAGAAATTTTGGATAACCCTGATAAATTACTGTTACCTAATACAAGCGTAAAAATACAAATTGATCGTGAAATCAATTACGAAGAATCAAGTTCAATCAAGGAAACTATTATGAAAGAATATAATTTAAGAGAAATGACCTTAATTCCACAACGTGTTGACATTGAAACTGATACCACAGATCAAGTAAACTTACAATTTGAGAGTGTTGATACTATTGTATTGTCACAAATTGAACAACTTGAAGCAGGTGCTTATGATAAGCAACTGCTACTTAACATTTACAGAAATTTATGATCGTTATAAAAGAATTAACCATTAAAAACTTCCTATCAGTAGGCAATGTTACACAAAAAATTAACTTCAATCGCAACGATTTAACTCTTATTCTTGGTGAAAATCGTGATTTAGGTGGAGATGGTGCACGTAATGGCACAGGAAAATCCACTATTGTACAAGCACTTAGCTATGCTCTATACGGTTCAGTTCTTAATAATATCAAAAAAGATAATCTAATTAACCTTACTAATGGTAAAGGTATGCTCGTTACCGTTGATTTTGATATCAATGGCAAAGAATATCGTATTGAACGTGGGCGAAAACCTAATATATTGAAGTTCTATGTAGACAATTCCGAACAAGAATTTGATGAAGATGATAGCGAAAGTCAAGGTGAAAGTAAAGAAACCCAAGCTAAAATCGAGTCTATGATAGGCATTTCTGCTGAAATGTTTAAGCATATTGTTGCATTAAACACCTATAATGAACCATTTTTAGCACTTAAAGCAGCAGATCAACGTGAAATTATTGAACAATTGCTTGGTATTACCTTGCTTAGTGAAAAAGCTGAAGGTATTAAAGAACTCAATCGTAACGTAAAAGAACAAATTCAAAAAGAGGAATTTAAGATACGTAGTGTGCAAGATGCCAATACAAAAATCCAAGAACAAATTGATAATCTTAAGCGTAGACAAACACTTTGGACTACAAAAAAGAATGAAGATATTACCAATTATACGAATCAATTAATTGAATTATACAAAATTGATATTGATCAAGAAATTAGTGCGCATCGTTCTTTAGTGATTTATAATGAAAAACAAACAACATTAACCAATGCTAAAAATCATTATGATACTGAGCTGTCTAAACTTACTAACCGATACAATGAAACTGTTGTGTCAAATCGGAAAGAAAGTAGTGCTATCAGTACACAAATGAATAATTTACAGAATATTGACATTCATATCGAAATTTCAAACTTAAAAATTATTTCTGAAATTAGGGAAAAAACAATTAAACGTGATAATACAAAGAAATTATTTACAAACGCTAATGCTACTTGTATACGTTTAAAAAAAGCTATTGATGATATTAATGGAGAACTAGTTAAGTTATATGACCACAAATGTTATGCATGTGGTCAAGATTTTCATGATAATAGCCTTAAAATTGTTATAGAGGATAAAGAAACTAAGCTAGAAGAACTTAAGGTAGAATATGATACTGCACAAACACAATACGCAGAATATGAAACTATTCTTAAAGAAATTGGTGATATACCATTAACTCCTACTGTAGTGTATAAAACTTTGGAAGAAGCGATTAATCACAAGTCTACCATAGATTCGTTGGATGAAAAATCAAAAAAGTTGTTAGAAACTATTGACCAAGCTAAAAAATTATATGAAAAGGATATTACAGCACTTGAACAACAATACAATATAGTTGTTAGTAAGATTGGTGATATCGGAACAAAACCAACTATTATCTATAAAAATTTAGAAGAAGCATTAAAACATCAAAGTACGGTTGAAAAGTTAGAGCAAGCCTTAGAAAAGCGTGTTGATGAGTTTGATCCTTATGCTGACCAAATCAATGATATGCAAAATAATAGTCTTGTTGAGGTTAATTTTGGCACGTTAAATGATTTAACTAAGGTATTAAAGCATCAAGAATACTTGTTAGACTTGTTAACAAATAAGAAATCTTTTGTTCGTAAGAAGATTATTGAACAAAATTTAAGTTATTTGAATACTCGTTTAGGTAATTATTTGGATAAAATGGGTTTACCTCATCGTGTTAAGTTTCAAAATGATCTTAGTGTAGAAATTACAGAGCTAGGTCGTGATTTAAGTTATGGCAATTTTAGTCGTGGTGAAAGCACTCGTTTGATACTATCACTATCATTTGCTTTCCGTGATGTATGGGAAAACCTGTATCATAGTATCAATTTATTGTTTATTGATGAAATGATTGACAATGGATTAGATACGGTCGGTGTAGAAAATGCCATTGGATTGTTTAAAGAATTAGGTAGACGTAGAGATAAATCGGTATGGTTAATCTCACATCGTGATGAATTGGTAAGTCGTGTTAATAACGTATTACATGTGATTAAAGAGGGTGGTTTTACTCGTTACTCTAATGTCAATGAAAAATTTGCGTTGCCGATATAAAGATATAAGTAAAATATATGCCATCTGCTAGTAAAATTAAAGGAAGTTCATTTGAGAGGGATATTGCAAAATATTTGTCCGATCTATATAATGAGTCTTTTGTACGTGTTCCAAATAGTGGAGCATTTATTGGTGGTATTAACAAAGATAGGAAATCTTATTTGCATGAGGGACAGGTTCGCAGTTTTAAGGGAGATATAATTCCTGGGGAATCGTTTCAATTATTAAATATAGAATGCAAAAACTATGCAGATTTTCCGTTCTATCAAATTCTAACTACATGTAAATTATTAGATGATTGGTTAGATCAATTGATGGATGTAAGTGATAAGGATGATTTGAACGTTCTTTTTATGAAATTCAATCGTAAAGGTCGTTATATTGCAGTAGAACAAAAACATAAATGGAAAATGAACAATTACTTAGTATATCATAGTGATATATATGGTTCATGGATTATCTCAGAATTAGAACATTTTTTTAAATTAAACTCAGGTCTCTTCAAAACTCTCTCCAAAAATAATACTTAGGTCTACTCTAAGGTCTCAAAATCATAGAACAATAGGTTTGGTTGCATGACCTGTAACGCAACGAAGGTATATCAATGAACGTTGGTCAATGCCTGAATCACTGCCGTTCTACAGTGGCTTCAATGGACTACCCTCAAGGAGGATGCTTTAAATGGGTGCTCGCATGTCACATTTCCATTGTCGTAATAGTTGAATTCATTGAGAAATGAGTTGGAGTATGTAGTAATGTACTAAGTGTCTGATCATAATAATATGGGCAAAGGGTCAGAATCAGGTTATAAATTAATTCACTGCGGTTTATAACGGGTATAAAATACCACTGATGTATACGATATATTTCTTGTTAGTAACAAGTTTTGGGGTGATATAGTCAAACCTACCTGAATAAAATATATGAAGTGAACCCTATCCACGTAATGTGGGCGTTGGCAAACAAACAAAAAGGGACAATATAAATTATTAATTTTATATTTACCCCTTTTTTTGCGTTAAGCAACAACCAATTATTATAACTTTTTATTATTTTGAGCGTCGCTGATTAAAGGCATTTGATAGAACCCCCCTAATACAAATGATGTGCTGAAAATCCCCCCACCTATTAATGGCTTTATTACCCCCCATGGTTTTCAACACATTGAGTTTAAAAAATAAAAAAAGAAAAAAAGATTTTTGTTTTTTCGAATTTATGAGAAAAAACAAAAATAGATGACTGCAGGTCGATAGACCAAAGTCATCTTTAAAGAAAAGCAAGGATGATATTAAGGCATTATCAACAAAAAATTCAATGTAAGTTTCAAATAAAAAATTTTTAAAAGAAAGGTAAACCACTTTTTTTTGTGGTTTCTAAATTATCATCTATAAGTTGGTTAATTAGTTGTGTTTCTGTGGGTGATAAATTCATTGCATCAGTATACGATAGTGATCCACGCATATACCAAGACAAACGCAATGCATTAGATTTAATATTTTTTACTTCTTCGTCAAGTGATTTTACTAGCTTCTCTATGTCATCTTGTGACAAATAGAGAAGCTTTAGTCGAAAAAATCGGTAACATTAAATGCAACGGTTTGTTTATATTCGTGTTTACAATTAATACATTTAAATTGAAGTGGTTTACTTGAACTACTATCTCGTAATTCAATACTTTTATCACGAATTTTATCATACATTTTTTTATCACAATTTTGTAAAAAATCTAGAATAAAATTTTGATCAGTTACCGTTGTTTCAGGAGTTTTTATATATTGAATACTTTTACCAAGAATTTTTTGACTTAATTCATTCATTTTAGCTAATAATTCACTTGCTGCTTTATTTTTAGCTTCACCATTTTCAAATGAATCAAGTTGTGCTAAACCACGTTGAATTTCAAATTGTTCAGTATTATTTGCGTTGTTTTGTTGATATGTTACTTCATTGAATTTAACTGAAAGATCACCTAGCATAAGTTCTTTATTATAATCTCCAACACTAATACCACTTAATAATTGTGAAAGATTTACTCCAAATCTCATTGTTTCACTACAACTAGGGCAGCTAGTATCAACATCCATTTCGTCACCTGTAGTAGCAATTTTTATAGCAATAAGTATAGTTTCAATATCACTATTAATAATTTTCCATGGATTTTTAATGGATGGGACACAACTTTTAATAATTGATACTACTGCTGATCCATTAAAAAGTGCATCAGGAGTACGTGAAGTAATTTCATCATTAGCTGTCATTGGATATACAGGTAATTCTCCTGTAGGAGGAAATTCTATAATATCAGGCGTGTAATTAAACTTACTTGGTAATCTAATATGTATCGCAGGTCTGCGAAAATACTGCTTAAGTGGGTTATTTTCCATCATTTGGTTAAAATCTCCATATATATTGTTGGATAAATATATTTAATCTTAAAAAAATATGATATAAAAAATGGCAGATCAACTTGATCCTGATATAATACAACAGTTAAATGAGAAATTTAACGAATTAGCTGCTATTACCTCGTCTGCTGCAGCACGAGCTAGTGCAAGTGCTTCTGCTACTCAAAATCAAACTGCAGCAGCAAAAAAAAATACTGATGCAAGTAATGATAATTTTGAAGCTATAAGACGTGCAAATCAAGCAATACGACAACAATCAGGTGCAGTAGATTCTAGTCGTGCTACTATTAATAGATTAAATGCTAGTATTCAAGATCAGTACAAAGCTTACGAGGCCAATCAAAAAGCTATAGAAGAAATTGAAAAGGCTACTAATAAAGCAGCACAACAGGAGCGTAATAAAGCAATTCATCTTGAGCGTGCAGTAGAATCCACAATTGCTGCATTTGAACAATTAGGCAAAGCTATATTTGATTCTAGTAGGGGAATGTCAAAATATACAGGTGTAGTTGAAAACCTTACAACTGCAGTAAGTGCGTTGTTATTAATTTTTGGCGGTCCGTTACTCAAAGTGGTAGGTTTAGTTGTTGGAGCATTAGGTAAATTATTTGGTGCGCAATTAGAGCAAATTGAAGCAAGTAATAAATTATATGAATCGTTAAGTGAATTTGGTGCATTAAGATTAGATGAGTTTGGTAATGGTATACAGTCTATCACACAAGATGTACATAAATTTGGATTAACAGTAAAGAATGATGGTGGATTATTTGTAGATAGTATGAAAGGTATGTCCAAGGAGATTGTTGCGCTTGGAGGTACAGTAGGTCAAGGTCGTGGACAATTAGCGGATGCTTTTGGTGCAAATATTGGTGCACCTATTGAAGATGAATTACGCAGACTTGGTTATAATAGTCAAACATATTTTAAATCATGGGCAAAAGCTACGCAATTAGCTATACAATCAGGTCAAGCTGTTGGTAAAAGTAATTCGGAGTTAAACAAACAAACCAATCAATATTTAAAAACGTTAACTGAACTAAGTGAATTAACAGGTATTTCACGTGATGAGCAAATGGCTATACGTGAAAGAGCAATGCAAGATGAAGCTTATTTCATGAAACGCCGTGAAATTGCTGCTAGTGGGGATGACAAAGCTTTAGAACGTTTTGATAAATTAACTACGGTAACAAATCAGTTTGGTGATGGAATTGGGCAGGTAATTAAAGAAGTAACGAATGCAGGTGGAGTAGTTACTGAAAGAGCAGCAGAAATTAATGCATTTACAAATGGAGCAATTGAACGTGCCACACAAGCATATAATCGTGGTGCGATTGATGAACAACAGTTACGTAAAGAAATTGCAGAGGCAGTTAATTCATTAAGAGAAAGATTTGGTTCAAAAGCTATAGCGATTTTGGGTAATGATTTTGCAAAAGCGATAGGCTTATCAAGTGAAGCAATGAAGGCATCTGCGACTATAGAAAAACAATCTGCGGATGCAGCAAAAACAGCAAGAAATGTCATAGATAAAATTGCTGCAGAAGGTGCAGGAAAAGAACGTCAAATTGCAATTGATGAAAACAAAATGGCTATAAAAAATCAACAAGCCTTAGAAAAAGTCATTCAAGTGACAAATGGACCGCTTATTGGGGCTTTTGAAAAATTAATTCAAGTCACTAATAAGTTGCGTGATGCTTTTGTAAAAATATTACGTATGGTTGGTATTGATGCTGAAGCGGGTACATCAGCGGAATCAAAAAGACGTGTACAAGCTGCTGAAAGTTCATTAGAAGAGACCAAAAAAAGTTTAGAATTTCAAAAACAGCAAGCTCAAAAAACTGCGATGAGAGCAGCAGGTATTAAAGAAGGTGAGACAGGAACAGAGGAGCAACGTAAAAAGTATCAAGAAATATACAATAAAGAATTAGAACGTACTACAAAATTTGACCGTGAACGTATTGCTTCATTAGAAACGCAACGTGCATTATCACTTGAAGAAGAGCGTGATCGTTTAATTAAAGAGGGTTCATTAAAAGAAGAGGTAAAACAAAATAAAGAATTAATTGCAGCAAAAGAAAAAGTTGCAGAAGTTGATAAATTAATTGCTGATTATGAGGGCCGTAGAAAAAAGGTCCTAGAATCGTTAAAACTAACTGAAGAAGATTTAAAAGGGCGTAATTATGCAAAAAATATAGACGTTGTGCGTAAGGCAGAGCAGAAATATTTAGAAGATTTAAAAGAACAGCGTGGTATAAGAGCAGCAGAATATGCTAAAAAGTTAGAGGAACAAGTTAAACCTGCTCGTGAAGGTGTTGCTGAACCTACAAGTAAATCTGCATCTACTACTATATCTGTAGCAGATGCAAAACAATTTGAAGGTACACAAAAAGAGTTTTATGATAAGATGTATAAAACTTTGCTTGACGAAGCCAAGAAAGCAGGATTAAAGAATGCAGAAGTTATAGCAAAATTAGGTGCGTCACAATCTGCATTAGAAACAGGTTATGGCAAATCTACTGCAGGTGCTGAAAATTATTTTGGGATAAAAGCACAAAAAGGTCAGCCTAGTAACACTGTAGAAACTACTGAATGGGATGAAAAGAAACAACAATACGTAAAACAATCTGCTGCGTTTAGAAAATATGGTAGTATGCAAGAATCTGCTGCTGATTATATTAAGTTTTTACAAGAAAATAAACGATATAGTAAGGTATTAAGTGCTGAAAATATAGCGGAAGCTATAGCAGAGCAGGGTAAGACAGGATATGCTACTGACCCACAGTACGTAAAAAAATTAGCTGATATTACTGCAAGGGCAGAAAAAACTTTTGCTCCACAAACTCAAATCGCAGCAGTAAAACCTGAAAAACAAGCAGTGCCAGCACAAAAACCACAAGTAGCAACTGCTCCACCTGAAAAACAAGCAGTGCCAGCACAAAAACCACAAGTTGCAGCGGCATCTCCCGAAAAACAAGTAGAACCACAAAAAGTACAAGTTGCTTTATTAACATCTGAAAAACAAGCAGTGCCAGCACAAAAACCACAAGTAAATCTACCTGATATTAATAAAATGTATGGAGGTGGATTATCTGCCAATCCAATGACAGATAGTTTGCGTTATAGTGAAAAAGATGAAGTAATTAATTTATATAATAAATTAGCAGAATTATTACCAATAAAAGAATTGATTGCTGCTATAAATCGACAAACTGATTTATTAGTAGCAGGTATTGATGGCATGAAGGATAAAATGACTGAAAATAATAGCATAGCGAGTGATCAATTATTGTACTTACAGACCTAATATATAAATACATAATGGCTTATAAAAAGAAATTTTCTAATTTTCATGGTTCATTATCACCAATAAGTGGTGGTAATAATAATACGGGAGCATGGAATGGTGGCATGGGACAAGAACCTACGGGTGGGTGGAATAATGATTTTGCGTTTCGTAACTATCAAAGTCGATTACCTGAGGTTTATACAGGGCATCCTAATCGTATAGAACGATACAATCAATATGAAATGATGGATGTTGATCCTGAAATCAATGCATGTTTAGATATTTTAAGTGAATTTAGCACACAATCCAATGATCAAAATGGTACACCATTTGAAATTACATGGAATGATGATCCTACAGATATTGAAGTAGATTTAGTTAAAAAACAGTTGCAACAATGGTGTAAGTTAAACGAATTTGATACTAGAACATTTAAAATTTTTAGAAATACAGTAAAGTATGGCGATCAAGTTTTTGTACGTGATCCTGAAAACTTTAAATTATATTGGATTGACATGACAAAAGTAATTAAAGTTATTGTCAATGAAACTGAGGGTAAGTTACCTGAACAATATGTTATTAAAGATATCAATCCAAATTTACAGAATCTGACCATAGCTGAGAAAACCACAACGGATTTTCAAGCGCAACCTCCTACTGCGGGGTATAGTGCACCATATTCATATACTGTACCAAATGAACCATATGGTACGACAGGTACACGTTTTAGTTTAGGTATTAATGAAAGCGCAATCGATGCTAAGCATATTGTGCATTTGTCATTAACAGAGGGTTTAGATCGTTATTGGCCTTTTGGACAAAGCATTTTAGAAAATATCTTTAAAGTATATAAACAAAAAGAATTATTAGAGGATGCGATATTAATTTATCGTGTTCAACGTGCTCCTGAGCGTAGGGTATTTAAGATTGACGTAGGTAATATGCCTAGTCATTTAGCGATGCAATTTGTTAATCGTATCAAAGATGAGATACATCAACGTAGAATACCTAGTGTACATGGTGGTAGTAATGTATTAGATGCAACTTATAATCCATTATCAATCAATGAAGATTATTTCTTTCCAACTACTGCAGAGGGTAGAGGAAGTAGTGTCGAAGTCCTCCCAGGTGGACAAAATCTAGGTGAAATTGATGATTTAAAATATTTCAATAATCGTTTAGCACGTGGTTTACGTATTCCTAGTTCATATTTGCCAACAGGTCCTGATGATCAAACTACACCATTAAATGATGGTAGAGTAGGAACTGCTATGATTCAGGAATTTCGTTTTAACAAATATTGTGAACGATTACAGGGATACATTGCACGAAAGATGAGCGAAGAATTTAAATTATTTTTGCGTTGGCGTGGATTTAATATTGATAGTGGATTATTTGATATAAAGTTTAATGAACCACAAAACTTTGCAAGTTATCGTCAGGCTGAGTTAGATACAGCAAGAGTAAATACGTTCACTACTATGGCTGCGTTGCCTTATATGAGTACTCGTTTTTGTTTAGAAAGATTTTTAGGTTTATCACAAGAAGAAATCAAGAAAAATGAACAATTATGGGAAGAAGAACGTACAAAACCTGAAGAAATTGGAGCTAAAGGAAGTGATTTGCGCAATATTGGTATATCAACAAGCGATATTGAAAAAGATCTTGAGACTGCTGAAGATATGGATACAGAAGAAGATATTGAAGGTGAGCCTGCTGAAGTTACAGAACCTGTGGCAGGACCTGAAGCAGCAGGTGGGGCAGCTATACCACCTGCACCACCAAATGTATAAATAAAGTTATGCACTTATTTGAATTTTATAACGCAGCACCAAAAGGAATGCAAGATGTGGAAGATGATCACAGTCAACCACGTTGGGGTGATTCACGTAAAACCAAGGGTTTAACATTAGCAGCTATCAATAAAATTCGTAGGATGAAAGAAGTTAGGTCATACGAACAAGCAGAAAATCTTAAGAAAGTTCGCAAGCAATATGCACCTCCTGCACCTGAAGGTGCACTCTAAAACGTATATTTAAAACAAAAACGTAAAAAAATAGCACTTTTAGCGGTGTTTTTTTGCATATTAGGTAAATAAATGAAGCACAAGCCATTTACCTAAGGAGAATATATTAAATGTCTACAGCAAAATTTGAAAAGCTAATTGATCTCATCATCAATGAGGATCAAGAGCGAGCAGAACAATTATTTCACGAGATTGTAGTAGAGAAGTCACGGGAAATTTATGAAAATCTCATGGATGAAGAAATGAATGAAGATATGTCAGAAGATCTTCTAGATGAGATTGAAACAGAAGAATCAGGCATGTCAGGCATGATGGAAGCGGGTGAAGAAGAAGATGAAGAAGAAGACTTGGACTTTGACGCTGTTACTACTGATACGGATATTGACGGTGGTGACGACATGGGTGGTATGGGTGACATGGGTGACATGGGCGATGAAGAAGCACCTGCAACAAAAGGTGATATTCAAGATTTAGAAGATAAGCTTGATGAACTTATTGCTGAATTTGAAGCTATGATGGGTTCAGGTGATGAAGAAGAAGGCGAAGAGGAAGGCGAAGAGGAAGGTGAAGAGGAAGGTGAAGAGGAAGAAGGCGAGAGCATGGTTGCTGAAGCTGTAAGCCTTAAGCAAGTTGGTGGTGCAACTTATGATAAGTTTGGTAAGATGGGTGATGATGGTTCTAATACCAAGAGTCCTGCATTAACAAAGCCTAAAGTTGTACAAACAGGTGCTAAGCCCGTAAATTTTAGTCAAGGTGGTGATGAATCAGTACCTTCAAGTCCAAAAGCCAATATGGGATACATTAAGCAGGGTGGTGATTTAATGAGTGGTGCGAAGAATGCGCCTGGGGCGACTTTCAATGAAAAGGGCGAATCAACACCAAAACCTGTAACAAAAGATGCAGCTTCTGATAAGCGTAGTCCTGTAGCAGAAAGTAAAAAATCTGTTAAAAAAGTAGTACGCTAAGGATTTAAGTACAATGGCATATTTACGTGAACATCTAACTTTTGACAGAGCGGGATTAATTGTTGAATCTGTTAAAGAGGGTGATGAAAAAGTTAAAGCACTTTATATGAAGGGTATTTTCATACAAGGTGGCGTAAAGAATGCTAATGAACGTGTTTATCCTGTAGATGAAATTGAACGTGCAGTAGAAACATTAAACGGGCAAATTAGTGAGGGATACAGTGTTTTAGGTGAAGTAGATCATCCTGATGATTTAAAGATAAACTTAGATCGTGTATCCCACATGATAGTCAATATGTGGATGGATGGTCCTAATGGGTATGGAAAGTTAAAAATTTTACCTACACCGATGGGAAATCTTGTTTCTACGATGTTAGAGAGTGGAGTGAAGTTAGGTGTATCTAGTCGTGGTAGTGGAAATGTCAATGACATGAATGGACGTGTTAGTGATTTTGAAATTGTAACGGTTGATATAGTAGCACAGCCAAGTGCACCGAATGCATATCCAAAAGCTATCTATGAAGGATTAAGGAACATGAAGGGTGGTAATCGTGTTTTAGAGAATTTAAAGGATAGTAAACTAGACAAGGATGCACAAGTTCAAAAGTATTTAAAAGAGTCGGTAGTTAACCTTATTAAGGAGTTGAAATTAAAATGATTTCAACTTTAATAATACCCGTGAGTTCGGGGTTAAACGGACTAACCAATAAAGGGGAACATACAAATGTTTGATGCTATTAAGCCATTGCTTGATAACGGAATCATTAATGAAGACACAGGTCGTGCTATAAACGAGGCTTGGGAGTCAAAATTGAATGAGGCACGTGAGCAAGTACGTGCTGAATTGCGTGAAGAATACGCAAGAAAGTACGAGCATGATAAAAATGTAATGGTTGAAGCCCTTGACAAGATGGTATCAGTAGGCTTACAAGCTGAGATTGCTGAATTTCATGAAGAGCGTAAAGCTATGAATGAGGACAGAGTAAAAGCAAAAGTTGCTTTACGTGAGAATGCACGTAAGTTCAATGATTTTATGGTAACAAAATTAGCAGAAGAAATCAAGGAATTACGTTCTGATCGTCAAACTCAGATGGAAGGTCGTCAAAAATTAGAGCAGTTTGTTGTACATGCACTTGCACGTGAAATTAAAGAATTTAGTGAAGATAAAAAACAAGTTGTAGAAGCTAAGGTTAAGTTAGTGGCTGAAGCAAGAAAGCAACTTGAAGCATTAAAAGCAAAATTTATTTCAGAAAGTGCTAAACGTGTCAACGAAAGTGTTACTAAACATCTTAAGGGTGAAATTAGTCAATTAAAAGAAGATATCAAAGTTGCCACAGAAAACAATTTTGGTCGTCGTCTATTTGAAGCATTTGCTACAGAATTTAGTGCAACGCATCTTAATGAGAAAGCAGAAACACGTAAATTATTGTCACAAATTGTAGAAAAAGACAAAAAATTGGCTGAGTCCATTGCTGAAGTTAAGAAAGCTAAAACTTTAGTTGAGAGTAAAGAGCGTGAAGTTCGCATTATTAAGGAAAGTAATCTTCGTGAAAAGGCCATGACAGAATTGTTAGGTACATTAAATGAGGAAAAAGCTAGCGTAATGAAGGGCTTGCTCGAAAGTGTGCAGACAAGTAAGCTAAAGTCTGCATATGATAAGTATTTGCCTGCTGTACTAAATCATGGAACAGAAAAACCTACTGTAAAAAAGCAAGTAATTTCTGAAAGTGTAGTAACAGGTAATAAAACTGCCGTTAAACAAGATGTTGAAGTCGAAGAAGAACGTGATAACGTCATTGCGATCAAACGTTTGGCAGGGCTTTAATTTGACATATTACAGGAGATAAGAAAAAATGTCTAAAGTATTATTAGAGAGCCGTTGGGGTGAAACAAAAGAAGCCCTTCTAGAAGGTCTCAAAGGAACTCGTCGTTCAACAATGGGTGTCATTCTTGAAAACACTCGCAAGCAGTTACTTGCTGAATCTTCAGCAGGTACAACTACAGCAGGTAACATTGCAACACTTAATCGTGTTATTCTTCCCGTTATCCGCCGTGTTATGCCAACCGTTATTGCTAATGAGTTGGTTGGTGTTCAGCCCATGACAGGACCCGTAGGTCAAATTCATACACTACGTGTTCGTTATGCAAATAATATGAACGATACAAGCGCAGCACAAACAAGTGTTGTTGCAGGTGAAGAAGCATTGTCACCATTCAAGATTGCTCAAGCATATTCTTCAGCAAGTAGTACAACTGCAGGTGTGGTTAACACAAACCAAACACGTTATACTGCGGCAGATACAAGTGTTCTTGAAGGTAGTGGTGGTCGTCAAATCAGCGTACAGATCTTACGTCAGGCTGTTGAAGCTAAGTCACGTAAGTTACAAGCACGTTGGACATTTGAGGCTGCACAAGATGCACAGTCACAGCATGGCATTGATGTTGAAGCTGAAATCATGGCAGCACTTGCGCAAGAAATTACTGCTGAAATTGATCAAGAAATTCTCTTATCATTACGCAGTCTTGCAGCTACAGAATTCACATACAATCAAGCAACCGTTTCAGGTACAGCTACATTTGTAGGTGATGAGCATGCAGCATTAGCAGTATTAATTAATCGTGTTGCCAATTTAATTGCTCAGCGTACACGTCGTGGTGCAGGTAATTGGGCAGTTGTTTCAAGCGAGAGTTTAACAATTCTCCAAAGTGCAACAACATCAGCATTTGCACGTACTACAGAGGGTACTTTTGAAGCACCAACAAATACAAAATTAGTTGGTACATTAAATAATGCAATGCGTGTTTTTGTTGATAGCTATGCTCCAACAGGTACAGCAGTTCTTGTTGGTTATAAAGGTTCAAGTGAAACAGATGCAGCAGCATTCTATTGCCCATATATTCCATTAATGAGCAGTGGTGTTGTTTTAGATCCAACAACATTCGAACCCGTAGTCTCGTTCATGACTCGTTATGGATATATCGAGTTAACGAATACAGCATCATCATTTGGTAATGCTGCTGACTATGTTGGTGAAATTGCTGTTCAAAATGTAAGTTTTCAGTAAAATCAGTTATTTACAAAATTTTTTGAAAATAACTTACCAACAAAAGGGGCACGAAAGTGCCCTTTTTTATTGACATTTTTTCTAAAAAACGATATATACATCTTTAATTCAAATGTTATTGGATCAAGATATGAAAGATAAAATTGTAGAAATTGTTGAGAAATACTCCAAGCATTACGTTAGGATGATTAAAAACAGAGAAGAATTAATGACATGGGTAGTGACTCATAGCAAAGTTAGTAGTGATGATATTGGGTTACTAATTTATAGTGCATTAAATGATGTTAGTAATGTGTGTCCATATGGCAAGGAAAAAAAGTTTGGTGGACTTTCAGTAGGTTTGCGCAATTGCGGATCATCTAAAGTTTGCCAATGTACACGTGAGCAAGTATCAAAATCGGTAATTCAAACTAAAAAAACGATTACTGAAGAACAACAAAAAAAAATTAATATAAAAAGGGCAAAAACTAATTTAGAAAAATATGGTGTTGAAAATATTGGACAAACAAATTTGGCTAAATTAAAGCATCGTGAATTTTATTTGACCCATGAAAATAAGAAAAATACCATTGAGTCAAAAAGCGCAAAACAGATTGGATATGAAAAGTTTAAAGGTTATATAGATAAACAATACAATTTTAAACTTTTGACCACTTTAGAAGAATATCGGGGTATACGTCAAAAAGATGCCTATGAGTACTTATTTCAGTGTAACATTTGTAAAGATATAGTATCATATCGATTCTATCATAAACGAGGTATTACTTGTGACAAATGTAATCCTAAAAAACCTTTATATACAAGTCATGAAGAACAATCGATTTTTGATTATATAACACAGGATTTAAAAGTTAATGGTGTACAAAGTGACAAAAAGCTTATAAATCCGTATGAATTAGATATGGTATTTCATGAATATAAAATTGCTATTGAATATTGTGGATTATATTGGCATAGTGAATTAAGTTCAGGAAAGCATAGAAACTATCATAAAACCAAAATGGAATTAGTCAATGAGTTAGGATACAGATTAATTACTATCTTTTCCGATGAATGGTTAAACAAAAAAGAAATTGTTAAGAAAAGATTACAGCATATTTTCAACAAAAGTACAAGTAAGCAGTATGCAAGAAATTTAAAGGTTGTTGAGATAACAAACACAGACGCAAAGTCCTTTTTAAATCAATATCACATTCAAGGTTATACGATTGCTCCAATAAAATTGGGATTAGTAGACAATTATGGAAAATTATTTGCTTTGATGACGTTTTCAAAAGGTAGAGCATCATTAAATTCAAGTGATGAATACGAATTAGTACGCTATGTGACAAATGGGACAGTTGTTGGGGGTGCAGGAAAGTTATTGAAATATTTTACGAAGCTTTACAATCCTAAAAAAATAGCTACTTATGCTGATTTACGTTGGAGTCAGGGTAATTTATATAAGGTGTTAGGTTTTAATAGAGTTGGTGATGCAAAAGTTGGATATTGGTACGTTGAAAATTATAATAAAAGATTGCATCGATATAATTTTACTAAGCATAAGTTAGTTAGAATGGGAGCAAATTCATTACTTACAGAATGGAAAATAATGCAAAATTTAAATTATGACCGAATTTGGGATTGCGGTCATCAAAAATTTGAATTAATATTATAACGATTTGAAGTTTTTCAATTTATCATATGGATATATCATTTCAGTAAAATCAGTTATTTACAAAATTTTTTGAAAATAACTTACCAACAAAAGGGGCACGAAAGTGCCCTTTTTTTAATTTTAGTATTTTAAGAATAAAATTTATTTCTAATTATTGAAACAGTTTATATTTAAAAATAAATAAATAATTAGAGAATGTTAATATTTTGGGGATAAAAATGGCAGAATGGGTATTAGTTGAAAATAATGAAATTATTGAATATCATGATAAATTGCCTAGGAATTGGAGAAATATTTCGGGATTACATCTGTCTATTAATGATACAGTTTTTTTAAAATCTTTAGGTTGGTTCAAGGTACAAAAAATTGCTTTGGATAATGGGCAAGTGGTATCTCATTATGATTATTCAATTTGTGATGATTATGTTTTAGAAACTCCTATTTATAAAATTTTTTCTGCAGAAGACAATTACAATATACAACAGCATGATTTAAATCTTTTATTAGAATATGTTAGATCTGAACGTAATAAAAAATTGTTAGAATCAGATTATACACAATTAACAGATGTTATTGAAAAACATACAGATAATGAAAAATTAGCATGGAAAACTTATAGACAAGCTTTACGTGATTTTCCTGCCACAGTACATATTGGAAATAATGTACAGAATTTGAATTGGCCTAATTTTGATAATATTCTTTTAGATTTAGAGATTAATGTTCAAAATGAGATTATTATTCAAGAAAGTATAGAAGAAAATATTCAAAATGCAGAAAATAATCAAGAAAGTATAGAGTCTAGTATTTGAAAAAAAATGAGTATAAATACTAAATGTTATTAGCTACCTTAATACAAACAGGAACATATTTTCCTCCTGCCCCAGGTAAGCTCTTATACCTTTGGGGCAATAACACTTATGGACAATTAGGTGATGGTACTACAGTAAGTAAATCATCACCTGTTTTAGTTCCTACTTCATCATGGAAACAAGTATCGGTTAATAGATTTTACACCGCTGCTATTCGTTCTGATAATTTATTGTTTGCTTGGGGTAGAAATAATTATGGACAGTTAGGAGATGGCACAACAGTAAACAAGTCATCACCTGTACAAATTGGTTCTTCACAATGGAAATCAGTTTCGGTTGCTACATCTAATACTACTGCGATTGATAATAATAATAATTTGTTTATATGGGGAGCAGGTGTATCTGTAGGTGATAATTATTTTTTAATCCCTTATAAAATAAAGCAACCATCGGGTTCAACATATATTGATTCTAGTTGGACAATGGTTAGTGTTGGTCCTTCCCATACTGCTGCTATTCGTTCTGATGGAATATTATTTACGTGGGGGTTCAATAACAATGGACAATTAGGTGACGGAACTACGGTAACTCGAACTTACCCAACTCAAATTGGCAATTTAAGTTGGAACATGGTAAGTGCAGGTGGATTACCTTCTAATAGCACTGAGTACACATTAGGTATAACAAGTAATGGGTTACTTTATTCTTGGGGATATGGTGGTAATGGTGCTACAGCAGATGGTGATTTTTATAATCCAAATGTTATCAAATTTCAAGTGGGAACAAGCTATATAGATTATAGTTGGACAGCCTTATCTTCAAGGGGTTCTAATTTTGTTCTTGCAGTTAGAAATGATGGACTGTTATTTTCTTGGGGCAGAAATCAATATGGTCAATTAGGTGATGGTACTACTGTTAATAAATCTACTCCTGTTCAAATTGGTAGTAGTAGTTGGATAGCTGTATCAACAGGATCTCTACATGCCTTAGCTATACGCAGTGGTGGAACATTATTTTCTTGGGGCAGAAATAATTATGGACAGTTAGGAGATAGTACTACTGTTAATAAATCATCACCTGTACAGATTGGTAGTAGTAGTTGGACAACTATTAGTGCATATGGTACTGTTAGTACAGGTATTAGTAACAATAATCTTTTTGTATGGGGATTTAACGGCACGGGGTTTCGTTTGGGTTTAGGTGATGGCACAACAACAAATAGATCATCCCCCGTTCAAATCGGAGATCCTGCGATAAGTTGGCAAACTGCAGTTGCAGGTGGATATCAATCAGCGACATTGAATTCTACCAATCTATTATATACATGGGGTAGAAATAATCGAGGTCAATTAGGTAGCGGCTCTACAGTTAATAGATCATCCCTTGTACAAGTTGGTGGTAGTAGTTGGACAGCTTTAAGTATGGGCATGAGTCATACTGTAGGTATTCGTTCAGATGGAATATTATTTGCTTGGGGATTAAATAATTTTGGACAATTAGGAGATGGTACTGGAATTAGTAGATCTTCCCCTGTACAAATTGGTAGTAGTAGTTGGATTGCTGTACGTGCAGGATCATATCACACTGTTGCAATAAGAAGTGGTGGAACATTATTTACTTGGGGTAGCAATTTTTTATCACAATTGGGAGACGGAAATTCACAAGGTACGACTGTGATCTCGCCCGTACAAATTGGTAGCAGTAGTTGGACAGCGATAGCTGCAGGTTCAACTTTTAGTGCAGGTATATCGGATGGATTATTATATGCATGGGGATATAATTCAAACGGACAAATTGCAGTAAGTGGTTCAACCCAAATATATAATTGGATAAGTACTAGTTCGGGTACTGATATGCATGCTGCGATTCGTAGTGATGGTTATTTATTTGCATGGGGTTTAAATTCATATGGTCGATTAGGTGATGGCACGACTATTAATAAATCATCACCTGTACAAATTGGTAGTAGTAGTTGGATTGCAGTTAGTGTGGGACAAAACTTTACTTCTGCAATACAAAGTGGTGGTACATTATTTACATGGGGGAGAAATACTTTTGGGCAATTAGGTGATGGTACTACAGTCGATAAATCATCACCTGTACAAATTGGTAGCAGTAGTTGGACAAGCGTTGCAGCAGGTGGTAGTCATGTTGTTGCAATTCGTTCTGATGGTTTATTATTTGCTTGGGGTAACAATAATTTAGGACGATTGGGTGATGGTACTACTGTTAATAAATCATCTCCCGTACAAATTGGTAGTAGTAGTTGGACTGCGGTATCAGGCGGAAGAAATCATACAATTGCTATTAGAAGCGGCGGAACATTGTTCGGATGGGGGGATGGAACTTTTGGACAATTAGGATACGGATCTACACTTAGGTTAGAACCAGGTCTTCTTAGTTACCCGCAAGACACAGCAAGTTGGACAAGCGTTGCATCAGGTGCTAGTCATGTTGTTGCAATTCGTTCTGATGGTTTATTATTTGCTTGGGGTAACAATAATTATGGACAATTAGGTGATGGCACAAATATAACCCGTAGTGTTCCAACACAAATCGGCAATGATAGTTGGACTGTAATCGGGGCGGGTCGAAGAATATCAGCAGGAATTAATAGTAACGGTATAGTATATACGTGGGGATATAATACTAACGGTGAGTTAGGAAGTGGTGATACAACAAGTAGGAACGCTCCTGGAACACTTGCGTCAGGATTTAATAGTAGATCCGCAACAAGATTAGGAGTCGGAGCTAATCATATGATGGCATACTTTCCTACACTAGGTGATGTTTACGGTTGGGGAGTTGGCTTTAATGGGCAATTGGGAACAGGAAGTAGTGGCATTACCTATCGCCTATCAACACCTACGCTCTTAGGTTTAGGTGGGGGTGAACCCCAAAAAATTTCATTAGGTGATCGTTTCTCATTAGTTTTAATTAGTAATGGTACTTTATTTGGAACAGGTTTAAATACTTATGGACAAATGAGTTCAGGAAATACAACGCAGCGAAATGTTTGGGCATCTATAGGCACGTCAATAGTATATAACGATATAGCAGCAGGTAAGGGGCATGCATTAGGTATAAGATCAACAGGTCAATTATTTGCATGGGGGAGAAATGATTTTGGGCAATTAGGTGATGGTACTACTATTAATAGACTTTCAATGGTTTCAATTGGAGCAAGTAGTTGGTCAGCAGTTGGATCAGGTATTTATGCTAATACTTCATTAGCTATCAGAAGTGGAGGAACATTATTTAGTTGGGGATTAAATTCATGGGGTCAATTAGGTGATGGTACTCAAATTAGTAAATCATCACCCGTACAAATTGGTAGCAGTAGTTGGATAGCAGTATCTGCGGGCGGTTTAAATTCTGTAGCTATACGAAGTGGTGGTACATTATTTACTTGGGGTTCAAATTCATATAGTCAATTAGGTACCAATTTGTCCCAAGTTTCTCCTGTGCAAGTAGGAAGTAGTAGTTGGACAGCGATAGCTGCAGGTTCAAATTTTAGTCTTGGAATAACAAATAATAATGCACTTTATGCATGGGGAAGAAATAATAAAAGTCAATTAGGCGTAGGTATTGTTCCCCTTACCGAACAATATACTCCTTTACAAGTAGGATTAGGTAATAGTTGGACAGCGATAGCAGCAGGTAATTATTTTAGTGCAGGTATAGATACTAATGGGTATTTGTACATGTGGGGTCAAGGAAATTACGGACAGTTAGGTTTAGGTAATCCTCCTATAAGTATATCTGTCAACCAAAGAGTTATTACGCAAGTAAAATTAGGTTTAAATAATATTTTTTCTTCAGTACAATGTGGTGGCTATGGCACCTCTGCAATAGATAGCAATAATAAATTATATGTATGGGGTAATGGCGGCAATGGTGCGAACGGTCAAAATTTAAATAATATACGCATAATTTTTAGACCATTACAAATTGGTGGTTCAAGCACTTTGCTTGGTGCAACATTTAATTCACCAACCTTAATAAATTCTTCTTCGTGGACTGCCTTATCAAGTAGCTCTGATTTTGTAGTAGGTATTAGTAGTGATAATAAATTATTTACTTGGGGCAATAATTCGTATGGACAATTAGGCAATAATACTAAAGCTATACAATGGACAAATGTAGGGCCAAGCGCATTTCTAAAAAATGGTTTATTATATGCATGGGGAGCAAATACTTACGGTCAATTAGGTGATGGTACTACAGTAAATAAATCTTCACCCGTACAAATTGGTAGCAGTAGTTGGACTGCGGTAGCATTGTCTGCAGTTAATACCCAAATTTTAAATAATCGGTTTGCATTACAAACATTTGCAATACGAAGTGATGGATTATTATTTGCATGGGGATTAAATAATTTTGGGCAATTAGGTGATGGTACGACTGTTAATAAATCATCACCGGTTCAAATTGGTAGTTCCTCATGGTCTGTAGTAGCAGGTGGCATGTACCACACTGTTGGTATTACTATTAATAATAAGTTATTTACATGGGGAAGAAATAATTATGGACAACTAGGGGATGGTACTACGGTTAATAAATCTTCCCCTGTGCAAATTGGTAGTAATGATTGGGGAATAGTTTCTGCAGGCCGTGGACTTTCTCATGCTATACGATCTGATAATCTTTTGTTTGGATGGGGAGGCAATAATACTACTGCGGGATTCATAGGTGATAACACAACGATAAGTAGATCCTCACCTGTGCAAATTGGTAGCAGTAGTTGGACAACAGTTTCGTCTTCATCCTATGGAGCTAGTGCTATACGAAGTGGTGGTACATTATTTACATGGGGTTTAAATTCATATGGTCAATTAGGTGATGGTACTACTGTTAATAAATCTTCGCCCGTACAAGTTGATAGTAGTAGTTGGGTTGCAGTAAGTAGTGGTTGGCAACACTGTTTAGGAATTAAAGCTGGTACTAATGTTGCGGTTGGAGTATTGCTTGCTTGGGGCAGAAATCAATATGGTCAATTAGGTGATGGTACTACAGTAAATAAATCTACTCCTGTTCAAATTGGTAGTACAACAGAAGTCGATGCTCCAACTTATACTAGTTGGATTATGATTTCAGCTAGGAGTGACAACTCATCTGGATTAAAACAAAATAATGTATTATATTTTTGGGGAAAAAATAATATTTCTCAAGTAGGGGATGGTACTACTATTAATAGACTAAATCCTTTTTTAATTCCTTATGTAAATCAAGAATTACAATCTTCATTCTTACAAAGTTTTAGTGGATCTCCTGTACAAATTGGTAATAGTAGTTGGACAGCAGTCAGTGCAGGCAACGCACATGTTGGTGCAATACGAAATGATAATTTGCTTTTTTCATGGGGATTAAATAATTTTGGGCAATTAGGTGATGGCACTACAGTAAATAAATCTTCACCCGTACAAATTGGTAGCAGTAGTTGGGCTACAATATCGGCAGGTTACAGACATACTGTAGCCACAACAAACAATGGCGCTTTATTTTCTTGGGGATTAAATAATTTCGGGCAATTAGGCGATGGTACTACTGTTAATAAATCATCACCTGTCTTTATTGCAGGAACTTATCAATCAAGTCTTAGATCTTGGAAATTTGTAAATACAGGTCAAGATTCTACTCTTGCTATTGATAATACCGATAAATTATATGCTTGGGATTTGGTGTACCTAATGCAACAACGGGAATGCCGCAATTTACTGCATCAACAATTGATACAAGCAATCCATATCCTATTCGAACACTGAAAATAAAAACTGCACTTAATCCTGCTGCCTTTCCTGATTATCAATGGATTGCAGCCTCAACTTGCGGAAATATGAGTTTTGGAATACGAAATGATGGTATTTTATTCGCATGGGGATATTCAAATAATGGTGGTTCAGGATCGCTTACAAATAAATTTGTAAATCCACCATCACCTATACTTGTACAAGGTAGCACTTTTAGCCAATTTGTTGCTGTAACTTCAGGCGATCAGCACAGTGCTGCAATTCGTAGTGGTGGTACATTATTTACTTGGGGATTAAATTCATTCGGTCAATTAGGTGATAGTACTACAGTAAGTAAATCTTCGCCCGTACAAATTGGTAGCAGTAGTTGGACTGCAGTTTGTGCGGGATCTCAAGGATTTATTCTAGCTCTTAGATCAGATAATTTACTTTTTTCATGGGGTCGTAATCAATATGGACAATTAGGTGATGGTACTACAATTAACAAATCTTCACCTGTACAAATCGGTAGTAGTAGTTGGATTGCTATATCAGGTGGTAATGGTTTTGTTGCTGCTATTCGTTCGGGTGGTACATTATTTTCTTGGGGAAGAAATCAAAGTGGACAATTAGGTGATAGCACTACAGTTAATAAATCATCACCTGTACAAATTGGTAATAGTAGTTGGATAGCTGTATCAGCAGGAGATCAACACGTAGCTGCAATTCGTAGTGGTGGTACATTATTTACTTGGGGATTAAATTCATTTGGTCAATTAGGTGATAGTACTACAGTTAATAAATCATCACCTGTACAAATTGGTAGCAGTAGTTGGAGTATTTTACCTGCAGGTTTACAAAATTCAACTATGGCATTAGATCCTACAGGAACACTTTATACATGGGGCAATAATTCCAATGGACAATTAGGCGATGGCACGTCAATCAATAAATCATCTCCTGTACAAATCGGTGGTTCGACTAAGTTTTCATATATTGCGATGGGGTTACAGACATTACCTGCATGTTTTGGGATAGCTTCAAATGGGACAATGTATTCATGGGGTGGGGATTCCACTTACCCAGGGATTGCAATCGGTAGGCCTGGGGCGTTGATTCCTGTACAAGTTGGCGCAGGGGGAATTAATGCTCAAAGTATTACATTTCAAAATTTAAATTGGTCTACCGCATCAATAGTCCAACCTGCCTCTGAAAATAAAGGTCAAGCTGCAGCAATAACAACCAATGGTACATTATATGTGTGGGGTATTAATAATTATGGTCAATTAGGTAATGGGAATACAGTAAGACAGATTTTTCCACAACAATTGGATTCAAATTCTTGGACTATGGTAAGTGTAGGCCAATACCATATGCTTGGCCTACTCCCCAACGACACATTATTTGCATGGGGTAGAAATCAATATGGTCAATTAGGAGATGGTACCACAATAAATCGTTCTTCACCTGTACAGCTTGGTGGTATTACTAGATTTAATAATGGTAGTTGGACTTTAATTAATGCAGGACAACAATTAAGCGCAGGTATTGGAAAATCAAATTCATACTTGTTTACATGGGGATCAAGTAATTTAGGTCAACTAGGACGATCAATGGGTGGTTCAGCACCTTTTCAAATTGGTACATCATCATGGACAGCAGTTTCTACAGAATTTAATCAATTTGCTGCCGCAATAAAATCTGATGGATCTTTATTCACTTGGGGACAAAATTCAAGCGGACAACTTGGAGACGGCACCACAGTTAATAAATCATCACCTGTGCAAATTGGTAGTAGTAGTTGGACAGTAGCTAGTGTAGGAGGTTCGCACACTGTAGCTATACGAAGTGGTGGTACATTATTTACTTGGGGATTAAATTCAAGTGGTCAATTAGGTGATGGTACGACTGTTAATAAATCATCACCTGTTCAAATTGGATCATCATCATGGATTGCAATTTCAGGAGGTGGATTACATTCTGCTGCAATTGATATTAATAGTTTGTTATTTACTTGGGGATTAAATTCAAGCGGACAACTTGGAGATGGAACCACTGTTAATAAATCATCCCCCGTACAAATTGGTAGTAGTAGTTGGACAGCAGTATCTGCGGGTCCTTCTAATTCTGTAGCTATACGAAGTGGTGGTACATTATTTACTTGGGGATTAAATAGCGTAGGTCAATTAGGTGATGGTACGACTGATAATAAATCATCGCCCGTACAAATTGGCAGTAGTAGTTGGACAGCAGTTAATGCGGGTTGGGTAATAATAGATGCTATAAGAAGTGGTGGTACATTATTCACTTGGGGATCAAATTCATTTTTTATTGGAAGCAGTCGCCCCCCAGGCGGCCTCTACCCATACCAACTTGGTTATGATTCATGGGCAGCATTATCTACTACAATATCAAATTCAAGTGCCGTTCGTTCTGATGGAATATTGTTTACTTGGGGAAATAATGCATCAGGACAAATAGGAGATGGCACCACCATACAAAGAGGTAGTCCTGTACAAATTGGTAGTAGTAGTTGGACTATTGTCAGCGTAAATCCGTCTGTTACAAGTGCGGTAAGATCTGACGGTTTATTATACGCATGGGGATCAAATACGTTTGGTGAACTTGCTGATGGCTCTTTTATCAGTAATTTTTCACCACAACTTGTTGGTTCGTCGCAACCATTTAGTTGGATTTCAATTACGGGTTGGGTAAAAGGTCATCGTGCAGCCATACGTTCAGATGGAATTTTGTTTACATGGGGAAGAAATACTCAAGGACAGTTAGGAAATGGTACAACAATCACCACTTCAAGACCTTCGCCTTTAGTATTTCCATATAATAAAAGTCAATGGACTGCTGTAGCTGTAAGCAATTATCATTCATTAGCAATACGTAGTGATGGTTATTTATTTGCATGGGGAGCAGGTTTGTTTGGCAGCTTAGGTGATGGTACTACAATTAGTAAATCATCACCCGTACAAATTGGTAGCAGTAGTTGGGCTGTAGTAAGTGCAGGTGGTGCCCCATTTTCGGCAGCTATACGTAGTGGCGGCACATTGTTTACTTGGGGATTAAATTCCAATGGACAATTAGGCGATGGCACGACTATTAATAAATCATCACCTGTACAAATTGGCAGTAATAGTTGGGTTGCAGTAAGTGGTGGAAGTAACTTTATTGCTGCAATACAAAGTGGAGGTACATTATTTACATCGGGAAGAAATACTTACGGTCAATTAGGTGATAGTACTACAGTTAATAAATCTTCCCCTGTACAAATTGGTAGCAGTAGTTGGATAGCGGTAAACGCAGGTAATTCACACACTGTAGCTATACGAAGTGGAGGTACATTATTTACATGGGGAAGAAATAATTATGGACAACTAGGGGATGGTACTACGGTTAATAAATCTTCCCCTGTACAAATTGGTAGCAGTAGTTGGATTGCAGTTGCAGCAGTTCTTGGAGGTGAAATTGGAAATGTAGGAGCAAGTTTGGGAATTACAGCGGATAATAGTTTATATACGTGGGGATCACCAAATAATAGCCATACAGTATCTATTGCAACAAGTCCCGCAGGTTTTACAGGAGATGCTGATTGGATAAATATTAATCCTATAAAATTTGTATCTAATTCTGTATATTTTGATAATCAAAGTTGGACAAGCGTTTCATCAGGTAATAGCCATACAGTAGCTATTCGTTCCGATAATATATTATTTGCATGGGGTAAAAATCAATATGGTCAATTAGGTGATGGTACTACTTCAGATAAATCATTGCCACAGCAAATAGGAAGTAGTAGTTGGATTGCAGTTAGTGCAGGATATAATTTTACAAAAGCATTACTAAGTAATAGTAAATTATATACTTGGGGCAGAAATAATGTAGGACAATTGGGTGATGGTACTACAGTTAATAAATCATCTCCCGTACAAATTGGTGGTAGTAGTAGTTGGAATATAATTAGTGCGGGAAATAGTTTTTCTGCTGCGATTGATTCTGATCAATATTTGTATACATGGGGTATAAATAATTTAGGACAATTAGGGAATAATACAACATGCAACCTCGCTATCCCAAACTTAATTCAAACCCCTACTTCATATAGTTGGACGATGATAGCAGCAGGATTAAGTCATACTGCTGCTATTCGTTCAGATGGTATATTATTTACGTGGGGCGGCAATTCAAGCGGACAAATAGGTGATGGAACTACGATTAATAGGAGCCCTGGGGTGTTCCAAGTTGGTAGTAGTAGTTGGACAGCAGTCAGTGTAAGTGATGGTGATACATATGCTATACGCAGTGATGGTCGGATTTTTGGATGGGGAAGCATTGCTGCAGGACAGTTAGGTGATGCAGTAACAACTGTTTTGGGTTGGAATGCTTTACAAATTGGCGGTGCACAGGGACTTGGACAGGATGTTAATAATAATATATATACTTGGGGATTGCTGGGACCACTTAATGGACCAGCATCGACCGCATCACGCTCATCACCCGTAGCAATTGGATTTTCCGCAGCTCAGGTTGATCTAGGCGGCTTTGATTCGGCTCGTGCTTTTGCATTAGCAATCACTACTACAGGCTTATTATATGCATGGGGAAATAATGCTTATGGTCAATTAGGAGATGGTACTATAATTAGTAGATCTTCCCCTGTACAAATTGGTAGTAGTAGTTGGACAGCAGTAAACGCAAATGCATTCAATACAGCCGCTGCGACACCGAACTCATGGTCTTTAGCAATTAGAAGTGGTGGCACATTATTTGCTTGGGGTAGAAATGCTTATGGTCAATTAGGAGATGGCACCACCGCACAAAGACTTAGTCCTGTACAAATTGGTAGTAGTAGTTGGATTGCAATTAGTGCAGGAGGGGTGCACACTGTAGCTATACGAAGCGGAGGTACATTATTTTCTTGGGGAAGAAATCAAAATGGACAATTAGGTGATAGCACTACAGTTAATAAATCATCTCCCGTACAAATTGGTAGTAGTAGTTGGACTGCTGTTTCAGCAGGAGGTTCTCAAAACTTAGCAATACGTAGTGATGGTTTATTATATGCATGGGGTAGAAATAATTTAGGACAATTAGGTGACGGTACTACAGTTGATAAATCTTCGCCCGTACAAATTGGTAGCAGTAGTTGGAAATTAGTATCTTCATCGGATAGTAATGGTGGAGGAATTACAATCAATGACAATTTATTTATGTGGGGAAATAATGCATCAGGACAAATAGGTGATGGTACTACAGTAAGTAAATCTTCGCCCGTACAAATTGGCGTTCCTGTACTTCCTACAGGTTATTCTTTAGGCGCAAAAGTATTAGCAGGTTCCAACTTTAGTGGAATGGTTATTAATAATAATTTATTTACATGGGGTAGAAATAATAATAGTCAATTAGGTGACGGTACTACTGTTGATAAATCAACACCTGTACAAATTAATTCCTCAGGAAGTAGTATTAATGGATCTGTGTTGAATGCTTCATTGGGTGAAAATAGTAGTTTAGCAATACGTACTGATGGAATATTATTTGCTTGGGGAATAAATTCAAGTGGACAGTTAGGTGATGGCACTACTGTAAATAAATCTACTCCTGTACAAATTGGTAATAGTAGTTGGATTGTAGTAAGTGCAGGATTTAATAATAATGCTGCAATTCGTAGTGGAGGAACATTATTTACTTGGGGAAGTAATAGTGCAGGAGAATTAGGTGATGGTACTACTAATAATAAATCATCTCCTGTACAAATTGGTAGTGATAGTTGGACAATGGTTTCTACAAATAATGGAAGCTCGTTAGCAATTAGATCAGATGGTTTATTATTTACATGGGGAAATAATAGTTATGGTCAATTAGGAGATGGTACAACTGTAAATAAATCATCTCCTGTACAAATTGGTAGTAGTAGTTGGACTGCTATTAAAGGTGGTTATTCATCATTTGCTATTCGAACTGATGGAATATTATTTGCTTGGGGGAGAAATAATTTTGGGCAATTAGGTGACGGTACTACTGTAAATAAATCACAACCTGTGCAAATTGGTAGTAGCAGTTGGGCTGCATTATCAATTACTGCACCATCAGATACTATGGGTGCAATTCGTAGTGGTGGAACGTTATTTACATGGGGTAGAAATCAATATGGTCAATTAGGTGATGGTACTACTGTTAATAAATCATCTCCTGTACAAATCGGTAGTAGTAATTGGACAATGTTGGCAATGGGTAAACTTGGTCAAACATTTGCGAATACAAGTGATGGTACATTATATGTATGGGGAGCAGGTTCTTTCGGCCAACTTGGGATTAATGACACTACAAATCGTTCCTCTCCAACTCAATTTACAATGGGGGTTTGGTCTCAGTTATGGGTTACTACTAGTGGTACAACAGCTATATTAAGTTCTTGGGCTACTTATTATAATAAAAGAGCCTATGTGTGGGGAGTAAATAGTTTAACCTTTGGCGGCAGGTTAGGTTTAAATGATACAATAAATAGATCATCTCCGAGTTTACTTGGAGGACAACCTGTAAGCTCTAATCAATCAAGTCCTGTACAAGTAGCATCCAATAGTTGGAATGCGGTAGACGCAGGTTCATCTCATGTTATGGCATTGAATTCTGCAAATATATTATTTACTTGGGGATTAAATTCTAGTGGTCAATTAGGTGATGGTACAACCATTAATAGATCATCACCTGTACAAATTGGCTCATCATCATGGATTGCAATTTCAGGAGGTGGGTTACATTCTTCTGCAATTAATAGTAACAGTTTGTTATTTACTTGGGGAAATAATTCAAGTGGTCAATTGGGTGATGGCACGACTGTTAATAAATCATCACCTGTTCAAATTGGTAGCAGTAGTTGGTCAGCAGTATCAAGTGGTGGAACACACACTGTAGCTATACGAAGTGGAGGTACATTATTTACATGGGGATTAAATAGCGTAGGTCAACTAGGTGATGGTACTACGGTTAATAAATCTTCCCCTGTACAAATCGGCAGTAATAGTTGGGTTGCAGTAAGTGCGGGGTTAGCTAGTTCTGCAGCTATAGAAAATGGTACTAACTTTTTATATACATGGGGAAATAATTCCAATAGTCAATTAGGTGACGGTACTACTGTTAATAAATCATCACCTGTTCAAATTGGTAGCAGTAGTTGGTCAATGATTAGTGTGGGTGGTAGTCATATGGCAGGTATTGTTACCACAGCTTCTGCGCTTACATGGGGTAGTAATACTCAAGGACAATTAGGAAGAAATGAGTATGAAATTTTACCATTAAAAATTGGAACAAGTAATTGGACAACGGTTAGCACTAGTGCAGGAGGTAGTCACACTGTTGCAATACGAAGTGGTGGTACATTATTTACATGGGGAGTTAATGCACAAGGTCAATTAGGTGATGGTACTACTATTAATAAATCTTCTCCTGTGCAAATTGGCAGTAGTAGTTGGGCAGCGATAGCAGCAGGAACAAACCATACACTTGCGATAAGAAATGGTGGTACATTATTTTCATGGGGGCTTAATGATTTTGGTCAATTAGGCGACTTAACTAAGGTTTGGAAATCATCACCTGTACAAATTGGCAGTAATAGTTGGGTTGCAGTTGTCGCAGGGCAAGTCCATTCTATGGCTCTTTCTAATGAACAAAAATTGTTTTCATGGGGTGGAAATTTTGCGGGTCAATTATCGAATGATAGTTTAACACCAAAATCATCTCCTGTTCAAATTGGTTCATCATCATTTACAATAATTTCTGCAGGATTACAATTTAATGCAGCGATAGCAAGTGGTGGAACGTTATTTACTTGGGGATCTTTCAATGTAAATTTCCCTAGTAGTCCTACTACTACTGAGCCTATATGGTTAGGCAGACCAATGGGTGGAGGGTTACCTTACAGAATACAACAAAATCAAAATTGGACGATATTAGGTCGTACAGGGGCAATAACATCAAATGGTACAATTTATACATGGGGCGTGGATAATGTTATAAGTGGTGCTGGTGCTCCTGTTTCTTGGTCTTATAGTTATCAAAACGTATCACCAATACCTACCGCAAGGGTAAATACTTTAAACACTGTAAAATCGTGGACTAATATTAGTTTAGGGTATAGTTATGTTACTGCTATTGATAGTAATAATTTATTATATACTTGGGGTCAACCTACTAATTCAATAGGACAAACTGCGGACGGTGATTACTTAAATCCTGTACCTATAAAATTTTATCAACCACTTACATTGGATCAATACCCAACTTATTTAACACATAGTTGGGTAATGGTCTCGGCAACAGGGCTTAGAGGAAACACAAATCTTCATACTTTAGCAATAAGATCAGATGGTTTATTATTTGCTTGGGGAAAAAATGATCAAGGACAATTAGGTGATGGCACTACCATTGAACGTACATTACCTACACAAATTGGTAGTAGTAGTTGGACAATAGTTACTGCAGGATATCGTTTATCATTAGCTATCAGAAGTGATGGTATATTATTTAATTGGGGAACAGCAATACAATCCTCACCTGTGCAGGTAGGTTCAAGTGCTTGGTCAGCAGTTAGTGCAGGAACTAATAGCCAATGGTGGCAAGCAATTCGTGCAGATGGTTTATTATTTGCGCAAGGAAATAATGTTAGTGGACAATTGGGTGATGGTACTACTACAACTAGAAATTCTCCCGTACAAATTGGTAGTAGTAGTTGGGTTGCGGTTTCTACAGGTTATACGCATACTGTAGCTATACGAAGTGGAGGTGCATTATTTACATGGGGAGGTAATGCAAATGGTCAATTAGGGGATGGCACTACAGTAAGTAAATCTTCGCCCGTACAAATTGGTAGTAGTAGTTGGGTAGCAATATCTGCTAGTTATAGAACATCAGGTGCTATTAGAGATGGTGGTACATTATTTACTTGGGGATTAAATTCATTTGGTCAATTAGGAGATGGTACAACTGTAAATAAATCATCTCCTGTACAAATTGGTAGTAGTAGTTGGACTGCAATTGGGATCGCAGTTACTTCGAGTTTCGCTATAAAATCCAATGGATTATTATTTGCTTGGGGTGAAAATATAACCGGTAATCTTGGAGATGGTACAACTATTAATAGGTCATCGCCCGTACAAATTGGATCATTGTCTTGGATAATGGTAACAGGAAATCGTTGGGCACAATTCGGAATAACTTCAAATAACTTGCTTTATAGTTGGAACTCCGATTCCAATTCGGGATTCCGTTTTAATGCTCGTCCTTTTGGAGGATTAGTGCCATATCAAATTGGTTTTAGTAATTGGTCAGGAGTGAGTGCGGGTACTTCGCATGCGGTAGGTTTGACTGCAGGCAATGCATTATTTACTTGGGGATTAAATTCAAGTGGGCAACTTGGAGATGGTACAACTATTAATAGGTCATCGCCCGTACAAATTTCAGGAACTTGGGCTGGACCTAAAGCAGGGTCTGTCAATAGTGCTTCGTTACAATAAATTATAGTTACATTTAAAAAATATAAATAACACCATTATTGTTAATATTTTAAAGGAAACTTATGCATAAAATTGATCAACAACTTAATTTAATGATTCGTGGGAGGTTTCAAGAAGGATGGGAATTAAGCCAACAAATGCACGAAGAACATCCTAATGATTTACGACATTTATTTAATCGTGGTTGGTTTTTAATAAATCAAGGAGATTTACAGGGTGGGTTTCAATGTTTAGAATCAGGTAGACATTTAAACGTATATGGAAGCGGTAGATTACCAACAAAAAAACCAATTTGGAATCCTGAAAAAGATTCAATTGAAGGTAAAACTATCATTTTAAATATGGAATGTGGGTTTGGTGATCAGATAATTTATGCTAGATTTGCTTCTGAAATAGCTAAAAGAGGTGGTAAATGTTTATTATCATCTGATGTTAGATTACATTCAATTTTTTCTCGTATCCCAGGCGTTGAAAAATGTATCACTATTAAAGATGTTCCTAATGTTTTTCATGATTTTTGGATCCCAGGCTTTAGCTCAAGTTGGCTTTTTGGTCACACATTTGAAACCTTACCAAACGATCCATATATTTTTGCCAATCCTGCTAGCGTAGAAATTTGGAAAAATTTAATTAAATCTGATAAACCTAAAGTTGGTATACGGTGGTCAGGTAGTCCATTGTTTGAACACCAACAATTTAGGGTATTTCCACCTGAGCCACTTATAGATTTACATAAATATAATGATGTACAATTTTATAGTTTACAACGAGATACAGATTTAAGAGAATTACCTGAAGAAATAAGTGATTTGCAACATATTATTATATCATGGGAAGATACTGCTGCTGCTATTGAAAATCTTGATTTAGTAATAACATCCTGCACCAGTATAGCACACTTATCTGCTGCTATGGGCAAGCCAACATGGGTAATTGTTCCATTATTACCATATCATGTATGGGCTTATGGAGGTGAACATTCTCCATGGTATCCTAAGACAACAAGAGTTTTTAGACAAAAAGTTTTTGGAAATTGGAATGAAACTTTTGAAAATCTTGAAAATGAATTTGTAAAGTTTTTTTCTTTAACAAAAAAATAATTATTATCTTTTTTATAAAAAATAGGTCATTATGACCTATTTTTTTATACAAAAAAATTTCATAATCAAATTTAAATGTAAATACAGACACTTAAAATTAATAAAGGACTTTTATGAGATCAATAAATTTTGTTGCAGGATTACCAAGATCAGGATCAACTTTACTAATAAATTTACTTAAACAAAATCCAAAAATTCATGGAGAGGCGGTAAGTTCATTATGTTCAGTATTTTCTTCTATACATTTTAGTTGGAATAAACTTGAATCAAATCGTGAATATCCAAACTTACCTGCAAAGATTAATATTTTAAAAGGTGTTTTGAATTCATATCATGAACAACATGGTCGTGACATTGTATTTGATAAGGATCGTTTATGGATTACACAAATTAGTTTGTTAGAATATGTTTTAGAAAAGCCCGTAAAGATGTTAATTCCTGTAAGAAATCCTGCTGAGATTTTAGCCTCTTTCGAAAAAATTAGAAAACATAATCCACTACATTTAACATTGTCAGATGAAGATTTAAAAGAATCAACTTCAATACCTGCACGTGCGTATTTTTTTGCAGGACCGAACGGACCAATGGGCTTAGCTTATCAAGCGTTGAAAGATTCTATTACTATGGGTTACTTGGATAGATTATTGTTTGTAGATTATAATCGTTTTTGTAATAGCCCAAAAAGTCAAATGAAAAGAATTTATGACTTTTTTGAACTTCCATCATTTGAACATGATTTTAATAATATTGAACAAAGTGAAGTTTATAATGATGAAGCAGTTAAATTACCTAATTTACACAAAATTAAACCATCACTACAAAAAACAACTGTAAATTGTGTTGAATATCTTGGATTAGATTTGTATCAGCAATATAATCGTGAAATTTTTTGGGATGCTTGGATCTGAAATGAACGTTTTTAACCTATTCTCTATCCCTGTTTTGATGTCAGAACTTTTAGATTTTGAAAAAATTACGACTGAAGAATACGAGGTATTAACGAGTTTAGAGGTTAAAAAACGAGAAGAGGAATTTGAAAATAGTACATTATTATCAAATTCTTCACAAATTCTAGAAGATCCAAGATTACTAAGAATTAAAGAAACAAAACTAAGATACGTAGATCATTATCTTAATAATGTTATTAATGTTACTAACAAATTTAAGATGACTAGTTCTTGGTTGACAATAAATCAAAATGGATCTTCACATGAGAGACACTCTCATGGAAATGTTATATTAAGTGCTGTTTTATATTTTGGTGAAAACTTCTCTGATGAAAATTTATCAAATTTTTACATAAGTCAAGAAGGAACTAAAAATATATTTAAATCTTTTCAATTTACGTATGACATAAAAAATTATAACGAGTATAATTCACCTTCATTGAATTTAAAACCAAAAAATAACACGATAATAATCTTTCCAGGTTGGATGTTACACGGATCGGAACCACACAATGATTCAAATAAGAGATATTGTATTGGTTCAAATTATTTTTTAAATGATCATGTAGGCTCAGGGTATCATTCATTGTCAATCGAAACAAAGATAAAAGATTCAACAATTTAAACGGAGAAAAAATGGAAAATATAGCGCAATTATTACCTGAACATAAAAAATTAAATATGGGATGTGGGTTCAAAAAACTACTTGATCATTGGAATGTTGACATTGAAAAAAAATGTAACCCTGATCAAGTAGTTGATTTTGAAGAATTTCCTTATCCCTACCCTGATGATTATTTTGAACATATTAATGCTGATAATATATTAGAACATTTGGGACAAAACCCTAAAGTTTTTACTGAGATAATAAAAGAAATGTATCGTATTAGTTCAGATCAAGCAACATGGCATATTAATTTTCCACATCATCGTTGCGATATATTTTTTGATGATTATACTCATGTTCGCCCACTCACCGCAAAAACATTCCGAATGTTTGATCAAAAAGTTAATTTTGAATCAGTTGCAAAAAAATTAAGTGATAGCACATTTGGTTTATATCATGGTATTGATTTGGAAGTACTTGATGCTAATTACAATGTAACAAGTTATTTTAGAGAACAACATGAAAATGGTTTTATTGGTACAAGAGAGTTAGATATAAAATTAAACACAATTTCAAATGTTTGTGAAACAGTCGAAATTAAAATAAAGGTACATAAGCCAGGTCGATACAATAATTGGTTTAAAACATTAAATAAATGAAGATACCATTTGATAAAAAAATTTTTAATATAAACGATTTCCCTCGAAGAAATGTATTAGTTACTACTGATCAAGGTATGATGATAGTTAATCGTTTTGACAAAAATTCTCAAAACGATGGACATGGGCAATGGTTATTAGATCATGGCAATTGTAATACATCTGAAGTAAATGATCTGTATCAAGTTATTAAATATAAAAATGATCCAAATATTTTCGATGTAGGTTCAAATATAGGAACCATATCTATATGGTTAGCAAAAATTTTTAACTACGGTAAAATTTTTTCATTTGAACCACAACGACAAGTATTTTATCAACTTTGTGGTAATATAGCAATTAATAATATTTACAATATTGAAGCATTTAATTTAGCTATAAGTGATGAAGATGGTTATTTTTATGTTAATGAGCCTAATTATTTTACAAATAATGATTTTGGTACTTTTAGTTTAATTGATACATGCGTAGATTATATACAGAACAAATTAATAGTTCCTAAAATTAGATTAGATGATTTTGTTAAAATTCACGAAATTAAAACTGTTGATTTGATTAAAATTGATGCAGAAGGAATGGATCTTCAAGTATTGCAGGGATCAAGGCAAATAATAGATTATCATGCTCCTGTTATTTTTGTAGAGTATTATGATAACTGTCAATCTAAATTACAAGAAATAAAAAATTTTTTAAATGATTATAGATATAATTTTGAAGTAAGGGGTAATAATTTACTATGTCTGAAATAAATTTCCATTATGCAGTTCAAATATGTGATGTTGAAAATTCACAAAATTTGTCAAGATTTTGTGGTAATGATCGTTCATTGTTGTCTAAAAAAAGTTTGGCATCGTTTTTTGAATCTGTAAAAAACTGTGCTGATAATGTCTCAAATTCTATTCATACAATAAAAATATTTAATGATCGGTCAACACAAGAATTATTAGATTTTACAAATTATTTGATTAAAAAATATTCAAATGACCAAATTAAAGTAAGTATAGAAAATATCGTTCAGCCAGGCCTCGCTAACAGCATAAAACAATGCTATCTTTGGTTACAAGTTGTTGGGAAAGATTTAGTTTATCAAGTTCAAGATGATTATATGTTTTTACCTGATGCTATTTTAGAAATGTATCAAATTTATGACCAAATGAAAAAAGAAATTAATTATGATATTATTGTAAGCCCATTTAATGATTATTGGTTATGGCTAGCTGTTTATCGTAATTCCGTGACACCTAGAACAGTTGTATGTGGATCTAACAGATATTGGATACAATATTATGATATGAGCTGCTCATTTATGACTACACATAAACAATTTTCTCAGCATTGGGATTTATACCATGCATTCTTTGAATTAGTTGATAAAAAAGATCCAAAACTAGAAAGTCAGTCATTAAATTATATGTTAACACAGCGTGGTGTGCTAGGTTTAATACCAATTAATAGTTTAGCTTTTCATATGCAAAGTGATTTAGAAAAAGATCCACATATTCCTTGGCAACCTATTTGGGACAATATTGATGTTACGATACCATCAACATGAGTTTGTAATAGAAATAAAAGAAAAATATCCACTTTTTTTTAAAAAGCAAACAGTTTTAGAATTTGGAAGCCATGATATACATGGTACAGTAAGACCGTATTTCACTGATTGTGCTTATATTGGAGTTGATGTAGCAAATGGCAAAGGTGTCGATGTAATCTCTATTGCACATGAATATAATCTACCCGATGAAACTTTTAATGTTGTTCTTAGTTTAGAAATGTTTGAACACGATCCATATTGGGATAAATCATTTAAAAATATGATAAGATTATGTAAAAAAGGTGGTTTAGTACTATTTTCTTGTGCAACTACAGGTAGAGCAAAACATGGTACCCTATATTGTGATCCTCATGCTAGTCCAAATACAGTTGATTTAGGATGGGAACATTATAAAAATCTAACTGAAAAAGATTTTATTGAAATTATTAATTTTGATGAATTGTTTTCAACCTATGATTTTTCAATTAATAGACATTCATTTGATTTAAACTTTTATGGCATAAAAAAATGAACTTAACCTTGTATTGTAATAGTTTTAATGGAAAAAAACCATTAAAATCACAATGCAACCAAAAAGTTTTAATGTGTGGCGCAGTAAACTTATCAAAAAGTATTAAAGATCAATGTATTAGCCAAAATTATCTACTAGATGATACATCAGATAATATATCAAACTTGAATTACTTATTAGGTGATATCACAGGATTATATTGGATTTGGAAAAATACAAACGATGAATTCGTTGGTACCAACCAATATAGAAGATTTTATGAAGATAGTGATCTGTATGAACATAAAAATTTACAAGAAAATACTCTATATGTTTCACACTTTGTTAAGTTTCCAATTAGTGTTTGGCAACAATATATATACTATCATGGTGAAATAGGTTTGAAATTATTAAATCGTGCGATTGAATTACAAAAAATTCCAATTTCTATGCCTATGAGTAATGAATTATATGCTAGAAATGAAATGTCAACATGTAATTCATTTTTTGCACATAGAACTATTTTTAATAAAGTTTGTGCTATTTTTATGGATATAATATTAGAATTATATCATGGGTCAAAATATATTCTTGATTTTATTCAGTATAACTTACATGTAGAAAGAAATCCTAACGATAAAAGATTACTTGCTTTTTTAGGCGAACGTATTCTCAATATTATCTATTTTAATTGCAATTATTTCTTGGGTAATGTTAAAATAGTACCAATAAGGTATTATACACATGACTGATTTATTATTAGAACAAATTTCAAACTTTTATAAACCAAAGTATATTCAAAATTACGAAAATTTTGATGAAAAAAAAGATAGTGTGCTGTACTCAGGTCCATATTGGAATCAACAAGAATTATATGCTATTTTAGAAACAGTATTAAAAGGTAATTGGATCGTAAGTGGAGAAAATGTAGAAAAATTTGAATACGAATTTTCAAAAAAATTTAATGTAAAATATTCACGTATGGTTAATTCAGGTAGTTCTGCTAATCTTGTTATGATAACCGCACTAAAAAAACGATTTAGATGGCAAGAAAATGATGAAATAATTGTATCTCCTGTTGGTTTTCCTACTACTATAGCTCCTATTATACAAAATAGATTAATTCCACAATTTATTGATATTGAATTTAATACTCTTAATTTTGATCTTAACCTTATTGAAGATAAAATTACTTCAAAAACAAAGGCAATTTTTGTTTCTCCTGTATTAGGAAATCCACCTGATTTAGAAAAATTAACTGAAATTTCTAAAAAACATAACTTAATTTTAATTGGTGATAATTGCGATAGTTTAGGTTCGAAAATTAATAATCGTTACATCCATGAGTATTATTATGCTTGGTCTTGTAGTTTTTATCCTGCTCATCATATTTCAACAGGTGAAGGTGGAATGGTATCATCTAATGACCAACATTTATCAGATTTAGTTAAAAGTATTAGTTGGTGGGGTAGAGATTGTTATTGTGTTGGAAGTAACAATACTTTACCTCAAGGTACTTGTGGTAAAAGGTTTGATTATTGGTTAGAAAATTATGATGGTATTATTGATCACAAATATATTTATGGTAATATAGGTTATAATTTAAAACCATTAGATTTACAAGGATCAATTGGCTCTGTACAACTTACTAAATTTGATGAAATTAGTAATAAAAGAAAATTACATAAAGATATTATTGATCAAGCATTATTTAGTCATATTGATTTAGATAAAGTTGTAAATTTATCTAATGCAGATCCATGTTGGTTTGGAGTACCTATACTTTGTAAAAATCAAGGACAAAAAGAACTCCTTGTCAGTTATTTTGAGGCTAATAGAATACAGACACGTAATTATTTTGGTGGTAATATACTTTTTCATCCTGCATATAAACATTTAGATGACTATAAAAAATACCCAAATGCAAATAAAACATTAGATTTAGTATTTTTTTTGGGGTGTTCACCAAGTTATAATCAAAAAGTATTAGATTATATAAAAAATGTCATACAATTATGGTAACTTTATTTGGACATGGGTTTATAGGGTCAAAGTATTCATCATTATATCCTTGTATTATAAATCAACGTGATGATTTTGTTCCAAAAACTGATCAATTATTATATTTTATTAGTACTGTAGATAATTATAATGTTTTCACTAATCCACATTTAGATATAAACACTAATCTTAATTTGCTTATTGAAACATTAGAACACTGTAAAAATAATAAAAACACTGTTTTTAATTTTGCTAGCTCATGGTTTGTGTATGGGGAAGTAGCATCAAACGCCACAGAAGAAAGTTATTGTAATCCTAAAGGTTTTTATTCTATAACAAAAAGAACAGCAGAACAGTTACTAATAAGTTATTGCCAAACATTTGATTTAAATTATAGAATTTTTAGATTTGCAAATGTTGTAGGTGCGGGAGATGTAAAAACATCATCTAAAAAAAATGCTTTAGGTTTTTTAGTTCGTAAATTAGTTTACAATGAAGATATTAATTTGTATGAAAATGGTAATTTTTATAGAGATTATGTACATGTTGAAGATGTGTGTCATGCAATAAACATGTTATTACAAACTGAAACAGATCAGATTATAAATATTGGAACAGGAAAACCCGTATTGTTTTCTGAAATAATTAGTTATGTAATTAAAAAAGTAGGGTCAAAAAGTAAAATTTTTAATATTGAACAACCACAATTTCATAAAGTTGTTCAAAATAAATCATTTTTTATGAATTGTGACAAATTGATTAGCTATAATTTTAAATTTAAACATAACATATATTCAATATTAGATGAACTTATTGTAGAAGCGGAAAAAAATGAAAAAATATCACATTAGATACAATACGCAAAAGGGTGAGTCAGATTTTGCATGGCGTATTTTTGAAAATGGAACTGAATTTTTAGTTAAAAATATTAAAATTGAGGTGCCATGTTTTAATGAGTGTACTATGGAAAATGGAGTTGAAAAACATAACATTGCTTGTTATGGTCGAATGATTATTATTGATAATAACGCTTTGATTATTTAATTAATTTTTAAATAATAAATAATTATGCCTAAATATAATTATCTCAATCGGGATGGGAGCAATTAGGGAATCGTTAAGATTCCTTTTTTGTTTATATTGTTACTTCACTTATATCAACAGTAGTATCGACTGTTAACTCATATTCATCATAATTTTTTTGTTTTAAATTTTGTAATCTTAAACGATTACAATTAGCACAGAGAGTAGTAAAATTATTATTTACAATAACTAAATCTAATTGACACATGTGCTTTGCTATAAATCCACAAGATTCACATGATTTTCTTTTTTTCGGTCGTTTCCTGTATTTCTTACTATCGCAACTACTGCAATACTTGCGCCATTTTGTAAATCCATTAACACTAGTCCCACTTTTTCTTGATGGTCTTAATTTACACCCTATACAAATAGGTCGTTTTAAACTTTTTGTTAACATTTTCATATTTATGTCTTCAATACCCTAAAAGACACAATAAAAAAATAAATATATTAATAGAATAATCATTGGAAAATAAATGTCACAAGAAATTATTAATATTGGAGCTTTGCCTAATGATGGCACAGGTGATCCTGTAAGAGTTGCATTTCAGAAAATAAACAATAATTTTACGCAAGTATTTGATGGAAATACTTTTAGTGAAGTATTTGGTCCTGAAGGTAGTGTGCAATTTAAAAAAGTCAACAGTTTTCAATCAATTGCAGTAAAAGGTAATATAACATTAGTAACAGGATATCCATCACGTTTTTATACTACTAGTGATTATATCGATTATATTGAACAAACTGCTCCAACAAGTAACACAATATATGACACTATTAGCGCAAATGGAAATTTTTATGGTGTTGGTCAAGGTGGAACAGTAGTTACAAGTTCTGATGGTGTAACATGGGGTAATGTGATTCAAGTTGGTGTACCTGATACTTTACGAAGTATTGCGTATGATTCTTCAAATACTTTATTTGTTACAGTGGGTGATAACGGTCGTATTTTAAGTAGCACTAATGGCGCAAATTGGACATTACGCACTAGTGGTGTAACAGACCATTTACATGGTGTTACATATGCAGATGCTCTAGGTTTTGTCGTTGTCGGTGCTAATGGTACTGCATTATATAGTACAAATGCAACAACATGGAATGCAGCTAATTCTTCTGTTTCTGAAGATTTGTATGGTATAAGTTATAATGGTGTTATTTTTACCGCAGTTGGAGCAAATGGTACAATTATAAGTAGTAACATTGTATCTACTTGGACTGATAGAACAATTTCTAATGTTAATACCGATTTTTATAGTGTTACTGTAGCAAATGTATTAGGTAATTTGACTTTTATTACAGTTGGTGAAAATGGAGCTGCGTATAAAAGTGCTGACGGTAACGCAGTAATTTGGACAGCATTAACAACTTCTACAACAAATAATTTGGTTGACGTAGTAGTTGGGGCAAATGTTTTCTTAGCTACAGGTGCTAATAGTACAGTTTTAAGTTTACCATTTGGTAATACAATATGGAATAATGTAAGCGTACCAAGTCGTATGATTGGTAGTGCAAACTTTTTATATGATGATCCAAATAGTAATATATTATTAAATTCTAATATTATACCACAAAGTAATACAAATATTCTGTTTGGTTCAAATACAAACAGAATAAACACAGCTTATTTTACAACATCAATTAGTAATATTTCAAATGTTTCTAATTTAACCGTATCTTCGTTAGCAACAATTACAAGTGTTAACATTGTTGGATTGTCTAATTTAGGAGACATTGGTAATGTAACAATACTTGGTGGCGATAATGGTTATTTTTTGCAAACTGACGGGGCAGGTGGTTTAACATGGGCACCTGCAGGTAATGGTGGAAATGGTGGAAATGGATCACCCGCAGGAGCAAATACTCAAGTACAATTTAATGATGCAGGTAATTTTGGTGGTGATGCAGGTTTTACATATAATAAAATTACTAATGTTTTAACTGTTAATACAATTAATTCAACTACACAAACAGTAAGCAACAATATTACAGCAACTTCTGCAAATATTACAGCTAATTTGATTGCAGGAAATACATCACTTGGTAACTTGGCAACAGCAAATTATATTAATGTTGCTTGGGATGTCAATGCAAATGTTGTAAATGCAAATTATTTGTATGGTGATGGTTCTAATATTACTAATATTTCTATTGCAGCAAATGCAAATTATAGTACATATGCAGGTGAAGCATTTGATGTAGCAGGTGCTAATGTTAGTGGTGAAGTAGCGAATGCTAATTATAGTGCATATGCAGGTGAAGCATTTGATGTAGCAGGTGCTAATGTTAGTGGTGAAGTAGCGAATGCTAATTATTCAATGTATGTTAATGTTGCAAATTCAAATAGTAATATTAATTATAATCTTGTTTTTGTTGAAAGTACATCAAATAATCAATTAAAAATTGATGCAAATACACAAATACAATATGATCCATCAAGTGGAATATTGACTGCTAATAGAATTGATGCAACATATTTTATTGGTAATGGTCATTTTTTAACAAATTTAACAGGTGCTAATGTATCAGGTGAAGTTCCTTATGCAAATATTGCAAATTCTGTAGCAGGTGCTAATGTAAGTGGTATAGTAGCAAATGCAAATTATAGTGCATATGCAGGTAATGCTTTTAGTGTGAATGGTGCAAATGTAGTTGGTAATGTTCCTGAAGCAAATTTTGCTTGGCATGTTGATGTTGAACCAACTACAAATAATTTTAGTTATCATGTGGTATTGGTTCAAAATCCTGGGGATAATCATCTTCAAATTGATGGAGATGATCAATTACAATATAATCCTGATCAAGGAATATTAACTTCACAGCGTGTTGATGCACAATATTTTGTTGGAAATGGTCATTTTTTAAGTGCAATCGAAGGTTCTAATGTAACAGGTCAAGTTCCTTACGCAAATATTGCAAATTTTGTAGCAGGTAGTAATGTAAGTGGTATAGTAGCAAATGCGAATTTTGCTTTGAATTCAGCAAATGCAAATTATGCTAATTTTGCTAATGTTTCAAATTTAGCTAATTACACTGCAAATTCAAACAATTCTAATTTAGCAATTACAGTAAGCGGAAATGCTCAACCAAATATAACAAGTGTTGGAAATTTAACTAATTTAGTTGTTGATGGTACAATAATATCAAATAATTTAACAATACTTGCTAATAGCACAATAAGTAATTTAAATGTTTTAAATTTATTATCTGTTGATAATGAATTAGTTCTTAATGTTAATTCTAACATTACCTCGTATGGCATTGTTTATTTTGATGACGCAACTGAAATAAATTTAGGTGAAGTAGACAAAATATCAATTTTAGGTGGCTCTAATGGCTATTATTTGAGAACTGATGGCAGTGGTAATTTATCTTGGGCTGCTGTAAGTAATGGTGGTAGTGGAAATACTCCACCTGCAGGATCTAATCAACAAATTCAGTTTAATAATAGTGGTGCATTTGGAGCTAGTGCTAATTTAATTTATGATACATCAACTAATTATTTAACACTTATTGGTGGACTTAATACCAATACAATATCAGCTACGGGAAACATTGCAGTTGGTAATGCATCTCTAGGTAATTTAGCTATAGCTAATTTTTTCCAAGGTTCAGGCAACCGTTTATCAAATTTACAAGCAAGTAATATTACAGGAACAGTTGCTAATGCATCGTTTGCATCTAATGCAGGATATGCTAATTTGGCTGCAAATGCAACTTACGCTGATACTGCTAACATATCTGAATATTCAAATATTGCTAATTCAGCGAATATTGCTAATTTTGCCACTAATGCAAATACAGCAAACACAGCTAATATAGCTAATTCTACACCAAATGCTAATTTTGCAAATTATGCAAATGTTGCTAATTTTGTAGATACTGTAATTAATGCTGCACAGCCAAATATTACATCAGTTGGTACATTGATTTCTTTAGCGGTATCAGGAAATGTAACTGCTGCTAATTTTATTGGTGTATTGGCTAATGGAAATAGTAATGTAAGAATACCAAGTGCTAATGGCAATGTCAATATTAGTGCTGTAGGTAATTCTAATGTAGTAGTTATTACAGGAACAGGAATTAATGTTGCAGGCACTTTAAATAGTTCAGGTAATGCAAATGTTGCTAACATTGTATCAAATAATGCTACATTTACATTAGTAGGCGGTACTTTAAC